GGTAGTATCGGGCAGCACCTTACATGTATACAAAACACCTCTGTAAGGAGATGTAGGGAGGTATCGGACAGCACCTGACAAGTATACAAAACACCTCCGTAAGGAGATGTAGGGAACGGACTTACAAAGTGGGATGTAGTCAGAGGTAATCAGACGTAGACAGAGGTAATCAGATGTAGAGAATGGACCTCCACGACCGAGGTGCTCTCAGTCAAAAAAGGGGAGCGTCAAGGTGGATAGGGTGCCTGTTCGAGGGGCTAAAAGCGCAATGACGCTGTAAAATTCCAGTCAAAAAGCATAGAAATGCAGGGTCTATCGTCAGCCGGAACGCAACACATGCCAAAAGTCCGGCAGAAGTGTCGTAGACCCGATAAGGTAGGGAAGCGACCAGAATCCGATATGATGTTACAGGTGTGGTATGTCCGTGAGGTATTCCGGTTTAAACTAGAAGTCACGAGGTATGGGGTTATAGAATCGTTAAAAAGTATCGTGGTTACGATATGAAAGTTTGTTTAGAATGGCCTGAGGAGACCCCAGGGAAGCACACCCAGAAACACAGCTAACTAACTAACTAAACTAATCTTTTTTGTTATTTTATTATTATTATTGGGGTGAGGGTAGGTCGGTTTAGAGATGTGGGAATTAGGACACAGATACTCTAAATCCTCTAAGGGCTGCTGGGGTTGCTTCAAAGCACCGCAGGTAATCCTGACGCTCCCCTAAAATATAAGAAATACACACAAAACGAGGAGGCAAACACCCAACACCACTCTGAGGGAGATTACGCAGTCATCGATATGAGTGGATAGATAAGGAGACTACGCAAACATAAGCGCCCTCTGAGATTGCGGTGCTGTAAGAGGCTCAAACACCCAACATCCACCTCGGCGGGGGGTTCTAATAGCGGCTTTCGAGCTACAGGGGGTTGAGCGGAGGGCTGGGGACAGGGGAGAACGGGCTGAAACAGGGGGAGAAGGGGAATGGGAGAAACAAGCGCCGTCTGGGGTTGCGGGGGTTTTGGGGGTTGTGGGGGTTAAATCTAATAGCCATTTTTCTACCGGGATACCTCGCCCACATGTGTCCCCCACATGGACTTTTCGGTTTTTGCATATTTATGCAGTATACCGTATTTATTCTCAGAGACACCTCCGACACCAATGTGCGTTTTTTACCTATTACGGGGGGTGGGTGTGGGCGAGGTATGTAAGCATATTCTTTTTTTATCTTTTTTAACTTATACATTTCCTTCTAACTTACTGTAACTCTTATCTTCTCGTGTTTATCCCCCGCATTGCCGTCAAAACTAACCTACCCTATAACGGGGTATCTTAGTAAAATTGTTCGTAATTACCAAAATAGCAATAATTTCAAGGTATAAGCGTTAGTATACACTTGCACATTCCCTCTTGTTTTTGCTGTTTTCAGCTTATCGGTTATTCGGTTCTTTGCCTTGGTCGTTTTCTGTGTTATTTGTAGCATCAGTACTAATATTTTTTACTGTGATATCTCTTCTCCCTTATTAGATATACGCTGTGCTTGACAGCTGACAACGTGTGAAAGATTGACTTCGAACTAAGTTTCCACTATGCGTGTACTTTATGTTTCGAAATACCTTCGAAACACCTCAGAACGACTTTGGAGGACGAATAAATGACGAATTTAGTCACCAACCAACCACAGTACAATCACCCCTGGTATCTGCCTGACGGTCTTCACCCTGATGGGCTTCTGGCTGCAGCCTGTGACTCCCCAGAAGCCCTCACGGCGTACGTGGCCCAGCACCTAGACCAACCCGCTCTGTTCCGATTGTTAGCAGAATCCTTCACTAGAATGCCGACACACGACAGCAGCCTGCAGTTCTCTGTGTTCCGCCCTCTGCTGCGAGCACCCACAGCAGAAATACGCCGTTCTGACGAAGCTGTCCCATGTGTGGAAATATGGTACAGCAAGCTCAGCTCGGCTGAGACCGCTGGACTCTACGATCTTCCGGAGCTGGGTGCTTGCTGGTCAGTATCGTGGCCCCATGTTCTTCTGTCCCTGGACAAGCTTCTTGCTCCTCCGAAGCTTGAGAAGCCTCTTAGCCCTGAGTCCATAGGTCGTGTCCTACACGGACAGTACGTGGGGTGGCTAGCCGTTCTGTTACTGCCCACTCTTCGAATTTACGACCCCTGTGCGTATGAGTGCGCGACATCCCGGCTGTACTTTGCGCTCTATAACAACTCTCCACTTTTTGACGCTGCTTTTACTCTTTGTAAGAGTGTAAGCAGCGTGATCACGTCATCTACTTTTGCTAAAGTCACATCTTCCAACTTTGCCTCTTTCTTTGTTACACAGCCTGGGTTGCACGAAGCCGTAGCTCACGTTAAAGGTAAGGATATCAAACAACTTCTCTGTAAGTATCCTGACTTAGGTTTCTTAAATGAACCTAACGGTCGAGATTCATTTGGGTGTGCCGTCAAAACCCAGCTACTTCTGACTGTCCCTTTTCTTCGTTCATTTCCTAATGAATATATTCCTTTGGCTGATTTTCTCTCCTCTCATGGGATATCTGTCGACGTTTTACGTTGTAAACTCCAAGACGAAGACGGGAAAACCGGTCTAGTTCTTAAGACGGCCAACTCCATTGATCGAATAGCCGATAATGAGAGTGACCTAAACCCACGTCTACGTTACTTAACTCTGTTCCAGTTAATCACAGATGCCTCGGCTATCTCATTAACGCAAAATCACAGATTCTTGAATCATAGCTACGCGCAGTTATCAAAGATCTTTGGGTACGAAAGTTCTGATTCGAGAAACTTACGGAGTAAACTGATTGAGTTATTCGATGGGTGTTTCTTGTCCTCTAATAGAGATGTTTACTCCGAAATTCTTTGTGTCGCGGAGTCTTCAAAAACACGATTGCTGAGCTCCGCGATAGAAGAAAAGACACCGGAGATACTTACGAAGATTATGTTCACAGTATCACTGTCTCATTTTCTCTCTAGGTATGGGGCATCAGCCTCCCCAGAGGACCAGCGTGCCCGAACGTTAGACTGCTTGGACTTTATGGACCCAACCTACGCAGTGTTGAACTCTTTGGTGTGGACAGATCGTTTTGGTATTCCGTGTACTGAGCATGTAAGCCCTGTGTTAACGAACAGCCAATACTCACAAAAGTCCAAACACTATTTCAGCGCATACACCCTCTCGTTGGCTCTAACTATGAATGCTTGGTATAGCGCTGTGCGGAAGTACAAGTCTAAATTCGACTTCTTAAACCGTGAGATTGGTTCTCTGGCTCCTCTGTTACAACATGTTGGTGTGTTCACTAACGGCATTGCAGGTAAGTATGTCCTTGAGATCTCTGTACCCCGTTACGTAGCTTTCCTCACTCGTATGTGCAAAATACCACCAGCAATCTCTGCGGGTATTAAGAATATTCTTCTGGAGTACCCGTCACCAAAAGCGAGTGCCTGCAAATTACTACCCGGAGCTGATAGTAACTATCGAGAGCGTTTTTATTTCTTAACGAATATGGTTTTAATGGATCAGTTCTTATCGAAAGAGATTCGAGAGATGCCGATGCCTGAGATGCGTGAGTCGTCATTATTCGCTAGAATCGAGAAACATAGTGATTACTTAAGCCCAGACACAATTGAGTTACCTGTGTGGCTGTTTGGGGTGCAAGTGGACGATATGCAAATAGACCTCGCCACTAGATTCAAGCATCGGCCTAACGACCCCAAAGACCCCCTGAGCACTGAGAACAGAGGTAGGAAGAGTAAGGGTCGTGTCCGAGGAGCGAAGACACCTTACGATGTTCCGTTCAACATTGGAAAAATGAGCTACACGATAAAGGTTTTACGCACCAAAGGTCTAACATTCTTTGGTTTGCCGTGGAAAGAGTTCTATCGTGATTACAAAGCCACACCGCCTAACCCTGAGTGCGTATACAAACGAAAGAGAGGTAACAACGCGTACTGCACTCAGTATGCACAATTCTTTTATGCTATGACTTCAACTGATTCGGACATCATGGGCCACATGGATTACTTGAAACCAGACGACACTGTAGATCTTAACGCAGAGCGTCAGATTTTAAGATCATCTGTTCGACTATATATCTCTACTCCCTATTTGTTTGCTTGGGATAGTTTGTTTCCCGAAGAGTCGAAGATTGTTTACCCTTCCCCATACCGATTGGACATCCCAGGACTCAAGTCTTTCCTAAGGGACCTTAACAGCATGTCTGAGCTTTATATCCGAGATAGAGCACATAAACCCAAAAAAGCCCAGCCCCCCAAAATCCCCAGAGATAAGTTTGTTGTCGTTGATAGGGAGAAGCGTGAACTCAGAGTAAAAGAACGAGAGGAAGGAAAGAGGATATCCCTTAACGATCCTCGCCTTCGATTCACTTCAGCAGAAGATTCCTTTATCTGTAGGAATTACAGACCAAAGATGACCCAAGAAACAAAGGACAGCATCCTGCATGCGTGTTCTGGACACAGCTGGGAAGTCATAGGTGTTCGCGCTAAGACACTCTGTAAGAATCTAATCGAACTGGGTATTAAAGACCTCGCTCGACTCCCCCACATGTACGTAACCTCCAGGCTAAAAAAACTCCTATCGAAAGAGGGCGTGTAGACTATACTTTAGTTTGCACGTGCCTTTTTTTGCTCTGACATCCTATACGAAAGGAACTGATCATGATCACGCAACGAGATATGCAAGCCGCCTATGAATACGGCGTAAAGCTCGCGTATGAGCATCTGCAGAAGAGCGCGAATGCTGACGCGATGGGCCGACCACTCGAGTCGTGGGAAGGTGGCGTCAGTGGTGGAGCCCCGCAGTCGACGCGTCTGCCGCCCGATGCCTTCCCGAATCCCCAAGTGATGGCGGCTGCTCCCGAAAAGGGCATCAGCCAGATGTCTGCTGAAGAAATCATGCAGGCTCTCAAGAGCCGTGGTGGTGGTATCATGGACGAGCTGAAGGGTCTTCGCTCGACCATCGGTATCCCCAACGCCCCACAGATGGGTGAGATCGCTTCGCGTAGTTACGGCGCTGTCAACAACGTCGCTGACCGCTTCCTGTCTCACATGGGCCGTCACCCGGCTGCGTACGGTCTCGGCGCTGCGGGCATTGGCGCTGCTGGTCTCACCGGCTTGGGCCTCGGCATCGGCAACGCCGTGCACAACTCCCGCGACTAGTCCTTCCGCGTCTTATACTTCTCTTGTACAATCCGTGCAGGAGACATAAGACACATGCTCACACCCCAAGATATTACCGAAGCCTACGAATATGGCGTCAAGCTGGCGTACGCCGATATTGAAAAAGAAGCAGCTAACCGCATGATGCGTGAGATGGATGCTTCTAACCCTGAGCTTGCCCAGAAGATGCGGGCTTCTCGTGCGGCAGTAAACACCGGAAACCGCATGGTGAAGGACCCAGCTTTGACTATGGATAAGCTGCACCCACAGCACGCTGAAACGGTGCGGCAGGGCGCAAAGCTTCAGCAGAGTCGCAAGGGCATAGGTAATATGCAGAATGAAGCGCTTAACTGGATGAACGCCCAGCGTGGCTCGGGTTCTCCTAACATCCATAAATCTAACATCACTGATGCCCTCGCTTCCCAGACGAAGTTGGTCAACAAGTTGAACACTCCTTCTTTGGGAAGTCGTATGTGGGGAGCCATCGCTCGAAACCCAGTGAAGTCTATTGGTGGAGGGCTCTTGGCTGCTGGTGCCATTGGTGGTGGTCTTGCTTTGGCGAACAGAAAACCCCCAGAGGCCCAGAATGCCGTTCAAATCTAAGGCGCAACAGCGCTTCATGTTTGCCGCCGAGGCTCGTGGTGAATTGCCTAAGGGTAAAGCGCTTGAGTGGGCTCATGAAACTAAGAATATCAAGAAGTTACCCGAGCGCAAGAAGACCGCCGCTGACATCGCCAAAGAGGTCATAGACCGCATCGACATCTGTGCTGTTGACGGTGGCCAGGCACGTCAGCAAGACCAGAGCTTCTCGGTAGGTGGTCATCATTACGTTTACCCTTTCATCCCAGAGAATGAGATCTGGATTGAGAGTGGAAACGAAGGCAAAGACCTCTCAGCGCTCATTGGGCACGAGGTTACCGAGCGCGACATGATGAAGCGCCAAGGTTTGACCTACGACCAAGCTCACCCCATCGCCAATCACGTCGAAGAAGCTGTGCGTCTTGAAGAGGGCAAGCAGGATGGGGATACCGAGAATGAAGAGGGCACTGTGACCAACAAGAAGACTGCTGCAGACAACGAAGACTCCTCTCGTTCGACCTTGGTCAAGTTCTTCAACAAGAACCACAACCCCGACGACGAGTCATTCCATGCCTTTGCAGAGTCTAAAGGACTCAACAAGCATAAACTCGAGGCTGAAGCTTATGAGTTGGCTACGGGTCATGCTCGTTTTTTAGGTGGTGGTCGCGCTAAAGAGGAGAACGTCACTGAGTCTGACGTTGACTCTGGTGAGCTCTCGAAGGGTACTGAAGTCGAGACCGAGCATACGCCTGACAGGACTACCTCCAAGCGTGTTGCTCTTGACCACCTGGCTGAGATCCCAGACTACTACAAGCGGCTCAAGAAGATGGAAGACGCTGCCACTTCTAGCGAGAAGAAGACGGCGTCGGATATTGTGGCTTTGGTAGCTCAGCGCATCTACGAGTCGGAGAAGAGAGCTGAAGAGTTGAAGGGCGTCGCTCGAGCTCTTCGCCTTGGTGGTGACCTCGTAGAAGAGGGCGCTGACCAGTACATGCGCTATCGAATTCGCAAGAAGAACGAGGAGAAGTACAAGCTCCAAGAGCAGCACCAGTCTCTGCCCAAGGTAGCTGCAGGAGCTAACTTCCCTCCTATCTCTGGGCCAACCTCAACGTCAGGCATCACTACCTCCTCACAGCACGAGGAGAAGCTGAAGCGTTGTCCCCCAGTGCCCAAGCCTGATGCACAACCTTTGGGAAGCTGGGACATCGATAAGGTTTCGAGTCTGATTGATTCTTTGATCCCCAAGATCGCTTCGGACGTCAATCCTGCCCCTGTGGAAGACCCGCAAGAGTTGTATCACAAGGCTGTTGGAGCAGACCGAAGGCATCGGATACTCACGAGCACCATCTCAGGTGCTTTGTCCTCGGGAATCACCGCTCCTATTTTGCTTAAGCAGATGGGGCTCTCTGGTGGCAACCTCGCGAAAGCAAGCTTAGGGCTCACGGGCATCTCAGCTCTTCTTGGAGCAGCCACAGGTGGTGTGTCGGGGATGCTTGGCTCTCGTCGCGCTATGAAGAGCGTGTACGACGCCGAGGGCATGAAGGGTTTACACGCTCATATCAAACGTCATGGATTGGCTGAGAGTGCGTTCGCGGGTGGCGTTGGTGGTTTGGTTGGTGCCGGTACTTCTTTGTTGTTGCGCGACAGCATCCCAAAACCCTGGCAAGCCTCGAAGTATCCGGCCCTCCAATCCCTCGGTAAGGCTGTTCCACCTATGGGTGAGATAGCAGGTAGCCTTGGTACTGCGATGGGCTCTTCGTATGCTGTGGACAAGATTGTGGACGCCATGCACGGCAAGCAGGGCAGTTACTATGATGACTTCCCCCACAACCCTGACGGCCCTGACGGTCCCGAAGTGCCCGCAGACCGCTACACCTCTGGACGCCAGGGGCTTCTCTACTTGAGCTCGGCGTTACACCCCTTTATGTCTGCGCCCCTTGCTGCAGCGACTGCGCATCCTGGAGAGCGCTTTGATCAATTCGGTCGGGCATTGTTTGGTGGGATAGCGGGAGATGTCGTTGGTGGATTGGCTGGTTCTTTTGCTCTTGGCCCCAAAGGCTTCTTGCTGGGCTCATTGCTCGGTCGCCCTGCCGGTACGTATATCGCTCAGCACGTAGACTAGAATTTTCCGCTGTAAAATACTGTTGCTTCGTACTCAAGAATCCCTATACTGAAAAAGTCACACCTCGGGCCAACCCTGGCAACCTCAGAGCACCACCAAAAGTTTTAATGCCAGGGAGTGGTCTGTTGTCTTCATTTTTGAAGGGTACTAGGCTTAGGTATGCGAAGGTCATCCTTTGGCTCAGGGCTTGGTCATTCCGCCGTCGAGCGAGTTTACGTAATCCCTATGATTTGCTTTAACAACCAGATGTTATGGCAGGGGGATTGTATGTTGCCTGCTCCTTTACTTTTCCAACCCATAAGATACGCTAATAACAGTTACGTAAACGCTGTGTTTGACGCTATCAACTCTACGTTGGAGAAGGAGCAGGATGATGGAGATGACCGAGAAGGCGAAGGAAATGATCTGTGCGGAATTGGATTCTCTGAAGAGTAAGGTCCAATCTGGACGCATCGCCCGTTTCAGCTACAACACCGACAGGATGCTCACGGCGGATACGACAGCCATGACGTCTGTGGTTTTCACTTACGTTGAACAACCAGAGATCCATGTCGGTAACGGTGCCATTCACTTCGTGTCTGTTGATGACGATGGGAATGTCACGACCAAGATCATTAACTCCAAGCGTGAGTTTGTGAACGCAAAATTCGAAGAGTGCTTGGAGAGTTTCGTCGAGGACTCCAAGGACTTCAAGGCTTCCATCCCCCTCAAGATGGTCCCGCTCTACCCAGACATCTCGGACACTAAGGACTACGTGGAGAGCCCACTATTCCCCAAACCCTGAACAGATGAAACTTCCTTTTTTTGGTAGAAGAGTTCAAAGAAGACAATCTATCAAAGGAGGGACCGTGACGCACATCGAGTTAGAACTCTATAAGGCTCGGAAAACTAGAAAGATGTTCTGTACGTGTCTGACCCTAGCGACGGTGGTATTATCGCTCATCGTGCTTCCCTGGGTCACTACGTTCTCGCTGGCTTCCCTTGTGGCCATCGTAACGTGGGGTGTGTTATCAGAGAAGGTGGAACGGTTGGAAGACCAAAGAACAATTAGGAGGGACTGATGGGACTACACAACGATATCAAAGAGAACGCGCAAGAGCTCAAGGGACTGATCCAGAAGCGTTGGGACGAGATCGTCCCTATCATTGAGGACAACACGGAGCTATTCCAGTTGCTGTCGGGCTTCAAGAACAAGATCGAGCTCGAGGTCGCACTGGTAGACAAGTACATGTCCAGCGGCGAGTTCGACAAGGCCATCGCAAACCTAGGGTTCGCTCACAGGAACTACGGTTCCTTCTTTGTCATTGCGCAGGGTGAGTGGCAAAAAGCCAAGAGGCAAAAGATTGAGAAGGACGCAGAGACCCCCATGATTGCAGGGGAGAAGGCTGAGCAGTTCCTTCGCGATAACGGCCTCATACCGTAAATCCCCAACAGAGAGGAGGACGTCATGGGTTATTTCATACCCAGGGACGACACGACCGCGTTACGTGGCGTATTGTCTGTGCGACAAGCCACGACGTCAGTGGCTCAGTCATTTGAAGGCATTCGGTATGTTATGAGGATTCCCAACGCCCCCAAGGCGTATGAGATTCAGATAGTCACCAACCATCTTGCCTATTGGTTTAGCTGCGCTGTGGCAGATCAGGAGAGTGCATATGACTATTTCGTCGCATACACGAGAGAAGTTAAGAGATTTTCAAGAGCTTGAACAATCTTTGGGAGCTGCGGTATACGATAGCCGACGCATTCGGGCACAAATGAAGTTGAAGTTCGCTGTCATCTGTTCGTATTCCCGTAGACCCCAATCTACCCGCGTATCTCTTGCGTCTAGTTCTTTCCAATTGGAATATTACCAGTGTGTGTTTCAAGATCTTGAAGATGCCTACACATATATGAGCACAGAAAGGAGCGAGTCTGCATGAGCATTTTCATGATATACGCTCATAACTCTTGTGTCTCGTACACGGGGCACAACGCTACGCGCTTTAGAAACTTTATCCTTTGTGCAAAAGGCTCGTCTGTTCACGTGTACTTCTTATCGTATGAAGCATGTGAAGACCGATTTGCACTGGTAGTTTCTAACCTGAAGGCGGCGTATGTGCACATGGAAACTCTGAGTAGGCGTAGAAACTATAAACATTAAGGAGCGAGATTGTATGAGCATTTTCTTGGTATACGCCCACAACGCCTGTGTCTTGTTGTACACCCAGAACGCCACGAGATTTGAGAACTTCATTCGTTCTTCAGAAGGATCACCGGTTCACACATATTTCTTATCCGAGGACAACGTCGATGATCAATTTGCGATGGTAGTTTCTAACCTGAAGGCGGCGTATGAGCACATGGAAACTCTGAGTAGGCGTAGAAGCTATGAACACTTTAACATACATCTATGAGGATAGCTGCACCCTGAGAGACAAGAAACAGCAGCTGTTTGAGAATTTACTTTACCACGCAAAGTACGACCATCGATGCGCAGCCATCATGTCGCATAAGTATATCGAAGGAAGATTCCTTCAAATCACGTGTGGCATGCAGGCACATTACAGAGAAATAGAAACGCTGATGCGGCGAGATAACGTGAGGAGGCGTAATGAACTTTTTGAAGCTCGCATGCGACGATAGTAAACGAGTACAAGATCTAAGGTATGTATTATTTCAACATCTTGTCTATCTCCTTCGTTACCCCTTGAGGCCAGTGGGTATGCCGCCCCGCTACTTAACCCTTTTAAATAAGTTGCGGCATGTTACCGAGCATATGCATGATGCTTATGAGGTTGAGGCATATAAGAGGAGGAGAGAGGAGTGATGAACTTATTGACGGAATTGTGCCGGGACAGCCGTATATTGCGTGAACAGCGCGAGGTCCTATTTAACTATTTCATTAGTTATGCCGCTGATCCTTACAACACCGACGATCTTATGCCTTCTAATGTTTGGAGAGGTTGGTCAAGAGTTATCAACATTCATATGCGGCGCTTCTATTGGGATACGCATTTCGACATACGTTATGCCCAATTCGTGCGACGCATAAACGCCGGGGAGCTAGCAATCTTTACCTCGTAAAGAAAGGACCGAGTATGCACACGCTTGTCCCTCGACCCTATAACGAAACAGCAGCTGTCACTTTCATGGCGAAAACCTCGAATAAAACCTCACAGTTGCATGGAGCTGTCCGCATGGAATACGACAGTTATCTTCGCGTAGCTGTGAGCGGAGGTTTTCGTTTTTGGAACTACGCAACTGGTACAAACGAGCTGACTCGAGAGAGGTTCAAACACATCGTAATGGTACATTGGCGTTATTACACGTACCTAGAAGGGAAGGGTAACTTCTTTGCAAATACATCCTACGGTAGATGAACACCGCATAAGTCGGATGGTTCCCTTGAATAATGTTAATAGCACCAACGCAGTATCTCGTATGAACGAACTCTATGACGAGGACCACGAACTGAGGTGTCGAATCCGATTGGGTGTGGGTCTTCTTGATGTGTGGAGTGTGATGCCCCGGCTCAACCACAGGTTCATTTACAAGAAACGCAACGAAGCTTTTGACCGAACGTGTTGGCTCTTGCGCTCGTTCTATAGGAACACACTGACCTTTGGACTCTTGCCATGACGGGAGAAACGATAGCTCACACAGAGCATATACTGGATTGCGTAAAGGGGGCGTACACGTACTGGTACACAAAGTACGCCATAAGTCAGAGTAATCTTTATAACTATTTCGAGAAGGGCTATGAGATTCACCAACCCATCGCATTCTACGACAGGTTAGTGGGGTACAACTTGACTTCGGCTATTCGGTTCTTGTTTCACACATACGAGGAGGTATTGAATGCTGTCCACGACGTACGTGATCAACCACAAAACAATCATAAGCAGTGATCGTTACTGTAAAAGCGCACACGACATGAATGTACGCTTTGTACGGGATTTCTTTGAGAAGTATGTCTCTCTCCTGTCACGGAACCATCAGAATATGTATCCTAGTCACTTCTATCATACCAGCATCCTGAACCATGCGAAGTTCTTGATGAATCAACTACGCAGTCACTACAGCGCTATGGAGAGTTTTAGGCGTGTATGACCATGAAGAGATTAAGCGTATGCGCTTAACTAGCCTTATTGCAGCGTCTGTCGGGTTGGGAAATGGTGTGTTCAAGCTGATGTATCGCGAAGAAGCAGCGGGAGAGGAGCATCGAAAAGTGCGCAACCACACTATGTTCCATTATTACTTTGTCTCAGTCGCTATGGAGTTTCGTAATGCGTACCCCATTTGACGTTACCTTTTACGCACACCCCATCAACATGATGACGTATGCATCCAACTGTTGGATTTGCGCTGCTCTGACCTTTTATCACATCTATGCTGATTTAATCCGTAACAGGCTCACAGATACTCTTCGGTCGGAACGCCAAGACCAAAGGTTCATAGAGACAGCCAAAGCCCTCACAGCCTTTGGGATTCACCGTATGGAGAAAGGACACCATGACCGCAGCAGATCTGTATAGGACGTTGACCTGGTGTCGCCGAAATAGATGGGACTTTATGTTGAAGGTTGTACGGTCGCGTGTCGTAGTCAATAAAAACACCTCTATTAAACTTTGGATGATCGAAGAAACCCAAGCAACCCAAGCATTACTCGAGAGACCTTTACACTGGTGGAGGTTGGATTGAAAGGATGTCATGCCAGCAGCTGAAAGATACAAGTCACTCACGAAATGCAGAAGACAGAGGTGGGGCCACACGTTGTGGCTTAATCGATGGGGTATATATCCTATAGATCATCGCATATGTGTGCTGCGCGATGAAGAAGTAAGGGCACTCAAGGGAATCACAGAGATACCCTTTGGTTGGTGGAGGTTGGATTAATGGACACTAGCATCTTCGAAGACAAAGATTTTTACTTAGTAACCTCAGGAAACCTCAACCAAGCTGTCGTATTAGCCACGACGATGAACGCAAAAAGATTCTCGCATTATCTGAAGTTCATTTCTTATAGATGCTACACGTACATCCCAACATACCACACGACCCATAAGGACGTATTTGACTATCTGGGCTTACTATGCCAGATGTTAAGGATGGGCTATATCGTTGCTGAAACCGAGCATATATATTACAGGAACACATGAGTATGGAGATAAGTACGTGATCTCAGTACTTATGCAGCACCTAACAAAAGGAGTAGGTCTTCGAACTGCGACCTTCTATCTGCTGTTACAACCTAAAGACCTGAATAAGGTTCACGGAAGGAGCGAAATAAGTAGAGTAGATTTCCGAGTCGTGGCAAAGTACCTACGCACCATTTACAGCGTAATGTGACAAGGAGAAAAAAATGTCTAGAAGAAGAATCGTACGTGCTCCCTCTAAAATTGCACCAGAGATGAAAAAAGACCTGATGGACATGAACAAAGAGCTCATCGTTATCAACGCGAAGCTCAAGGAAAACACGAATAAGCTAGTCGAGGAGATCGGGCGGTGCTTGGACAATATCTTCACGCGTCTCGAGAGGATTGAAGAACATTGCGGTATCGTTCTTCCTCGCGAAGAAGAGCCCTGCCAAACCACAGACGTACCGACTTCGGAAACGGCCATGGCCACAGATACCACGGAGACGTCGAGCACGCCTGAATCGCCTTCTCCAGTGGAGGAACCGGTGTCTTCAGATAGCGCTGCCGAGCCCACCTAGTATAATCGATACTCTTCGCCGCGATGACTCCCGCCAGGTATGCTTGCCTTTCCAGATAGTATCGGCCATATGCGAGCCCTATTGGAAAGAACGGGAAGATATAGATTAGGAGGAAGAGGATGACTCCAAACCTCTCGTATTGTTTGACATGTTCGATCTCATGCGAGAGGGTGCAGTAGTCTTCAAAAGGAATGTCTCCATAACGGTAGACCTTCCTTTGTTTGGGGTCATATCGCCTGGGCACGTACACTGTTCGCCCAATCGTTACCCAGGCTCTCTCGACCAGATCGATCTGGAAGAACGTTAGGAATAGCACAATCCATTTCAGTAGTTGCCACCCGAACACATCCTCCTTATGGCGTATGCGAAGATTATATTGCTGTTTGGCTCGAGCCTCTAAGAGTTCTAGTTTTATAGCTACTCTTCGTTCTTCTTTGTTCATCCGTGACCTCCGAAATAATAGTAGGGCTGGGTATAAGAGCGTAATGGCATTCACATATCGTGCAACAGGAGGAAGCATGATCACCATGGATAAGTACACCAGGTATCACGAGCTCACCAGGCTTGTCATTCGTACGTCAGGTGAGTTATTCGAGCAACAGCGATGGTATTCTGCTCAGCTGTACAGAAGAAATATAGAACGAATGGTATGGGCTCAGCAGAAGACAGCGTACGATTTTAGTAGTCTCGTAACGAATCTCAAATTCATTTACATGCTTATGAGTCATAACAGAACGGCATCTGCGTTTGTTCCTTTATTAAAAGAGCTCCCATGACGTACTCACACATCCAAGCGCGTAATAACCTCAGTGCTTACACACTCAGCCAAGAGATTGGCCATGTCAGATCGTATACGAGTAGTAAGCGTTTTTCTATGGTAGAGATTTTCTGGTGTTTATACGCAACGCCCAATGTACCAGAGTCTCGAGCATGGTCCTTAACGAGGATAAAGTCACACGTTGAGTCCCGTATTCGCTACTTTCGTGACGTTACATATTATCAAAATCAGAGCTACACGGACATGCTAGCTAATGGAGGGTCTTAATGACACATCACAAAGGTCGAACTGAGCTTGATAAAGTAAAATTGCACGCGCATAACCAAAACTATTACGCACACGAGCTTCTCTGGCATTTGCCTAGGATTAATGATCCACTCACTTTTGGTATTGGTACTCCCGCGTGGGTAGTCCACAGCGTACTCTCTTACGTAGGATCGCGCTCTATTCAGTTCAATAGGGTCGTTCATTACTTGCGTCTGAATTATGTGTCCTATGTGAATAGGCCGGGCTTTGAAGCCCGCTTTAACGGTTTGGGGCCTGCATGGTGAAACGCTTTGAAAGACCTGAGTTTGAAGAGGTTAAGTGTCACACTTTTAACAAGAAGTATTTCTCAAAAGAACTCCAGGGATCTCTGTTAAAAACAGGCATCTCTGATTCGTACCACGCGTGGGCGATTCAAAGTATGAGCTCCTACACTAGGGTACGCGACACCCACTTTCGTAGCACCATACGCTATCAGACCCAGAACTTCGGTACGAACTTGAACAGGCTCAGCTTTGATCCTAACGACAAAAGGTGGAGGACGTGAACTCAAGCACATACGCAGGCTTGTACACCGGAAAGAACTCACAAAAAGCCCAAGAGTCATTTAGACTCAAGGTTGCTAACTTTCATCACTACTTCGTGGATAATAGTCATTATCTGCGGCGTACGCGGCCATTCTGGTTTTACTTTGACGGGGCGTATTGCATAGCCCAGGCGCGTAATTTCAGAGATTCAACACTCATGCGCTTCGAGATGTCCGTCGTATGCCTCGAACGAATCTACAAGGCCAACACTAACCGAATGATCCAAAATCCCAAGAACAAACAATGGATATCATAGGCGTGAACTCCGGATTCAGCTCAGACCCAAACATAAATCTTTACAGCTGGATGTACACCATCGCGTATTACTCGTGTTGGTGTAACGGAGCAAAGTTAAGTAAGCCACAGAGGCTTAGTCTCGAAACAGCTGTAAATACCCGAGATGAAATCTTTCGTCGGAGGGCAGATGACATACAAGTAGAATTCGAAAATTCCCTATGGAGGTTTTGTTATGCGACGACACGTGTACGACGGACTGTCAGCTCGAACCGGCGTTAAGTGGTACCGAGAAACCTTTGATGCTGCTTTTCGTCAAACAGCGAAAAACGGATTGTCCTGTCTCTTGGCAACAGTCCCTTGGAAAGAACGGAGGAAGGCTTCGGAGTGTTGTTTCTATTGTTTTATCACGGTATGGAACAACGAAGAGGTACGGCATGGCATTCGTGAATGGTGACACGAGAACGTCTTTGCGCCTGATAGTACCCCTAGCAGCGTCAGTAACAGATCGTAACATAACTTTTGACAGGTTATGCGCGAACTCTCTATGTAACAACAACAACACTTGTGTGCTTCTACGCTCCAAGTCTATCCCTCTTTTGCGCTGGCTTTCTTTCAGGTCTGTTCTAAACGAATTGTGCTACCTATACTCCAATCTGATGTAAGGAGCCCTATGACCCAAGAACACGGAATCGTTTGTCCTATTAGGTGCGGTGAGTGTTGTGAACGTTATTGGAGGGATATCGACGAATTGGCCAAGAAGTATCCAGATGATCACCTTTGGGGTCCTTGTCCCCACCAGAAAGATGATGGCTGTGAGTTGCCCAGGTCGGAAAGACCTGCAGGGTGTAATGAGCATTTTTGCGACAAGGCAGAAGCTATAATGTATCCTAACATCTTAACTCAGACGATCCTCAAGGGGATTCTCGCTCGTGTGGAGCAAGAGGAGAAAGAGAATGGAGAACAACGAGGTCTTGGTGTTCCCGGCAAAGATCCTTCAGCCGTATAAGCTTCTGGGTTTACAAGCGTACACTCCCGCGTACAAGAACCTGCTGAGTGACATCAGATCGGCTTCGGTGTTCGTGCCCCAAGAAGAAGCCGATAACGACGTATCAGTTCTCCAAGTGGTCACCTACTCGTACGTGTACGGCTGGAAGCCTGAGATTCTCGTGTACCGGCGAACTGATGCGTCGTTACTGCGTAAATTGTCCATAGGCGTAGGTGGGAGTGTCAAACCCGAAGACAACCAAGGGGAGCAGCTCTTCAAGATATCCGCGTTGAACCGGATGAACGAGAGCATTCGGTTTTCAGGAGCTACGCGAAAGAACACAGACCCTTCGCGTTCTGCTCCAGACATACTGGACTTTACTCTCCGAGGATTTATACGGAAACCAGCTGATACGCACTTTGGTATCGTGTATTCGTTCTCAGCTCCTGGTGACATGGTGACCTCTGCATCCCCTAAGTTCGAAGCAGTTGGTTGGTCTAGGTTAGGAGACCTAAACAGCCCGTTGATCTTCGTAAGACTCGAGGATTGGTCACAGGATTTACTGACGTTTTTGATGAGGTAGAGATGCCAAAAAAGAGAAAGATACCGGATATGTCCAGTGGATTTCTGCCTGGAGATGCAGTGACCTGCTGGTCCATTGTTCCCTTTGCTATCTATGAGGTCGTGGAGATACGCCCGCGTGTGTGGGAGACAGACCTAATTACGTTGAAGCGCGTCGCTACGCTGAGTGGTTTCACTAGCTATTATAGGGACGAGACTTTAGTCCTAGACGCAGGACACTTGCAGAAGGTAACTACAGAGACCGTGATGTTACAACTTCGCAAGCTTCATAACGACGCGAGTGTCCTTTTGTGCGCTCTAGAGCGCCAGCATGCCCTTGAGAAGAAACGCCTCGAACCGGAAAAGACAGAGACATCTGGGGGTTAGGCGTACAATTAGTCGGGAGACGTTTTGTTGGTGAGAACATGTCTCTCAGACAAGGAAGATGATGTCTCTCGTGGCAGTCATACGTTATTTGAAGCACTCGCCTACGCATATCAAAGCGGAGATCTCTAAGAATAAGACGCTTTACATAAAGATGGAATCGATAACGGCCATAGTGTTCGATGGTGAAGATTGCTCCTTGACTATTCACACGGGCAATAAAAGTTATTGTATGGCTGGGGTAGCTGTATCCATCGCGACAGACATCGTAGCTTGCTCTGTGAAGGCGTAAGCACCGGAGGCGCGAATGTACGAGACCTACAATGATTTCGAGTTAGTCTCTGCTTCGCATCTGTGTGTCCGGCGTAAAGAGACCACCAAGTGGGTTTGGTACGGGGCTGTCGCTACGATATTCGAGTATAGTAAGACCCAGGGGTTACGAAGAATCACTCTCAACCTATCGAACGGAGATGCCGTTCATATCGAAGCTCCACCCGAGAAAATCCCAGAGATTATTAACAAATGGTTGGAATACACCGGAGGGACCAAGCAATGAGTTACGAAGTTATGGTTCATTCAGAGTGTGTGCTTGTTAAGGGATTCTTGCCTGTATCTGATCTCAAGTATGTGAATATGCTCGCGGCTCATCACGGCTTTAACGAGATTGACGCTGTACTCGCCAAGCGGTGCGGGATCACCTTGTATATTTCTACCGCTGAGTTGTCTGACAGAACTCGAAAGCTTTGTGACTCTGAATTACGGAGTAAATTGGCGACAACTCAGGAGTAAGCTTTGAGAGGCGAGCGTAAAGCTTAGCTTCTCTTTTCCTCCTAGGAGCTTCGATGCAACTTGTGAATGTGTTGGTCGTTGCTAACGACGTTTACGTCTTAGCAAAATGTGTCTGCGGTATGCTCATCAGGTATAAGCGTGATACACCACGTATCACTTGTGTTGACTGTGGGTACTCGATTGCGCCCGAAGACCTCAAAGACCTAAAACCCTTCTGAATTATTGGTATACGTAGGGGACACACTGACTTCTGAAGGGAGAAGCCATGCCAAAGTTTATCGTGAAGAAGTTCGAAGTATACGCAGTGAATGTTCTTGTTGACGCACCTACTGACGACGAAGAGGAGGTTAAGAAGAAGATAGAGAACGGAGACTATGAGTACGATGGTGACCCTCGGTACGAAGGGGATCTACCAAGCGCTACTTTACAATTTGTGGAGAAAATAGCAGATGGGATACCGGAGTAGCTATGTGCTTATCATACACGGGAAAGAGGATTCAGACGCTCTAGCAAAGCTTTGGGTATGGTTGAACACCAAAGCGGAGGAGGAAACCAAGGACAAGGTCTCTACTTACTATTCCGGTTGGTACTCGTACTTGATTACGAATGTTGTCGTTGATAAATCGGTCCCGTATGAAGACTTCTTATTCTTTGAAGATGACGGCATAAAACTTTATGGTTTTGATACCGTGTTACGAGAACTCACGACATACGCCGAAGAGGAACTGGGTCTTGAGTGGGAGTACACGTGCATAGGGGAAAATACAGACGACAACACAGAGACGGGATCTCCTGATTGTGAGAGGCGCTCTAGTATACGCAGATCTATCAACGTAGACTGAGGAGAAATCGGTTATGCTGAAGTATCTCGAAGTGACCTACACGCCACCGGTACGCCAAAGATGTTTTAATATTCGGGTTGAAGCCCCTGATGACTATGATAACAATCAGATTCTGGGGGAAACAACGAAAGTATTACTTGCAGCGACGCAGAAAGAATTCGCGAATCTTCCATACACTGAGACCCTTGTTCGAAGTGAAAAGGTCTCGCTAGACTTCGTTGTTAATGATAATGATCTACCCCTTTCGCTGTCGGTGACGCTCGAACCCAAATACTATTTTGACTGTGTCCTAGAAGCAAAGGCTTCCACTCGCTTTACGGTTTCGGTTAAGGCTGATAACCTTGATGCTGCTCGTGACCTCGTTGAAGAGTATATGCGAGAGGTAGAGGATGAGGCTGAAGAGACCTCCCGGGAGATTTGGGAGCGTATGTCTGTTGATGCTATTGAGTCGAAGTTCACGCGGCGTTGTCATAGTGATGTCGACGCTTGCACTACGTTCAGAGCTAAGCTAGGAGTCAAGTGATGGTGGCAATCAAGAAGCCGAGCATGAAGGCTGCGATACTTGCTAAGTGCCATGACTGCATGGGGCACTATGACGACAGCGGAAATAGGGACTGCCGGAATCCCAAGTGTTCGCTATACTTCTGGATGCCTTATTCCACCCTCCCAGAGGACCGGGAGTGGGAGCTGTACTCACCGAAGAAGGCAGGGTTGGTTTTGAAGTCAAATGCGACTAGGAACATGACAGACGAGCAGCGACAAGCGTGTGCAGAACGTCTAGCCAAGGCTCGAGCTGCGAGTAAACTCGTGCGAGAAGACGGCGCGGACGTTGAAGACGATGTGGACGACACTGACGAAACAGATGAGGAGGACGACGAATGACGAAGCTTTACAAAACGGTGATCGTAGTTTGGTCCGAGGACGACACGAGTGATCTCAACCTTGCTCGGATTGGCAAGGACGTAGAGATCGGTGACTCGCATTGCAGCAGCCGTGACTGCAACCTCATCGAAGACCCAGAGTCGGATGACGACTGGGACGACACGAGCTTCTTCGAGGACGACGACGATTGCGACGATGATGATGATGATGATGATGATGACGACGAGGACGAGGATGACGAGGACGAGGATGATGACGAAGAGGAAGTAGATGACGACAATCCAAAGTAGAGCGAGCGATATTGTCCATGCCGAGATGTGCTCGCAAGAAGACGCCCGAGTTCTAGAGGAGATCGCAAAGACTATCTTGGCGATTACACCTCCTATTGAGATGCTAGATTCTCTTTTGGATAAGGTGCAAGACAAGCTACGCCTGCGTGACGAGCTCATTGCGGCGATGCCAACCACGCCGGAAACCTCCAAGCCCACTCACAGCGAAACGTGGTACACCTGGAAGCAGAGATCGGTCATAGACGAGACAGGTGAAGTGCGCTTGTTGACTCCGTGGGCTAACCCGAGGCAGTACGAGTTCCCATTTGACCTGTTGTTCAAGACTCCAGACGCGGCTCGTAAAGGATTGGTCGAAGCTGGAGATCCCGACGCAGGTTGGGTCTTGTGTAAGATGACCCTCGAAGTCGTCGAATGACTTCTTCTCGCTCCCCCAAAAGACCTGACATCAACATCACCACTCTAGCGTCTACGTACCCAGACCAGGACTACGTCCAAGGTCTAATCAACACAGTGGCTCTTCAGCGCGAAGAGATCGAGGCGCTTAAGCAAGCCTTAGCAAAAGAAATAGAGAAAAAGAAAGGAGCAGCTGACGAGGTATGACAACCTACATCATTCATCACAACGACTTAGACGGATATGCCAGCGCTGGTGTAGCCCGAGCGTTCCTTGATAAGCAGGGTATCTACCCCAAGCTAATCGAGATGAATTACGGTATGACTCTGCCAGACGTATTTGGTCCTGAGGATACCGTTTACATGCTGGACTTTTCGCTGCAGCCTTTTGACGAGGGTATGGAAGCCCTTGCAAACCGGGTAGCTAAGTTCATCTGGATTGATCACCACGCAAGCAGCATTAGCGCGTATGAACTCCTTCAGAAAGAGAAGGGGATTGGTTGGGGTTATGATGGTGTGAGACTCGATGGTGTTTGTGGAGCAGAGCTGACGTGGGCGTGGTTTAACCTGCCAGGTAAAAGCCTTATGCAAGTTGCGGAGCTGTGTGCGAATGGTGCTCCAGATGCTATAAGGCTTGTTGGAGATTGGGACACCTGGCGTCATAAGAACATAGTCGACAGCAAGGCCCCGTTCTTTAAGATGTACTTTGATACCATGGTCCCCGAGGGTATCATTGAGTGGTTCTACTGCTACACTCTCGATATCTTACGTTCCGATTCCGGCTACACGACGATGGCAAAAGTAGACGAAGCTGTCCGTGTAGGCACCAGCATTAAGATGTTCGAGGTCTCTGAGAGCGCAGCCCTCATGAAGAGCCGGGCGTTCGATGCTGAGCTCACCGTTCCGTACCCTGCTTCTATCCATGGACGCCATGTGTACTCGGTCATCGCTGCAAACTTTGGAGCACGTGGCAGCGACCGCTTCGCAAGTGTCTATGACCATGAGAAGCACGAGATCATGCTTGGCTTCGCGTACGAGAACACCGGTAAAGTCACGGTTAGTCTTTACTCTATCGACCCAGACATCGACTGCGGCGATATTGCAAAGCGCTGCGGTGAGGCTGGGCCTTTCCCTGGGGGTGGTGGGCACAAGGGAGCTGCAGGGTTCCAGACGAGTTGGGAGTTCTTGATGGAGAAGCTGCTGTGTCGGCTTTAATAGAAGATGACCCCGCTAAGCACGAAAGAAGGTGACAGATGAAAACGTATTCCAAGGAACAGCTTGAAGCCGCTCGTCCCGATTCTACAGATCGGGAGTGCGTTGAGTACTGCCTAAGCAACCTTTATGAGTCAGATAAGCTTAGCGTAGATGACCAGATTACACCTGGGTTCACGTATGAAGAGCTTATCGGTGCCCTACTTCTTGCTCGTGACGCTATTGATGAGCGTGATGACCTACTAAAACAGTTAGAGGAGCGCCGATGACAGTCGCCAAATTACTCCGCTGTACACCCGTCATCGCAGTTGTCGAAGCGATACGTATGTGCAAAGCCTCTCAAGATAAGTCGGATACGGAAGACCTCAGTTTGTATCTTGGTCCCAAAGATCACGACTTAGTCACTCGCTGCATCAACAGCGGGCACACCAGCGTCCTCGAGCACTGTGTGTTCACTTTCGAGGTTAAGCTTTCTCGTGCGTGTTTGCAGGAGTTCTCGCGGACGCGTATCGCTGTGGAGAGTGTTCAGAGCTCTAGGTTCACTTTGGGGAAGTTACTCCGTAAAGAACAGGACATCGACGAGCTGTACTATCACACGGGAAATTCGGATGTGGACACCGCTTCACACGTACAGATGATGCATTTGAAATCTCTAGTACAGCTGGGAATCCCCAATGACCTTGCAAAGTACGCAATCCCCGAAGCCATGCTTACCCAGCTCATCTTCACAATCAACGCTCGCAGCCTGCGTAACCTGTTCAATACCCGCCTAAACAAGGATGTGCTTCTTGAATATCGTAAACTTGCTTGGGATATGTACAAGGCTATTCCAGCATCACATCACGTATTCTTTGAGGATATCATCAAAGATAAACCCGAGAGGCCCGAATGAACTGGTACTTACTAGCAGGACTATTCATTGTTGCGTGGTTCATGCAGAACGTACTGCATGAGGTGTCGCACTTGATGCTGGGTTGGGTCGTCGAAGGCCGAAAACCTACAAAGATGATACCCTGGCCCCACAAGTTTGGAGGGAAGTTTTACTTCTCTCGTTACGAGTGTGGTCCTGCTACTAAGTTGCTGGGGTCGCCAGCGTGGCGACACGCTGCACCCCTGCTTATGGCTTGTTTTGAGATGGCTATGTGTTTGATATTGGCCCAGGCCACAGCGCGTCATAGCTGGTTCCTTCCATGGGCTGTGGTAGCTATAGTCGATGCTCTGGTCTGGAGTTGGGGGTTTGTTATGCAACGCCCTGGCACTGATGGTCAGCAGTTCCTGTCTGCGTACAACCACAAGTGAGGTTGCGATGGGCTCAGAGAAACAAGAGATGTTAGACAAGTGGGGAAAACAGACGTGTAGCGAGTGTAGCAACTTCGACGCCGTTAATCTTATGTGTATCGTATGTGGTGACCCAGTCACCCCCGACGATAACTGTGGGTCAACAGACATGAGTCAGAATTGGTTTGAGTTCAAGTACTAATACAGTGTGAGATGTAAGCGAGAAAGGGAGCCCAACAGCTCCCTTTCTTTTTGGTCTCAGAGCTTCGGTGAGGTATACGTCGTAACAAAAGGTGGCGGGATAGAGCTCTTGATCTGCTCTTCTACTTCTTCACGTGTCACCCCAGGCTTCCCAGCAACCATAGCGAACCCTCGGATGTACATATCCGTCGCTGCTTGTTTGCCGAGATACCACATGGCCGCAGCGCCCATGGAGAAAGCGATACCTGTCATGTATCCAGCCAAGGGCCAGTTCAGGTCGGGCTGCTTCCACGCTGTGAAGATGGCCATACCCGCTGACAGAATTTCGTAGATGAAGAACGCCAAGAACTTCTTGCTCTTGAACGCCGAGTGCTGCATCTCGCGATAGAGACTGTGGTTTAGCCGGATATGCTCGAGGCGTACTTCGTTGTCGGTCAATTGAGTTCTCCTGTTTTTCTTGTGAGCTGTTTTACCCGCTCATGATTAAACAGAATCTCTGCGGGTTCTTCAGGGCCACGAATGAACATCATGCATTTGTTTTGGTCAGAAGACACGCTCAACTCGAAGTTATCCACTTTTCCTATGACCCTTCCATCTACGGTCATAATAAACGAGCTAGGGTCGATGCCGACACCCTCGACGATGTCGTATTCGATGGCGCACTTCATGACCCGGGGTGTTTGGTCAGTCATTGGCACCCTTCACACCTTTTTGTGCTTTGAAGATGGCTTCAGTCATCTTCTTCCTGGTTTCTTGCATGGCGGTCTTCGCCGAGCACTTGTCGCAGTCCAGGGACACTTGCTTCACTACTCCGCTTTCTTCGTCCACGGTGTAGCAGCGTTGGGTCACAGACAGCCCGTAGTTCTTTACGATGTCTGCCCACATTCCTTTGGACAGCTCTTCCATGTTCTTGGCGGCTACGTCGAGCTCAGCTTGAAGTCTGAGAACGGTCTCCTCGGTTTCCTTGAGGAGTTTGAGCTTCTCTTGGAGGTTGGGGTCTTCTTCCATCCGTACGACCGTGCGCTCCTCGAGGGATTTACGGCAGACGAACTCTGCATTCAATCCTGCGGTGACGCCCTCTGCGATGAGAGGAACCGTGGTCTCGTCGCCGAACTCTACGAGCTTGCCGATGAACATGGTCATCTGCTTCTGTTCCATGGCCACGGGGCACTGATGGATTTCTCGCAGAGTACCGATGAGCGTCTTATCGGACGGAAGAGGGTTGAGCGACTGAAGCCGCTGTGCTTTCATCATCTCGCGCTGCTCAGGTGTCATTTCTACTCGGGGTTGATTTTGCTGGGGCATACGTGGCATCATTTTGGTTCTCCTTTTGTGGTAACTCTAAAACCTAATAACTCATACACGCTGTATTTTCCAGCAGCGAATACGGGTCCTGTTACCGAAGCTACTTTTCCTATATACACTGTTTCCGCTATTGGATTTGGGTCATACGCGGACACATACCAACCAAACCCATCTTCAAACGTTACCCACCGGGCATTCCTGATTGCGGTGTGCACGTTGATTTCTGTATCAATCGTGAGGGTCACACTACTGGGTGTGATGACCCTATGTAGTGTCCACAGATTTGACATCACAGGAACTTTGTTAAACGCGGAAGCTTCCCCGATTGGTTCTGAGTCAATGTACAGGCTCACGAAAGCGCCAGCATGTACTTGGACATCCCCAGGGATCTCGAAGCTGTCTTTGTGCTGCGGATTGAGCGGTAGGCATTCGTGTGTGATCATGGTGTGTTCTTAGCCATGGTGTAAACGCCGTCCATGAACGCGTAAAGATCCTCGAGAGTACCTGTGTTGAGGTACACCGCGTCGTACTCACTATCCATAACGCTGTCCATCTGCGTCTCACTGATGTGGCTTTTGTGCTCGTCGTTGGTGACGAGGTCTTCGGGTCCCACTAGCTTCACAAGAGTTGCGTCCCATTTATTTTTGAGAATGCCTGCTTCGTTTATGAAGCGGACGTCATCGATCACAATTATGTTATCGACATCGTTATTCAGCATTAGGATCTGTTCGTTCAGCTTATTGACCCAGATATCGGGGTCAATCGTCCTACAGCATTCGGTACCAAAGAACTGAAGAATCCAGCGAGTGCGGTCACTCTTACTATCGGAGTAGAGCTCCTGTATGGGGACACCGAATAGGTTGTGCACAGCCTCTTTGAGATCTGTAGCGAAAGACATAGGCGTGACGTGGTACTTATTCTCCAGGTACTTGCGTGCCGTTGTTTTCCCTGACCGAGCCTTCCCATAGATCCCAATGACCTTAATCATCCAGGCATCTCCTCTTCTTGCGTTACTGGGTTTTCGACAATGACGTTCTCTTCGAGGGCCGTGTTTTTCCACATTCCATCGAGGTCTAGAATCAGCAGGCGTTTACCTCCGCGCATCACAGCGATAACTGGGATCTTCCCTTGTGGCAGGTCGAGGTCTAGCGCAACACTCTGATCGGAGGTTAACGGAAGTGCGCTCTTCCAGACGACGTCAGTGATCATGATACCACCAGAGTTGACGTCGATTACCCCGATCACTTTCTCATTGTCTGTAAACATGTGAGGAGTTTATATGATTACGTCGTAAAGGCAAAGGCAAAAGAAAAGGAGCCTGTGTGTTTTGCTTTGGAGGGAAATGTGGAGCTCGCCGGAGAAAATCTCTTTTTCCTTATAGGAACTAGAGAAGAACGCAGTTACTGCGTCTCCAAGGAACGTTCCCAAAACACACAGGCTAGGAAAGAATCAGAACAGAGCTGCTACTGTTTTGCTTTTGAGGGCTCTGTCTCCAGAACAGAGCATCCCGGGACCCACGCGCAGCGAATAAAGAGCTGAGTTACTCAGCCAAGATTGAGATCGTCCCAAAACAAGTAGCAGCTCTGTTCCAAAAGGTACGCCATGGTCAAGTATCACTGAGGGGCACGTGATCGTCTCGAGCTCCAGAGTGGGCACCCCACTCGTAAAAATGAACGAAGTAACTTCGTTCGTATACCTAGCAATCATCTGATCCTTGCCATGGCGATTTAGGTTACTCTTCGTCTCCATGTTCGTAGACTGATTGTACGAACATCGAGAGCTTTTGCCAATCTTTGAGCCTGAGCTTTATCTTGCTCTGGACCCAGGGGTCCTTACTCGTGCATTGTCCTGCTTTTGTAGCGTAGCGCGTGAGCGCTCCCTTCCACGTGTGGCACAGGTCGAACGCTTCCTTTAACAGCCCTGAGCCACAGGTCATCTGCCCGATTGCGTTGGTCATGTCGCATTCACGGTTCCTAACGTGCATTTTTGCGACTTGCATCAACCCCAGCTCCCCTAACTTCCCTACAGCCTTCTCATCGAAGTCAGACTCACGGAAAACAATTGTCAGAACCAGCATTGGAGGTATTCCTAGTTCCTCTCCAACTTCTACGATCTTTGCTGCCAATTCTTGGCGAGCAGGTACATCACGGCGCATGTGATGACCCGGCTCTTTTTCCAAAATATGTTGGATGGCAGTGTCGATCTCCTCTGGTGTCGCAGTCATCCAGGCACCCTTGGCTTCGTCCGAAGTGGGCCTTTCAACTGCGTTCACATCTAGCGATACCATTACCGATAGTGTGAACAAGAACGAGCATAGCGTTAGTCTCATCTCTTCCTCCTTTGGGGTTAGAGACTTTTCCTCACGACTTTCCAGTACCCGGAAAGCGGATACACAGAGGGCCGTAAGGACGTTGTGTAACTTATTATACCAACATAACGGAGATTTTTGGAAGCTACTTTATGACTTGGCTTGTTTGATGAACCAATCCCATATTTCGCCAGTCATAACATCGAATGCGTCGGAGCCACCGGCATCTTTTGGAAAGAAATGACGGTTATTACAGTTTTCGAGATAAACAGCCGCTGCGACCTCGATGGGCTTAAGCCCATAATCTGCGGCATAAACTTTTAGATACTGGTTAAGAGCTTCAGCGCAGGCCCCTATGCGCTTAAGGAAGTCTTCTCTCGCGGCTTTCTCAATCGCGGTGTTGGTCTTCTCGGGGACGAGGTTTGCTTTGGTGCCGGGTTCCACTTTGACCCATCCACCTTTTCCATCGGGCACTTTGACGTCTGGCATTGGTTAGCTCCTTGCGAGATAGTCGCTGCAGTGCTTTTCCACTTGGTTGACCTTAACGACCTTCAAATCATGGACAGCGTTTGGGAGCTCAGCGACAGTTGCTTTCGGCGGGTAGACAGGATTCCCTGGTTTGTTTGACGCGAAGATGCTCTTCTTCAAACAATACCCGTACGCGAGAGGTCGGCGTTCCCCGCCTTTGCTACCCTTCTCGATGGGGTGGTAACCGTTGCACTGTCCACAAGGTTGGGTGTTCATCCGATATTCCTTTCGTAGATTTCTACGCCCATCTTGGCGTAGGTGGTCCTCAGAGGTAGACCTAGGAGTGTGTAAGCAATCCTTCGGTATATCGCTTCTTCGCTGATGGCGTCTTCGGGGGCGTACACAGTCAGTTGACGACCTTTGTTTGTTAGAGCCCTCTCGTCGGTGTTCACGAGCCTAGGCCCAACGTAGACGCCGTTCATGTTCAGAGAGCGCTCGTGAGTCTTTGCGACGGTGTACATGAGCGAGAGGAGTCTCTCGACTGCAATTTGTGCGGAGTCAGTATCCTTGATGATGATGACGTACCGTCCTCCGTCGAGATGTATCTTAGGGCCGACACGGGTAGGAGCATCCGTATCGACTTCACCAATCGCGTATTTGGATATCTTCTCCTCTTTCACTACACGCTTAGCGAAGGGGTTGTGTATTCCTATTTTCATGAGCTTGTCCCTACGATGTTCAGTCGTGTGTCACCACAGTGGATATGCACTAGCTCGAATTCTTCACTCAATTCAGCTCCGGGGACAATTTGATGAACCGGGTCTAGGGCGATGTTTGTAAAGATGAATGCCATCGTTACTCTATCCCCTGGCTGCAAAGGTTTTCGACAGCGTCCGCACTGCCTTGACGTTACGTGTGGATGCATATCCTCCGGCTTTGGAAAGTTGAGTGACATAGTACTCCTCTATGGCGTTTTTGGCACAATTCATAAGCCAACACCCCCTTGCGGGTGTGAACTTGTACTTCGTGGATACTACTCGGGATTGAGCAGGGGCATGGATGATTATGGGGGGATATCCATTCTCAGGGTTTGCGATTAACTCCTGTAGGAACAGCTGTTCGACACTTCGGGTTATTGCTGCGTTTATGGCTACGGATTCTTTTCTACTTTCAGTGAACACCAGGGACAGCAGAGACTTCTTCATTTTTTCGATATCAGCATCGGCCAGTTTAAACGATGGCTTTTGAGCAAACCACGTAGCCGCGCAGATAATGAAGGACCCGTCCAACTTTTGTTTTGTAGAAATTCCAATAGTGAATCGCATATAACAGCTTATGTGTAATTAACAGCTTGTTGTCAAGAACCAAAAAAAACGCCGTAGGGATTAGCTACGGCGTTTTTCCGAGAGACGACTTGTTGTTAACTATGCTGCCTTCGCCCTGCGACCGCGCTTAACGGGCTCGGCCACAGGCATCTTCTTGCTCTTCTTCTCGACCTTCTTTTCGATCTTCTTTTCGATCTTCTTCACTGCTTTGGGGGCTACGGTTGCGCCACCCTTCTTCTCGGACTCCGCAGCGAGGACGGCCTTGGTCAGGCGCACCTTCGTACCGCACTTCTTGCAGAGGATCGACTCCCCGGGAATACCGCAGATTCTCGACCCACACTTGACGTTGGGACACGTCACGATTTTGCTCCCCGCTGCTCTTGCCATCTTATTCTTCCTTTTCATTACCCTGTAAACCAGGGCGATTGTTTATCTTCTCCAACACTTTAAGGAATTTCTCTCGAGTGTCAATGCGGTTTTTGAACCCAATAGCGTTAAAAGCCCTTAAACCATACCCCATTGGGCTAATGGGTTGGCCTGCTTCTTTTAACTTTCGAAGCCTTTGTAGCTTCTGCACGCTGTCCTTACCGCCCCCTGTCCACATGCGAGCGTCGAGCACCGCTACGATACCCACATCTGTTTTACGGCGTATAAGACGTCCAGCTCCCTGACGGAGATCGAAGAGCATCCGGGGTATTTGCACTGTATTAAAATCGTTTGAGCCTGCAGCTTTTGCTCTTTGGGTCTCGAGGGCGATGGTTGGGTCGCTTTGCATTGGGAACGGGAGCTTCGCGATTACCACGAGGCGCAGCTTGTCTCCAGGGATGTCGATGCCTTCCCAGTATGACTTCATACCGAATAACGCGGCTTTGTCTGTCGCCATGTATTTATCCAGAAAGTATTCACCCCGACCCTTCTCCATCTTGATGTACGTGACGTTGCTCCATACACCAGCTATCTCTTTGACCATTTCGAAGATGGCGTCCATTTCGTACTGAGCGGTGAAGAGGATCAGAGCGTCACCTTGGAAGGCTTCAACCATGAAAGCGATCTCCTCGGCCATCTGTCTGAACCATACGTTCTTCAAGGCGGGGCTGGACCCGTACTCAGGGATTGTGTCCATGTGGATCGGGAGGTAGATGACTGCTTGTTTGTTGTAGTCGAACGGACTCTCGAAGACTTCTTCGACTATCTTAGCTCCAGGAACGAGATCCAGACCGAACTGTCTTCGTATATAGTCGAAGGTTCCGCCTACACACATCGTAGCAGATAAGAAGACGACCTTGTTGACCCCCTTGAAGTGCTCGGCGGCAATCTGGCTGATGTCCTCTGGGATGATCTCGATACCGTCCTCCGTGACAACGGGTACAGCCCCAGCAATGAGACGGGTCTCAAACGTCTTGAACGCTGTCTGTAGGTTATTGCTAAAGTTTCCAATATTGTCGTAGTGGCGCTTGAGCTTTAGGCGATGTGCGCTCCGTTCTCGGTTCTTGTTGACCTTGGACCCCAGGACTCCTCCTTTGAATACCTCATCTTGGTCATCGTACTCGCCATCGTCGCCTGAGGTTCCGATTTTCCCACCGACGAGACCACGCACCTCTTCCAGAGATTCAACGATGCGTGCCTGCTCAGCCAGGATGTCAGCTTCCAGGAAACTGCAATGGAATCCTACTGACTTCAAGACGCCACCGGCAGACTTGGACTCCTTACCCCACTTGTGGCAGAGGTCGTGGAGTTTCTTGAATCCAGTAACAGCATCTTCCACGTGAGGGGACACTATACCCCGGTTCCAACCTGTATCTATGAACGGATGGTACAGGACTTTCTTGAGAAGAGAGTTCAGACCTTTGAACGTGAGCTTCCGTGTGTGCGCGTTGTACAAGCTGTTCACGAGCATGTGCGCTTCGTCTACGATAAGGATCTTGCATTCCCCGAATTTGGTCCGTGATGTGAATAGGTTGTTCGCGAACAGCGTGGATACCAGAGCTTGGTTTGATACCAGGAAGTTGCTCCTGGTGATATCAGGACAGCAAGTACTACGCCGAGGGCATGCATCCATCTTAGGAGCAAAGGGGCAGTTATCGACGCTGATCTCATCCCACCACACAGGTTTATCGCCGTCCCAAGCATCCGACTCGGGGTAGAGTCCTTGGGCTGAGCATCTTCGGATGAACGCCATGAGGTTCTCGCGATCCATAGCATTCTTGAGGGTGCTTATCACTGAAGGGTCGGTGCATGCATAGTTACTTTGGCTTTTCAGGATGACCTCGGAGACGTAGCTGCTCGCGTTCAGCTTGGGCATGAGGTTATCCCGGAGGTCGTCGTAACATATCTGTTTCTGCAGAACCTTTTTGGTCGTTGCGATAACAATCTTCTGTTTTAGATTGGCGTCGATTATGGTCTTTTCTTCAAAGTCTTTCAGCACGTCAGCAGCAAGAGTACCGCGTAGTTGCTCATTACGTTGAAGGATTGACGGGACAAGGTACGCGAAGCTCTTTCCGATACCTGTTCCTCCTTCGAGGAGTAGGAACGTTTGCTCTGGTGTTCGCAGATGCGCGTCGATGGTCTTGGCCATTCGGGTCTGGCCTGGGCGAATCTCTCTTACGATCCCATTGAGGCGGTCATCGAATACGTCTTGGACATCATATACCAGGGGTATTCCGCAGATTGTGCATGTGTTGAGCTTAGCAGCATGGGGCAACTCTAGTCCGCACTTAGGACATCTCATTGAATTCTCCTTGTTAGCCGTGGTTATTTTTGAGGAGGAACGAACACGAGCCGAGCCGCAGCCCTCAAGTGTCGAACGTACATCCCCTCGAATTTCATACGATTTCTCAGAACGTCATTGGGGTCAAACGTCAGGATAACAGGTACTGAGTGGGGTAGGGCTCCGTTGAAGTTCGAATAGACGGTCTCGCCGCAATTCTCGGTGGGACGGATGTTATGCAGAGGAACCCCCAGAACAAAACTGTGCGTATGGATTCCCATAGCAACCACAACCTTTGGTTTAACTGCACGTATGAGGGATTGGACGTTGGTGCTGCAGTTGGTTATCTCTTGGTCTGTGGGTAATCGTTCTGGTGGGATGCACATGACGACAGGCATGTAGGCTATGCGGTAATGCTCGTTTATCTTTAGGAATCCGACAATCTCTCGAAAGAACTTTCCACTCAGCCCAGCGAGTGGACGTTTCTGCGTGTCTTCCCTAGATCGCGGGGCATTCGTAAGAAAAAGAATTTCAGCTGGGCATTGCCCCTCTAGACCTACTACGTTCTTTCGATTAGCCACGAGTTCAGGGCAGAGTGTGCACTTTTTGATTTGACTTATTTCCACTACAACGACCTCGGAGTGTTTGCTTTTTATACCAAAAAAGATATGGTATTACCAGTTTTAACATTCAGCTACAAAGAGGTGATGAATGCCAGGCGCGACGAAAGACGGAATGCCTATTATCGGTGCTAACTTTGTGGGTCCTAAAGACAACGCCCCGCGCACGAGTGCTTTACAGAGTAAAAAAATCGAAGCGTCCCTCGAAGAGATTGCCAAGATTGCACCCCCAGAAGACCCAGATGGCGAAGAGAAGGTGTTATCCCCGGAAGAGCGGTATCTCAAAAGTCTCGCTGACCTGAAGATCGATATCAAAGAATCTCGGCACGTAATGGAGCAGATGGTCACCAAAGGCTATTACGAAGAGAGCTTCAAGATCGGACCAGCCACTCTTACTCTGAGAACTCGTGTCTACGATGATATGGTTCGTGCTCAACGGATGCTGGATAACGAGAGACCTGAGTATGCCACGGCAGTTCAGGAGCTCTTGAACAGGTACAACACCGCAGCCTCTTTGGTCCGATACGGCGAACATTACTTTGAGCATCCCGACCCGTTGACCGCGACTGAAGAAGAGATGGAGACTGCGTTTGCACCACGCCTTCGTTTACTCAAGCGTTTACCTCTGTATGTGTCTTTGAAGATACAACAGTTCTGTTTTGACTTTGACCAGAAGATGATTGCCATCTTCGGCGAGGGCGCTCCACAGGATTTTTGAATTCGGCAGCGGGCCATGTGAGGTCTTATGCGTATATGCATAATGCACCGCTGCCACCAACTGGTTCGTTCCAAGAACGTCTGCTCTTTGAAAGTATTTTACGGGAGAAAAACGAAAAGTTCTCGCTAGTTTCGTTGCTTGTGCGCGTGATTTCAGTTGGTTTTGGGCTGAAGGATGACGCGGTAGATGGGCTCCTTGAAGAGTATAAGGAAGAACTCTACCAGCTGCGCTACAATTCTAAGTACAAGTCTAGTAGACAACGACGGATACTAGATCAAGTACGAAAAGCGGCTGAGCAGGCTCGGATGATGCGGAAAATTGAACAGATGACTGTTACAGACGAGCAGTTCAAAGAGATGCTGGAAAAGAGAAAAGATGTCTGACTTCAATAGTATGCAGGCGAACTTGGGTTTGTTCCCTGGCGTTGGTCAGCCGACGATGGCCGGTCCGATAAAGTCACCGGCACAGATAGCAGCTGAGTTGTCGGCACAAGCGACCGCGAATCTACAGTACGCCTCGACTATTGGCCCCCAAGTGGCGCGTAACATGCCACAGCTCATGGCTTTTGGTCAGCAGTTCCAGCACCAGTTCTCTGCTGCACAGTCGATGCAGTCGTTTAACCCGTACATGGCCAACATGATGGGTGGGGCTATGGGTAGTCCTCAGATGAACTTACCCTCACCCATCATGATGACTCCTGCGAGCATGGGCGTCTTCCGTCCACCTATGCAGAGTGCGAATTATGCTCCTATTCCCCCGATGTACTCGATGCCGCTCATCCAGACTCCCTTTACGCCGCAAATTCCCAGGCCGATGTTCCAGACAGCCTGGGACCAGGAGATGCGCCAGAGGGATTACAGAGCAGATGCTATTTACAGCTACGCGATGCAAGCGCCTCGAGCAGGCGGTAACATGGCTGGGTATGGGATAGGTGCGTTTGCGGGAGCGGCCATGGGTGGGCGTATGGGTTCGCCACTCTTGGGCGCGGCTATCGGTATGATAGGGGCAGGAGTGTCGGGTCTCTCAGGGGGTATGGGCGACCTTGCCATGATGCCCTTCCGTCCACAGTTGGAAGCTCGACAGATGGGAGCTGGTATCCAGCACATGTCCCAGAACTTTGTGGTTGGTGGTTCCCAGCTGCATCAGTCGGGGATGGGTCTTACTCGTGGAGCATCACGTCAATTAGCTACGGGAATCATGGATATGGTTGATAGCCGGTCGTTCCAGCAACAGACCGGAGGCATGTTCTCCCGTGGCGACATGATGCAGATGTTATCCACAGGTGGACAGGCTGGGCTTATGGACTTCGCGCAGAACACTGACCAGATTAAGGAGCAACTCCGAAAAGCTGCGATCAGCGTTAAGAAGTTCATGGAGCTGACTAACGATCCTGATATGAATAGCCTTATTCGTAGAATGGCGTCCATGCAGAACATGGGTTTCTCTATGAACGACATGACGGCTGCTGCCGGAAATATGCGCAGGTACTCGCGTTCTGCAGGTACAACTATCGAAGGAATTATGGAGGCCGGTGGCGCGGGCTCCATGCTGTATCAGGGGATGGGCTTATCCGGAGCTTCGGGTATGAACTTTGGGATGTTTTCGGCTATGGCTGCGAAGCAGGCTGTCTCTGCTGGTGTGTTTAGTCCCGCAGAACTGGCTCTTCGTGGTGGTGTTTCTGGTGTGGCTCAGCGAAACATGCAAGCCCAAGCGGCGATGATGTCGATGCCCATCGTTGGGGCTTCGATGTCGTCCTTCCAGAATGGCTCTTGGGGTGTGAACTACGGCCAGATGGCAGGTCAGATGAGTGGTCGTGGTGGAGCTACAGGCTTTGTGATGGGCGCGGCGAACAATCTCGCTCGTGCTGCTCAGAGTGGTGGTGTTGGTGCTTTGGCTCTCTATGGCTTGCAGTCTCGGGATATGAACGACGAGATTTCCAGGTCGATGTCCCCAGAACAACAGATGGCCATGCGGTATCAAAGTGCTTTGAGCCTAGGGCAGCAATTCGGCTTGAAGGGAGCTGGAGCTTTTGCTGTTGGCGCTACGAAGATGTACGGAAGTGAAGTGGCGTCGGATATGCTGAAGATGGCATCTAGTCCTGAGTTCTGGAAGTCGTTACGCGAAGGTAATCACCGGCAACGTGATGAGTTGGCGCGTCAGCAGTACAAAGATATCAAAGATAGAACGCCGGGCATGTGGGATGACGTCCGACGAACTGTTGGAAACATGGTTGGTTCTGGCACTGGTGGTGGACTTGGGATCGGACGGAGTATTGGTGCTCTTACTGAGAGTTGGGCTGACACTAAGCGAAAAGAAGAAGCTCGGGAGCGTGGGGACTATTATGTGAGTGAGTCTCCCTACGGAGGTCTTTCTACTTCCCAAGTAGACGCGTGGGCTAGCAGAAAACGTGTTCGTGGGACCAAGGGTATGTCTATTACCTCGTCTGACCCTTCGGGGCGTAGTGGTGCTGATGTCTGGCGTGACGCTGCTTTCTTAGCTAGAGGTGATAACCAGGGAGAAATGGGGTGGCGTGAGAAAGCGTTACGTGTGGTTTCTCCATTGGCGAATATCCCTATAGCTTTTGCTTCTGGCGGTGCGAGTGTAGCTTTGGCTGTGGCTGGGGCTGACATTGACTACGGCACAGCGGAAAAAGGCATGGGTTGGCTTATGAAGCAGAGGTTGTCGCCTGATGAGATTCGCAACCAACAGAAAGTAGCAGCAGCTGCCAGGAAAGAAGCGGGGGCGGTATACGTAGACGCCAATAAAGCTAACACCTTAGCGTCAGATGAAAAATCAATGGACGCTAAAGAGGCGCTATCGCAGAGATTAGGCATTAACAGCACGAATTTCATTATGGGTTTAGGACATGATGTTGGTCGCTACGCTGAGAGTAAGTATACGCGAGTAGGGTTCAATGGTCAGGTGACGTCTAAGGATGTACGAAACCTCGCGATAAAGAAATTGATGAACGCTAAACCTGAGTTTGCGGCTATGGTCAAAACGAATCCAACGGGGGCGTGGAACGCAGCTCAGAAGTTTTATGATACGTTATCGACTGAGGATAAATCTGCCATTACAGGTGGAGGTGTGCGCTTTGCCAAGGATGTAGCGGCTAATGAGAAGGGGGCCAATATTTTAGCCACTAGCGAAGCTGAATTTAATACGGGTTCTGGAATGGGTAATCTTGAAGATGTTCAACAAAAGATACGAGATACCAAAGAGTCGATTAACTTCTCTCTTTCTGCTATACAGGGTGGAGGTTTATTCGGGACAGATTCCCAAGCACTCCAGGATTCTTTGTTGGGGACATCAGCAGCTCAGCAAGTAGCTATGGGTATAGTTTATGGTGGTAGCGCGGGCACACCTACCGAAAAAGACAGAGCTTTACTTATAAGCACTCTGCAACGGGAGAATCCTAAGGCTACAGCTAAACAGTTACAGGCTATGGCTGACAAGACGCTAGAGGAAGTTGCGTTAGGTACTGACTCTAACGGTAAGACGATTATTTCGGCGGAAGCTAAAGCACAACTCCGTAGAGCCGGAGAATATAACAGATCTATAGGTGGTACTTCTGAGACTCTTGGGAGACAGCTTATAAAGGTATCTGAAAGAACTGACGCCGCGATTGAAACTATGGGTGATGCGCTAACTTCAGATTTCACGGGTACATCTTTTGGTCGAGATAAACTGGCTAACATTACCGAGGTGGATATAAAGGCCATAGAGCGTGTTAACCCGCGACAAGCAGCAGCCGCTAGGAGGTATTTAGCGGCTAAGAAGATGGATTCCTCGGGCGAGATGGAGAAGGCTAAAGCTTCTTTCGAAAAAGAGGGAGTCGCGGGTGCCACGGGTGCTGCTGGTAAAGATATCAGCATGCTCGAGGCTACGGGATCTGAAGCGGACCAGTTAGCTGGGTCCATGGCTGCTATTGACTCGGTAGCTGCTTCTATGGAAAGAGCGTTTGAGAATTTTGCTCCTGCGACCAAAGACTTCGCTACTGGTGCAAAAGCCCTCGCAGCGTTTGCGCGTCAACAAGCTGAGAAGAACGCACAAGTTAATCCGCAAACCCAAGGTAACACAACGGACGGGTGATACTAGATGATTACCGACATCCAGCTTATCCAGTCGCAGGTTACACAGCCTGCAACCCCCAGAACAAAGAAAATCCCGCCGCGTGCGGAGTTCTTGCTGCGTCATGTCAACGATACAATGCTGGCGAGTCTACGAAAAACCTTCGCGTATGACGTGCCCTCTATGAGACCGCCTATTGTTTCTACAGCGTTTACCATTGTTAACGAGACTTCGCTGATGGACGTAGCCGACTACTCTTCAGACGTACAATTTCAGACGAGGCAATAAATAGTGGCAGACAACTCCAATCAGTCAGGCTCCTCCAGTACTTCTCAGTTTGAGAACACGGGCATCGTTGGGCGTTACGAGTACGTAAACACTGGCAAGAGTGTCACCAGCGGTTCGTTGACTGAGCGATACAACGCTTATGACCCACTCAACCGTGGCGTAGGAGCGAATGCTGCTGGTGGTTACCCTGAGTTAGCGACTGGAGTTTACTCTGCTTTCCCCATGATGACGCCCAAGTATGCGCGTCATCCTTCACACACAACAGCAGGTCGGTTACATAATCTCGCGAGGATGTACATCCCCGTGGGTAGCCCTCAAGCCGTAGACCGAATAATTGAAGGGCTGAAACGAAGAAAAGACCCGCAGCTGGTTGAAGTTGCTAGACGTCTCTTGGGAGAGTCATCCGGAAGCGAGAACACCGGAAAAGGCTACATCGATTTTGTTCTTCAGGGTGTGTCTCAGTCTTTGGACGAGAAGTACCAGGTGTCTGAGGTCCTGGAGGATAATTACGCGGTATTCTTTTTTGGTCAGCGAGCTCCTACGTGGTCTTACAGTGGCATCCTGATGAACACATACCAGGATGACTGGACCATGAACATGCTTCGGCTGTACTCAGAGCTCGGGAGAGGTTCACAGCTAGCTAAACGTGGGCTGTTGCTTCATCTTCGATATGACTCACTGATCGTCGGTGGGTGTATGCTCAACTTCCGCTGGGATCTGGCATCCTCGAACGAATTGTTCACAGCTTTCTCGTTTAACTTCTTGGTAAGGTCGCGCACAATTCTTCGCGGGTCGAAGAACGTGCCTACTAAGCTGCCAGATTACTATGACAATTTCTATAATACGCAGTTTAATCGTGAAGACGCGTCGTATATGGCTACGATTACACAAGCGTCCAAAGATGCTGAGATCAACGAACAAGAAGCGCAGATGCCTGAGGCTACTAGCTTCGATGATTTGTCCAAGATGACCCCGAATCAGCAGACGGTATCGATAGTTTCTGACGCGAACGCTCGTAGACTGGATGAAGGATTTGTTTCGGCTCAAGAGGCGCGTGGGAGTGGACCACAGACGTTGTCGGCCAGCGACCAGGATTTGTTGGACTCATACAAAGAGACACCGCCGTCTCGAGACGCTATAATGCTTCGAGGAAAGCCTGTTTCTCCTAATTCACCGATGGCTCCATAGCCAATAGCGGAGAATAAGTATCGATGGCAAATCTTGCTCGCTTCAGAATCAATCAATCGACCACGGGCACCTTTGGTTATGCTCGTCGGGACATCCTTCCTACTTCTGGGTCCGTAGATGTACAGTTCGAAGCCGAGAACGCTGGCCTCGTGTACCTGTGGGAAGTGATTCAACCCCCAGGGTCGAATGTAATCATCGGAGGAACAACCTCGCAGACTGCTACGTTCTCTGCGGAGATCGACGGTGGTTACATTGCGAAGCTGACTGTTAATCCGGGGTCGGCTGACGAGGATGTTGACTCTCTGTACTTTGGCATCGGCACTGACATCAATGGAACGCTTTTCTGCCTGCCTGCCCTAAATGAAACCATTCAGGATAACAGCATTGGTCATCCAGAGTGGGGGTGGTGGGAAAAGCTGTATGCGTTCTTGCGTGAGTTAGCATCCCTTGCTGGGACAGGCGGTGGAGGAGACACCTTCTTCGAATCCGGGTCAGGCACGGAGTCGTTACAGCGTAAAGATTTTGGAACTGCCCAGGGTGACTACTCCTGGTCTTTGGGTCTGAACTCCACGACGGTAGGTGATTATGCCTGGGCACTCGGTAAAGACTCAGTAGCAACGGGCGTCTCAGCCATTGCTTTCGGTGAGTATAGCGCTGCGGCGGGTGACAATTCTTTTGTCTTTGGGTCTAATGTGACCTCTCTAGCAGGGTCTACTTGTTTTGGTGAAGGGTACCAAAACGTATTCCATCGGTCATTGGCCATAGGGTATGATAATTCCTCGAGTGACTCGGTATCCAACCCTCAAACGGTACGAATACCTGTCAGCGGAGTTACCTCGTCTAGCGGCGCTGTGTCACAGCTCACAATTGACCCTGCTGGTTTCTTTAGCCTTGGTCCAGTCCCAGAGTATTCGTTCCTGAATATTCAGCTTCATGTTGTCGCAAAATGCGATGCCATTGACGGTAGTTTGCCTGCGTTGGTAACGTTTGACGGAGAGATCCAAGCAGTCGCGAATGCTACTGAAATCACGTACCAGGATTGGACGATTACTAAGAATATCTCGAGTACGACAGTGTATGAAGAAGACTTATGGGATATTTACTTACCTGCTACGAGCCCAGACCTCAATAGCTTGGATATACTCATTGTGCAGGATGCAACTAATCACACACCGGACGTTATATGGTCAGGTTATTTGGATATTGCAATCGTATCCACCATTCCTGGCATGTTATCCTGAGGTAACAAATGAGTAAGATAGTAAGAACCAAAGAAGCATTCGGTTGGATCGATGGTTACCTCAGTGCTGCTCAAGGTGGAGGATCTCCCGTAACTATTCCGGCTCTTACGATCAGTGAATCAGCTGATGAGTGGGTACTCTTTGAGACAAATTACGGGACTACTGGGAGTTTGCTCAAGGCGCTTAATGATGCGTGGGAGAACGGTGGGTCTAGCTCAACGCTATTGTCTGACGTTGTCATGCCTGTCTTCGGCGAGGGTCAGACAACAATGGATAGAGGAGACGAGTGGTTTAACCTCTCGTACTCTTCTTCAGTGCTCAGTGGTTTTGACATTACTGAGGCTATTCCTGATGACCGTGAAGATCCAATGCCTCTCACGTACAAAATAACTCTCGCTGAAGGTGACTGTTGTTTACGTATTTTTGCCGATCCCAATGCCCCAATACTCACAATGCACGTAGCGGGTGACACTGTTTATGCGACTGGTCCGATTTGCTACGTGTTTATTGATCCTACGGGTGAAGTTGGCCCAATCATAAATACGACGAACACATGGAATGCTACTGACGACATGACGTGTGCTCTCCTGTACATGCTGTCTATCTACGACGATGCTGGACCAGTTGTGTATACCCTTGAGAGCATTGTGGTTGAGACTGTAGCTAACCCGGTGACTGTTGGGTCTGGAACTCAATGTACCGCGTGGGGTACGTATACAAACTTGGTTGACCCTGTAGACATAACTAACCAAGTTACATGGACCTCTGACTATAACGTGACAAATCACGTAAGTGTTAATCCTACGGGAGAAGCTTGGGGTGAATCTATAGGGGGTAGTTCTACGATCACGGCTACGATAGACGCCATAGAAGGTACTCTGTTAATCGAGTGCATTGCCGTGCCATGAGTATGATTCGTTCGATGAATTACCCAGGAGCAAACCATGACTGAACTTTTGAAGATCTCTGATATGCGGGATAACCATAAGGATATTCCGAACAAAGTTGACGGGGCTATTAAGTACACTGATGGTGCTCGTCTGGGTGTGCATTCGTGTAAGATTGTGATAACAGACGGACTTCTCACTATTGACCAAGGAGAACTCCAATACGGAACTAAGAGGTATTCGATCCCTTCGTACTCCTCGTCTATTCCGTATTGCTACGGCGACACTTTGGGGAATGTTATTTACTCAACTTTTGATTACGTTCCTGTCGTGTGGGATAACCCTAATCGGTTATTCCCGGCACAAGTAGAACCTGAAAGTATACCCGAGGGCTATTACGCCAATTTGTGGCTTTACGCCGTATTGGGAGGAGACACAGGGACTGAAGACGTTGCTTCGCTCCTGTGTGTTCTTGGCAACACGCTCTACTTAACAGAACGTGAAGCCCAATCCGAGTATTTGCCTCTGACTGAAGCTACGCCAGTTGGAGGTACGGTTGCTACGTACAACCTCGTAGGAAACTTGGTCTGTATTGGTCGGATAACCACAGGCGTAATTGAGGTTGGCGATGGTCCGATTTGTACGTACAGCTTCAGCCAACCTTTAGCATTTGATTTTAACGTTCCTCCTGTCCCAAACATTCGTGATATCCCTGACTACTACAAGTATGTTGAAGGGTACTCGTACATCGTAACTGAGATTGACCGAAATAGAGATCTCGCAGTTTTTCATACAGACGGCGAAGGTGGAGAGCTCAGTACTACGATCACACTGCCTGAAGCTTCGGCTTTTGGTTCCGGTTATTGGCTTAGGATTCTTAGCCTAAGCACGTACGTTGGACCTGCGTATCTATTCGTGGGTATGTCAAATGAAGGAGCATCACCTAAGATAATCTGGCACGGGAGCTCTGTGGGCGTTGAAAGTATTGCTACGATGCAATACTTTGCATCTGTACGCCTCGTAAGTAATGGTATGGATTGGGTGGCTACGGACTTATCGGGTACTTGGACTGGAAACACGACTTACTGCTGCGACGGCAATATCAAAGATGGTGTCCAGGATAATATCGTCACAATTGATGAGTATGGAAACATCCAAGATGGTGGGATTAGCTCAGACTCATTTGAGGTGCCTCTCACCTTTAGCGATTCTATTAGTCGTGCAATGGACACGGTTACGTTAGCTAACGATAGCGCGAGTCCGGGTAACTTGTACTATTATGGTACTAACGCCAGCGGCACCAAGGGCTGGCACCTACTCCCCGCTGGCGGGGACGGTGGAGGCAGCGATATGACGGTTTACAGCAACATCGCCGGGGATTTCCAGGTTACTTGGAAGGATGCTGACGAGATCAACATCTTTGGGCTTCCTGAGAATATCAACGCTGTTCAAATCAAACGCATTACGCGTAAACCTACGGGTGCAGCTGCGAGTGTTATCAAGACTCGGGGTACGGATTTGGTGTGTACCTGGACGCCTGATGGGTCGATTCCGCTGGCAGGAGTTATCACGACGACCTCGTTTGGTACGTTGGTGACTACGGACGAGTATATCATTGAGATCGACGGACCACCTAAGGGCTATCATGCCGCGACAGACTCGTCAAAGACGATGGTTACTAATGCGCTGCATTACTGTAATGATGGGTTGATTGCTGATCTTACTAGCGACTCTGTGGAGATCGTTAAGCCTCTTTTATTGGATGGATACAACGCCTTTTCTCTCAGTGTGAACATTGGCGCGGCTGGAGATAAGTTAACAGTGCTCGCCACTAATGATCCTGCAGGTACCACTGGATACTATGATGTCACGGCGCTCGCCTTAGGTGTGCAAGCAATTACGGTTGACGGGGCCTACCAGACCGCTGAGCCGTTGATGTTCCAGTGGGTAAAGTTGGTTATTGATGGTCACACGGACAGCATTGCGGTCTATATGACACGCTTCCGAAAGTAGGAGGATTCTATGGCGCAAACACCAGCTCGAGACTTTATCAAGAGCGCAGTAGTGGACTTCCGCTTTCACGGAGGTGACGTTCGTAACTATGCCAATACCGCCTGGACTCTTGCTGGTTCTGGGTTTGCTCCAACGATTCAGCCGACCCATGGCGTTCCAGCGTTGACGTACTGTGGCGCACCTGCGGATCAATCGTGGATGACGACGTCGCAAACAGCGGTCACGATTGAGGCTCTCCTATCGTTGGACATGTTTCACCTGGGAGAATCTGGTACTGAGGCGAAAAGTGCACGTGTTCTCGATGGGGATTGGAATCTTGGGCTGTACCAGAGTCCTGCCGCAGGGGAGACTTCTAACGTTGCGATATGGGCCAGCTTTAACGGTGGTGACATCGGGGGTGGAGGCTACTATATCGACCAGAAGCTGACTAGCGCGGCGGTGGCTACTTCATTACATAAGGGTTCTCCTCTGCACATCATCATGAGTGCTAAATACACAGTTGGAGGGCCACTACTTGAGGTGGTGACGATGGTCAATGGTGTTTATGACACTGCTAGCACCTCTGTTGTTGACCACAGTATGATTGAAGCGCCGACGACCACGCTGTTCAACCATACGTTAGTCGCGCCAGTTTATGGCTTGAGAATGTGGAACAGCTATCTTGCCGACGAACAGGTATATGCCGATTTGTACCGAGAGGCCCGAAAGGTGCTTCCGACCGCGAGCTTCCCATTGGTGGTCGCTAACGGCTTGACTCTAACGTCGCCATCATAGGAGGTCATCGTGATTATCACCAGCATTGACTACGGCATGCCGACCTACGCAGACCCCGAGATCCTCACTTTCACTACGGGGGCCACGGCGGTTACTGCAGCGGCTATTCCTCACGGTACGCAGGTGCAGTTGTTTGCAACGGAGGATTGCTATATCGCTTTCGGGGCGATTGCTCCCGCAGCGGCGGCAACCACGCACAAGCTTCCTAAGGATGTGCTCATGCCTTACACCATTCATGGGCCAACGTTCATCGGTGCGAAGGGCATGATCAACACGGGCACGTTGACGATTACGCGCCTGACTATGGGTGGAGGGGCGTAGATGCTCTCTCGTCGTATTGTTCAATCGCGCACGAGTAATCTTGACCTGGACGTGCCAGGGTGCTTGGGCAACATCGACCGCCTGGACACGCACCTCACTATCGACGATGTGCGGTTTGCGCCGTGCGCGTTTTTGGTGGCAGGCGACATTAACCCGGCGACAGGGGCGTGGGCCTCGCGGCATGACGTCACTAAGACGTTGAGTGTAGCAGGGTCTGGTGCTGCTCCGACTTATGGGAATGTCACGGCGATTGAGAACTTGTCGGCTATTTATACTGTATCGAATAAGTATCACACCGCAGCGAACACTACTTGGGCGCAGCTATCGGACAAAGACTTTGCAATTGAGATAGTCTACGTTCACGATCCATATCTTGAAAACCTACCGTTTAAAACGTGGAATGGGACGAAGGGGTACGCACTTTATAATAACGGCGCTAATCAGACGACGTTCTACTTTAATGATGGGTCGTCTTCTGTTCAGAGCCTGGTGAACTTAGTGCCCGTGACAGGAGCGATCTATCACCTCCTAATCCTCGGTGACCGCAGCGAGAACTTATATGGTTATCTCAATGGTGTCTTTTCTGACACGCGAGCGCTGACTGGTGTATCCGGTAATTTGTCCACCGGCAGCGGAGTTTTGCTGATAGGTAACGGTTCGTCGCAGATTATCTCCTTTGGCGTGTGGGACCTCACCACCAACCCATTTCCCGGCGCATTAAAGAACCGCACCTACTTCGATAAGATCGCCCGCGAGCGCTTCGCCCTTGTCGCGGGTATCCAGGACCGCCGCCAGGGGGCGCACACGTTCACGCGGGCCACGCCTGCGTACTTGGATAAGTATGAGACTCCGACTAGCACTGCTCGGTGGCTTCACCGAGTTTCTTCTGGGTGGCCTCGCGTTTGCCAGCGTAAGGACGCCAATGGCAAGGTAGTTACGCGGGCGCTTTGTGAGCCACAGGTTACTAACTTGGCGACTAACTCGGAGGACCTAGCAACGACGTGGACAGCGGAGAACCTGACTACGATTACGGCTAACGGGCAGGTCGCAGCGAACGGCACGACGACTGCCGATGGCATTGTGGCCAATGCTACGGATACCACTCACGGGATTTATGGGGCGTACACGCTGCCCGCGACAAACCACTGTTTATCAGCGTTTGTCGAGTACGGTAACAAGGGATGGGTGGAGCTCTACTCTAGCATCACCAACGTGAGTTGCTACTTTGACATCTCCAACGGTGTGGTGGGCACGGCGGGAGCAGCAGTAACAGCAGCAGGGGTAGACGCGCAGTCCTACAAGGGAGTGAGTGGTATATACCGCGTGTGGATTTGCTTCACGGGGTCAGCGGATGCTAAAAATTATGGGGTGCGTACTGCACAAGCAGATGGTGATAACACTTTTTCGGGGGATACGACCACTGCGAATACTTGGGTGTGGGGCATCCAAATCGAGGCCACTGCTGAGCTGTTCCCCTCTAGCTACATACCTACCGCTGCCGCAGCTGTGGCGCGGAACAAGGATGAGCTGAGCTACAATGTCAGGTTGCCCATCGTCGGGAACCTCAACGACCTCCCGCAGGCGCTCACCATCGGCGGGACGGATTACGACCCATGCGCTTATTTGGTAGCCGATGATTGTCAGGCAGACGGTACATGGTTAAGCAGGTCAACCTACCATGCGAACATCCTAATCGATGGAAACATGGAAGCCGCTGACACTTCATATTGGGCTTCAGGGAATAGTTCGACCCTAAGTAAAGAAGCGGGAACCCCTCACGGCGGTTCTTTGTGTTTGCGTTGCGCAAGAAACGGAACAAATAATCCGTATTTCGTAAAAACAGGAACAACAATTATTGGCAAGACCTATAGAATTCGCGGATATGTCAGAAGCGATGGAACGGCAATTCCTCTAGTTTATGATTCTGGCGCAGTATTGTTATTTACAGGCACAACGTCAACATCATGGCAAGCTTTTGATGCAACCTACGTTGCGGTGGGACTTGCGCCATATTTTTGGGTTAATACTAGTTCTGGCACCACTTATTGCGAGTGGGACGATATAACGCTAGAGAGCGAAGCAAAATTGGCTTTTGTTGGCGCAGGAACAAACCCTACACCAAATTGGGATGCTGTTAGTCGAGCAAATAGATCAATAAAATATTGGGCAAGTAATTATCATCAAGCAGCCGATACTTCTTGGGGGACATTTGCAGCAAATGATGGAGCAATTGAAATCATACTTAATCATGATACATCTTTAGGATATGTATTAACAACAAATGCTGCATCCTCAGGAACAGAGAAGGGATATACTTGTTATTGTAATGGTGGAACGTTTAGATGCTATTTAGACAATGGTGCAGGAACAGCCGTAAGTGTGGTCGGTCCTGCATCTTCAGGTGTAACTACTCACTTTATGATCTGTTTTGACAGATCTGAAAAGATGTATTTGTTTGTCAATGGAGTTTATTATGCCTCATCTGATATATCAGGAATTACCGGAGATATAACAGAATCAAAGTTAACAGTTGCAGCTTCTCCTGTTGGTAGTAGTGCTTCTACTTCTATAGTATCTATGGCTGCTGTTTGGGATCTCGGCGGGGCCGTGTGGCCCGGAGCCGCCACCAACCAGGCCGTGATGGGCGCGATAGCGCGGGCGCGGTTCAACCAGCCCTTCCGGTATCAGTCGTGCCGGTTGGGCTGCGAGATCCTGCACCCGAACGTGAACCGGCAGGGCTTCTCAATCGTCCTATCGTGCGGGAATGCGTCGGACTATAACTACACCGCGATTTCCCCGAATGACGTAGCGTATTCCGAAGGCAGAGCCAACGGAGCGGCGCAGTGGTCGGGCGCAGCGTCAACGGATGTCTGTAACGGGGTCGACCATCGGCTGGTGACTCAGGAGAGATCGAATCAGGTTTCTCTCAAGGTGGATAACGCCACGGAAGTGACAGACGCCTCGTGTGAACTTCCCGCAGGACAATCAAAGGTGTTCGTGGGCCAGTTTCACGATGGCACCTATCAGCCGACCTGCCTGGTTGGAGGCGTGAAGTTGTTTCGAGGTGATAAGTGACGACTTTTTTGGATTGCTACATCGATGACCCTTCTGCCATTTCTGAGGGCCACGCCCCTGATCAAATCTACGCCCGAGTGCCGGTGTACGACGACAAGGATAAGTTCGTCACATATCTCTGTCGCGTGACCGAGGATCAGTATCGCCACTGGAGCGCCGAGGGCATTCTCGAGACGTGGGCTACAAAGACCAAGGCGAAGAAAAAGATCAAGGACAAAGAAGGCAAAGACAAAGACATCCCGACCATCGTGTTTGGTGGGACATTGTATTCTCCAGGGAGTCCTGTGATCATTCCTGATGATTCGGTCCAGGTAGGTCTAGCCATTCCTGAACCTGAACCACTACCACCGGTTGATGTTCTTCCTTAGAGTCTCGGTACTTCTGTCTACTTCTATTTTGTGGTGTGATCTTAGCGTTACGGAGTAAATTGCTATAGGATATCCCCCAAGGTCTATACTTTTGGGGTATCGCAATCCAAAGGAGAACGTCGTTGTCTCAACTCAAAAATGCTCTCACTAAATCACGTGCAGACCAGCTGTATGAGGCTGCATCAGCGTATGCACAAGAGGACGTAACAGGCTCTAGTGATTCTGTGTCCATCGTTTTGGGAGCTGCTGCTTCGTACAGTTCTTTCAAGATTGAGTACATGGTTGATAAGGTGACAAGTCACCACAAAGAAGACGGTACAATCACAATTTCGCATGATGGGATAGCGTCGTACCTGACGTCGCATGAGTTCAACTACTTTGAAGCTTCTCCCTTCACGGGGATTGTTTTTGGTACTACTCTCACAGGTGGAAACGTTAATTGGACCATCGTGACCAGTGGCGTAGATGAAAATTTGTCTTTTAGGTATCGTATTACTCGCGTACCAGCCTCTGTGTGAGACACAGGTAGGAGGATTTTGAGATGACTTCAAAACATTACGACGTAAACGGCCTTAACGGGACTGTAGAGCTCGGTAAGGGTGGGCCGAAGATCGTTGACGCTTCTGGAACTATCGAAGCGCGTGATCAGGCAGGAACGGCTTTTGCTAAGCTTCGGGCTGGTCATCCTGTAGACGCCAATGATGTTGTGACCCTTAAGTATTTACAGACCAAGGGTGCTGTGGTCATCATCGGACAGATTAATGGAGGTTCTCCTCCTGCCGCAGGTGTAGCAGGACGCATGTATGTGTGTACTACGACAGGTGGTGGTTACACTGTAAAGTATCTCTACTATGACAATGGGGCTACTTGGGAAGAGATTATCCCGTCTGAAGGTCTTTCGATTGCGGTAACAGACGCACTTACGGGTGGAACACTCACGTTTGACGCAGACCATTCGTACTTGTGGGATGCTGATGGCTCTACGTGGGTAGACCTAGGTCCATCGACATCTACGTCTCTTGCCAAGATCACGAAGACTCGAGAAGTATCATTGGTATTTGGTTCAGCTGGAACTTTGAACGTTGGAGCCGTTATCCCAATTTACGGACGTATTCTCCGTGTGTGTGTAAACGTAACACAAACGTTTAACGGAACAGCTCCTACTGTGACTGTTGGAGACTCTGGAGACGCTGATCGGTTCATGACGATTGCAGAGAACAACCTGAAAGCGCTTGGTCCGTGTTGTATTGACACTTTTTACATGTTGCCTGCTGAGACTCAGATTACAGCAACATATACGGCGGATAGCTCTAGCCAGGGTGCCGCTACGATCTTCGTTGAGTGGTCTGAGGCGTAAGCCTATCCTTTCTTTGGTTTACTACGAAACGTATTTCGGAGGTAGAACGTGTCAAGTAAGCACTATGGCATAGATGGCGTTGGTACCCTCGTTGAACTTGGCAAGGGTGGCCCCAAAATAAACAACGCAGCGGGTGTTGTTGAAGTAAAAAATAACGCTAACAACGCTTATGCGGACCTGACGGCGTTTAAGGCCACGGTCGATAGTATTCAGCTTGCTCTAGCTCCAACTGTTGGGGATTACGCGGAGGGTCATCTCTTCTACGATGCTACGTGGAAGACGCTTTCTGCTGAGATTGGCCGCGACGTCACGCTCCAGATTGGGCAAGAGGACCTGCGCCGGGTGTACAACAACACGGGCGTTACTATTTACAACGGCCAAGCTGTCTACGCTACAGGTGTATATAGTGGCGGGACGAATAACGTCATCACGGTGGCTTTGGCCAAGGCGGATTCAGCTACTACGGCTTTCGTAGTGGGCTGCTCTACGCAGGACATCTCCAACAACGATTACGGGTTCGTGACGGTCCGTGGGCACATCAATGGTCTAGACACGAATCACATCGGTAGCGCCTATCTGTCCACGCAGGGAATGGTGATGGACGGTCTTGTTGGCGGGACGGCTGGAAATGCGTACACCTTCACGGTGGTTGATACGACCTCGGGGGGACTCACCTATACCGAGGTTGGCGGGGCCATCATTGTGGACCTCGGCGGCACGACGCCGACGCGGGCGCAGGTTGCGACCCTCATCAACACTACCACGCCCTCGGCGTATATTCAGGTCCACGTGGAGACAGCGGGCAATGTGATCGTTGCTAGTGTGCTTCCCTTTGGAGGTGGCGTAGCTACGACTGCGGGAGATGTTCTCTACCTATCGGCGGCAGTGCCGGGTAAGTTGAGGGTTGGGGTTCCTGATTCACCAAACCTGGAGATCCGCGTCGGACGACTCATTACGAAGTCGGCTACTGTGGGGAGGGTGAACATCCGTATTTACCAGGGGTACCGCATAAACGATCTGTCTGACGTGAGTGCCCCTTCTCCAGCTATAGATGACCAGTTGGTCTGGAATGGTATGAACTGGATATCGCGGACTGGCGTCACAGTATCTGGGTCTGCTGGTATTGATTTTTTTGCGGACGATGCCTCGATTATTAGCACGGGACCGGGGCAGAGCGCTTATGCCGTTGAGGCATTGTTGAAGATTCCGCGTACTATTGCTGAGCAGCCTCAAGTAGTTGAAGCTACGACAACAACGACTTCCCCAAAAATAATTGAGTGTTACCTTTACAACTCAGCGCTTGGTCGCACCCAGCTTGATGCTGGGACGTGGACGGTAAATACTTATTGCTCAGTAAATGGCGCGAGTGGCACTCCCCAGATAGATAGAAACGTGTATCGTGTGATTCAAGGTGTCGGTACGCTGGTAATGTCCAGTACAGGCACAACGCGTACAGCAACTGCTAGCACAGGGACTCCTTTTGCTGCAGGAGATGGTACAGCAGACGTTAGCACTTGTGGCTATCTCCAAACGCCCGATGGCATCTTTCCTATAACGACGGGGGCTGTAGGTGGCGATGCTAAGGTGGCCGCTGTCACAACGTTAGTGGGGTATACCAACGAGGGAAGCTCGACGCCGATCCCGGCAGGCGATTGGAAGGTTTGGAAGAGACTATTCGGAGTCAACACCGGGAACATTGCGTATTTAAGTACGAATTACGGGTTGATACCTAAGCAGTCTGTGCAGGGCGTACACGCCTTAACCGCTGATGGTAGTGACCGATTGGGTGAGATTGTTTTTGGTCGTTCAACGAGCACGAGTCGTATTATCTATTATGTACACAACGGTGAGGTGAACGCGAGTAACTTCCGAACGCCACTCATTACGTTGCACAACAACATGTCGGGGCTCAACGCGGTAGGGGGTAACTATCAGCATCTTACGGATGCTAACCACACTGCGTTGACTGGTGGCGGGGCAACAACCCTCCACACCCATGCGGTGCCCACCACGATTACCGTGGCTGCTGAAGCTACAGACATAAGCAGCTTCCCTCTTCTCGTAACAGCCAGCACGGGAGATTTAGGCCCTAAGACGAGTTCAGGTTGGGGTCTGAGCACAGCTCACGCTTATACGGGAACAGGGACGGCTACTTCTGGTTTACCACGTATGTTCCTTGGAACGAATGCCCCAAGCGGTGATGACTCGGCTTTGCTTATTTGTCGCGCAGTAGCCGGAACAGATTTGTTCTCACACGCATTCCGGGATGAGAGTACGTTTACCAGTCTGAATACGGGTGCGTATGCGTCGTTTGACTCTATTCCAGTTCTTAACGGGGACATCACTTACAACCACATTGTGTCGTTCCAGTCTCGGCATCGGTACGCAGGTGGTGGGACGCTCACAGATAGCGTTGGTTTCACGTATGTACTTACCACAAGCGGAGCAGTAACAGCCTCTACGGCGTTCAGAGTTTATGACTACGCGGGTGTTGGTGTTGTTACCAACTTTTATGCGCTGTACATCCCAACGCTTACGAAGCCCACAAATCATTGGACCATCTATTCTACTGGTACATCAAAAGCGTACCACGCAGGTAACTTTGGTATTGGCACCACGAATCCGTTGAGCCTTCTGAGTGTAAGTGGAGACACAGCAGCAAGAACTGTTTTCCAGGACGGCAATAATGGTCAGGTAACGATTTCTAGTCCGAGCGCATCGGCGGATACGGTTACGAAGATTACGTTCAGCACTCCTTCTTATGGGGGTGCTGGTGGTAATGCAGGCATCGGCGTTAAGTGGACGGCTGTCGGTACAGAGATGATGTTTGGTACGTCGAATACGTACACGGGCATCAGTAACACGGCCTTAACTATTTCTAACGTTGGCTTAGTTAGTATTCCTGCTGGTGTTGTTTTAGGTTTTGATGCAACTACTCCAACTGGCAACACTGCTGGTTATTTGAAGATGTTCTCTGCTGGGGACAATGCATATTACACAACGTTCACAGCAGGAACTCAGACAGCGAATGCAACGTACACCCTGCCGACAGCGATGCCTACAGTTAGTGGGCAGGTATTCACGTCTACTGACGCGGGTGTGACGAGTTGGTCTTCTTTGGGTGTGTCTGTAGGTGGAACCGGTTTAACTGCTTACCCAGCGAAGTCGATAATTCTCCCTGCGGCGTCAGCAGCTCTTGGTACCACAACCCCCGCGACGCGAGAGACGCGAGAGCTGACCACTAATAAACAGGTTCTTGACGTTCTTAAATTTGCTCACGCAGGTGTTTGTATAGCCTGGTGGTCGTTCTTGCTCCCTGACTCATACGATGGTGGCGTTATTAACGCCAAGATCACGTATATGAATGTGGCCACAGACAGCACTAATAACTTCTTGTTCTCGTTATCTGCTGGTTGTGCAACGGACGGAAACCCTCTTGATCTCACCATGGGAACAGTTCAAGAGTTGGAGACTGTTGTTGGTGACACCGCTGAAGATCTTAAGATAGGCACGTGGAGTACAGGTGTTACTCCGAGTGGGACTCCTGCTGGTGGAAAGCTGCTGGTTCTTAAGTTGCAGAGAGACCCCACAGACACTGCGCATGACACCACATCGTTAGACGCGTACGTTCTGGGTCTACGTTTGGAATACACCGTAAATAGTTGGACTGACTGATGAAACCTGAGATAGCTATAGTACGTAAAATACGTTGGTACCATTGGCACGATGACATGCTTTTCATTCAGGTTTTTACCCGAGGCGTCATCAAACAGTCTGATACCAAGGGACTGGTACCACACGGTAGTATTCAGTATGCTTTCACAGGGATAGATTCAAAAGAAAAAGTAGACCAGATTGTTGAGGATGTCCGTAATGGCACAATTGCATAGTGGCCCTTGGAAGGTATTTAACGACGATTGGTTTCAAAAACACCAGGGCACTTTGTTATCCTGGTTGAATGGCTCGTGGCTTAAACGAAAGATTTCCAGGCACGCTCTCAGGATTGACGCTCCTGAGCACCTCGTTGAGATAACTCCCAAACATTACGTAGTAACCCTGGGCGACAACGTGTACCGGGCTGATTTTAGAAGTCACTCGAAGTACGCAAAACGTATCTACTATTCGTTGTTCTTTTATTGGTGGTTTTTGCATTTCTTAGACTGGCTCGTAGTAGATCGCTTGCTGCCACAGCATTCTTTTGGATTGGCTGAACTCACGGTCGCTCCTGCTGACGGTGAAGGTGGAACTACTTGTGACGGTTATGCTGCTCGGGTGGTTACTGTAGGGACTACGTTGTCCAGCATACGCACAGGTAGCGGAACGTCTAAGTCCAATACGACCACAGCGGGTGTTCTGTCGCGTATCACATGCCACGCTGATACGGATGAGTATTACGCAGTGAGACGTGCTGGTTTTTCTTTTGATACTGCTGCCCTAGGAGCTGGTGCTACGATAACAGAGGCTATCCTGCATCTGTACTCGACCGATACGTATCACGTAAACACGTACGACACCGTGGATGGTAGCCTGAACGTAGTTGCTTTTACGCCTGCAGACCCTGGTAATATTGCGACGACTGATTTCAATTCGTTTGGGACTACGGTTTTCGTAACGAAGTCGTATGCTGACTACGTAGTTTCAAATGGCTATAAGACTTTTACCCTTGATGCTACGGGCATAGCGGCTCTAAGCAAAACGGGAATAAGCGTTTTAGGTGTTCGTATCGGGTCTGATATCTCGGGGACGGGTATCACATGGAAAGCGGACGCTGATTTGGCTGTAGGAGTCCGATGGGTGGATTACACAGGTACAGCTTCTGACCCGAAGTTAGTCATTACGTATACTCCCGCAGCTACTTCTGTGTACAAGCCCTCACCGATAATCGTCGGTTAACGAACGCTTCCCCTGTTATAGCTAACGACCATTGCGTAATCCCCCAAAAAGTCATAAGGTACTTTAGAAATCACACACGCATAGAGGACCAAAAATGAAGTTGAAAAACCATGAACTGCTGGAACTCCGTACCGTATTGACTCCTTCGCTGAACAGCAACAATTTAAAAGTAGCGTGGATGGCGGCGAAAAACCTCCATGGAATTTTGGAACACGCTAAGCTCATGCAGAGTCTGCTGCATGAGTCTCCTGCTATGGCGATTTATGAGGTCGCGAGAAAAAGTGTAGCAGAGAGACACGCGCAACAGGATGAGAATGGTAACCCTATGACGCACGCGGACCCTCAACAACCAGGAGGACGAGCGTACACGATTGCAGATATGGATGCTTTTCGCGCTGATATGAAAATTCTCGTTGAAGAACATCCCCAGGCGCAAGAAGACAGGAAGGCGTTGGCCAAAAAGGAGCAGGAACTCCTACAGGAAGACCACGATTTTGAGCCGTACACCATCAGCGTAGAAAATACTAAAATTAGGAGCGATTCTGACGAAAGCGTATTTGACGGCAGGACTATGCTTATGCTGTTACGCTGTGGCATCCTGAAGGAGTAAATATGTCTCGAGAGACGAGAACCCTAGGCAACCAGACTTTCCGAGATGGTAACTTGTTGGAAGCGGTTGACGGGGCTCTCGTCCCCTCCAATTTTGCTGCTATCCCATTGAGCTCTGCCGATACCGAGTGGGAAGACTATGTGGATTCCTTCGGAACGGTCAGCCTGATAAACGCGATAGTCCAGGCCATGGGCGGTGGGGGTGGCGGCGGTGACACTTACACGAACACAACGCCTATGCCCACAGCGGTAGGTGGGTGGCCTGCTGGGTCCACATTTGATGCTGCGACAATGTCGGCCATGTTCGATGGCTTACTCTACCCGTATCAGTACCCGGCGTTCACTGCGTTTTCGATTTCGGGACAATCTATATTGTTGGAGGTCGGAGATTCAATCTCCACGAATAGAACTTTCGTATGGACCACCTCGAACAGCGCTAACGTCGCTACCAATTCGATTGACCTGGTAGACGTCACTAGTGGTGATGTCACGATTCTAAGTGGGACGGCTAATGATGGGGTACAGGTTACCAGTTACCCCGCTTCCCTAATCACCAAAACAAGCGCTACAACCCATGTGTTTCGGATAAACGGTGTTAACACTAACTCAGGTACCTTCACGAATACATTCACGGTAACTTGGCAGTGGAAAAAGTTCTATGGAGAATCGGTAAATGCAGGCCCTCTCATTGAAGGGGATATTGAGACTCTTCGTGTGGGTGGTTTGTCTAATGCTTTTGCTGGCACGTACGCTTTCAGCGCTGGTGGCCATAAGTACCTAGGCTACCCGGCATCTTTTGGAACGGCTTCAACTTTCAAAGATGCGAGCACGAATCTTGATGTCCCATTTGAGACAAGTTACACCGTAAACGTGACCAATGGTTTCTCACAGACGACTAGCTACCGAGTTCATCGTTCCACCAACATTATTGGCTCAGCCATCAACATCGTCGTTTCTTAGGAGGAGTCCATGGCGGCTATTCCGGGATCAGTTCGCTTCACAGGCTTTATCGCCCCATCGGACAGTGAAGACACGTATGCAGTCCACGACGAGATTTACGGCAGAGGTGGTTGGCGCACGGTAGCTACTCTAACCGAACGAGATGCTATCACGTCGGATAGACGGCGTATTGGAATGCCTGTTCGTGTTCTTGACCGAGGAGACGGTACTAGAGCCTTTTACACATTGATCGATGGTATCACTAATTCTCATTGGGTCCTCGATGAACTCGGCGGTGAATGGAGTGGGGCATACGATACTTCTTATGTTGCTCATGCTGTTACTCTACTGGACGGTACTGAATTCGTCTTGGCCGAGATAGACGCGTATACCGTTGAGGGTATTGGATACCTTTTAACGGTTACACCGACGACGTCTGTAGGACAGCTGACTGTTGAGATCTATGACGACGTAGCGAAGACTCTTCGTGTATGTACGCATGTCGTTGATTTAGCATCTCCCACGAAGAGGTCATCGTACTCTTTTGGTTTCAACGCTGAGACAGCCGGGTCGCTCTATTGCACCTTGTACTGTAGTGGTGTGCCTGCTGACCAGACTGCGACGTTCCTACTTTCCGCCGTAACAGCATCTCCCCGAGGAGTCCCGACGATCATCCCGACTCCGTATGGCGACGGTATCGAGGACGACGGTACCGGGAAACCCCGGGTAGCTCTGTCTTCCACGAGTGGGTTGGCTTTCTCGTTGGGGAAACTTGTCATCTCCCCTGACGAGACAGCCCCGGTACACGTGGCTGGTACAGCCCTTGGGGCGGTTGTTCATGGGGCCGTTGACGACTCCACGTTACAGTCTATCGCTGCGAATAAAGTCTTTGACTCTGTTGGGTGCATCCCAACGATAGCTGCCGGTTACCCAATAACAGGCACATACGCTACAGGGGCTGAGATACTAGACTCTGCAGGCATCAAGTGGCGTTGTACCGCTGGAGGTACTCCGGGTACCTGGGTACTAGTAGACAACGTCCTAGATGAACCTGTCGCAACCTACAGCACTGCTGTGGCTGTGGGAGCCACGTACTTATTTGAGGTACCTGCGACTGGTAATTCAGGAGTTCTTCTCTGGCTCCGAGCTTGGGGATTTCCTGTGGCAAAGACAGACACAGAAATTCCTTTTCGTGTTCGCGTCTACGAGACGAGTAGTGCTCTAGGCAAAGAGCTTGTGTGGCAGGGAATTGGGATAGCTAGGCAGACTGCTTTGACCGTAGCGATGACGTCTCCACAGACGTACTTGGAAGTGGCGTCGAATGATCTTATCGAAGTAGACGAGGGCTTGATGATCTTCGAAGATGACTCCCGAAAAGAGTATGCACTGTGCAGTAGTAGACTCACAGGGTATATTAACATATCAGAAGCCTTAGTTGACGCGGGTAGCTGGGATATTGGTACTCGAGTACTCCCGGTTACATCATGGTGGATGGTTCCGTGGATTAATAAGGACGGTAATCCCGCGAAGAAGAACACCATCTTTATCGAGGTTAGGCACGATGGTCTTGTAGGAGACCCTGATCTCACTTTCTATGTCCAAGCTATGGTGTACAGCATGGGCGTTGTTCCTCAGGTGACGCCGTGATATCAGGAACTGGACGAGCTCTCTTAACGCAACTCAACCCAACTTTTGTTTGGGACCCTATTCGAAATAGAGCGGTAGGTAAGGGTATTGAGGGCGATGGTAACCTTAAGTTCGATACGATTGATGCTGACGCCACCGTAACGACTGAAGCTTTTTCTGTATGGGATTCAGGGAATGAACGTTTCAAAGTAGTCACGCCTGCAGCAAACCCAGAAGAGGTTTTTGGAACGGCTGGATATTTTTCGGATGGGTATGTTGAACAGCGTTGGACAGCTACATGGAATGCTGTGAACCTTGCCTTTGACGTTGTTGCACCTACACCTGTTGGCTCTTTGTATCAGGAGACAGGTGTCGTAGCAGACATCATGGTGGGTACCACCATGGGGGATGTCACAGTAATAGATACAGAGGTCGACGCTAACGATGCTGTCATCGAGAAATCGTGTTCCAACAGCGCAGCGTATACTCGCGTGTACCAGTTTCTCATTAAGAGTGAAGACGGAACATCGCCGGTAGGCGTCGTAACCATAGGGATAAATGTTACTGCAGGTACGCGTACGTCCAGTGCGAGTACCTGGTGGCGTAAACTGCCGGGTTCTCGTGGCTGGTGGGCAGTGATGCTAACAGCTCCCTTGGTCACTCCGGTGTACGTTTCTCTTAACGTAACCGCCGGAACAGGGCGATGGTTCGTGGCTTGCCCCATGAGCTACTCTCAGTGGTCTTCTTTTGAGAATATCACTCGGGCACCTATCCCCATTGATCTTGGTCCTACGACGTACAGCCGTGGCTTATGGTACCTGAAGAGCACTAACGCCGAGATAGCTATAAAGCAGTCTGGTTGGTTAGCTATGAGCGTTGTGTTACCTGACCCCTCTGTGTCCCGAGGACATTTGAATTACGCGGGAGTTGGCTCCTATAAATCAGCGTACCTTCTGAATCTTGATAGCGACCTTCAAAGAATCAGAGTCACGATGAGCGATAGCAATGATCGATTGATTGTTATCCTCGGAGACACTGTTCCCGTGTACTACGCGTATCTCGATTGTCTCTCCGACTGGGATGGTTTTGCGGCGATGGGTATCGTTGCGTGTTGGGAGATCAATAATGGGTCTAAGTACGCATCTTTGTATGTTAACGGTCGAAAATTAGACAGTGTCGCAAACCCAGTTACTGGATGGTTTCCTAGAGGTGTGACTCCTGCACAGTTGCGTATAGGAACAGATTCTACAACCGGAGAAGGTTCAACTGCGGCAGACTGTTACATGTCGAAAGTAGCGATGGGAAATAACATTTTACAACGTAAAGATGCTCGGGTTCTTTCAGCCTATATGAAGACCATTGCGCGAGGACAGATATGACGCGGTACCTAAAGTTTGCTGACTCCGAGTTCTATCGCTCATCCGTTGCGTGGTGTCCGGTTACAGGGAAAGCGGTAAAGGCCCACGAACCTCGCATAGTTTCTAATTTTATTCTTGAACCTCAGTTACCTGTACGCATATATCATCGCTTTGAAGCGACACAAGGTTTTACCGCGTATAACGACGACCCTGCGTGTTTTAACATCCCAGGGAACACTACAGATTACCTTGTTGATTGGATGGACGTGTTAGAGGCGTGTAACCCCAGCGTCGAACGTATTCTTCTAGGTTCGAGTTACGAAGGCAGACCGTTAGAAGCTTTAAGGTTGGGTCCAGCAGATCGTAAACATTTTGTTATTGATTGTATGATCCACGGTAATGAATCTGATGGTCTTCCAGGATCGCTCAAGGCGATGGAGATCCTCCTTACGCATCCTGACTTCGAGAAGCTTCGTAACGATTTCACTCTCTTCTTCATGCCATGCTGTAATCCGGATGGTTTCTATTTTGGTACTCGTGATATCCGGAAGTTGGGACCACACCCTAGCGGTGTGGACAAGTACATCAACCTGAACCGTGTGTGGCCTTGGTACTGGGATGAGTTCACACCTACTGCGAATGAGTCCAAAGGTGCAGTTCCTCTTGACTGCCCTGAGGCTCAGGCGATGTACACCTGGCGTACCACAGGTAACGGAGGACAACCCACTCCGGTAGCGTTTCTCATGGACCAGCACTCCACAGCGGGTGATGGGGCGCGGTACCAGAGTAGGGACAGGACCTTCCGAGAGATTGACGAGTACGATTGGTTCACGTGCTGGGCCGACTACATAATTTACAGATATCTGAAAGCGACACAGGCAAAAAGAGTTCAAGAGGACGGAGACCCTGATCTCTTCGTCAACTACTTCCGAAGTAGGTATGTCCCGCATTGGCACACGTGGAACTCTACGCGAACTCGTGAAGAGAACGGCGGTATTCCAATTGTGTCGATGGTCAACGAGTACAACAAGGTGGCGTACGTCACGGTTGATACGGACCCTGAGACATACCAGAGCGCATGTAACTACACTTTGGATTATGCCTTGTGTTGCGCTCTAGTTATGCAAGGGGATTATTGCACACCTCGAGACGCTGTTCTTGTTGAAAATACGTACGGCTCACCTTCGATTAATTATTTTAATAACGCGGGATTCACTATATGGAACGAGAAGGCTGGTCCGAGTACAGTAGAATCCTACCGTCCAAGTTACTGGGATAAAGCTAGAAGTGAAATGTTAGAGAGTAGCCGAGAAGAGCGGCATATCGATTACCAAGGTAGAAACATAGTAATCAATCCGACTCTTAAGCTAGAAGTACCTCTAGAGTCTACGGTCGGGCCTAGTGACGTACATGATGTTCAGGTGGCTACCGATGTCACACATATGTTTGTTCTTGCTTCTGTGTCACCTACAGGTGATTTCTATTTTTCTACTTGGAGTGGTTCTACAAACTTAACTATCACTGGAGCAGACTCAGTAGCTGACACGACACAACAACTTCGATTTGCGGGCGTAACTGATACTCTCAGTTATCGGTATGTTCTTTTAGGCACTGACTTAGTAGGTATTTTGTTAACCTATTGGAACGGTGGAGTTAAAACTACCCCCGCAACGTACGCGTCAGCTCGTATGAACGCAGCTACCGCGTGGGACCCGGCTAACAAAAAGTTGTACATCTTGGGAGGCGAAGCCACGACAGGTGTGTACTCTCGAACTGTCTTGGTTGTAGACACAAGCGGCGCGGGGACTATCACAGAGCTCGGTACGAACCTTTTGGCTACTGCAGACTCCGGAGGGGAAGCTGTCTTTTGTTCTGGAGGGTCCCTCGACGGAATGGCTGTAGTCGTTGGAGGTAAAGAAGTACACTCGTCTAAACTTCGTGTGGTTATCGTTAACCCAGCAACCCCCGTAGCGACTGAGTATCTTGTAACGCTTACGGGATCTACTTTACCTCGTAACCTGGTGTCGTGTGCCTTGAGTTATGACGGGGTAGACACCATTTGGGTATACGGCGGTGAAGACCCGGCTACAGGCGCTGTGCACCCTGGTGTATGGACTCTTCAGTGGTCAGGGTCTGCTTGGTCTGTTAACGACGAACAGCTTTTGGCTGATGCTGGTGACGCTGGAGATCCAGAAGATTACGGTGGGACTTCGTATTGGAATCGTTTGTGGTCGCGTTGGCGAGCAGCTAGATCCTATTACCTAGACACAGGGTATAGTTTTACTTTGTTGTTAGGTGGTGTTGAAGAGGACGCGAGTACGGGACTTCCGTTACCTGGCCCGTACACAGGTGGTTTTTTACACGACAGCACCGATGGTACTCTCACAAAACCAGAAAATCAAAACTACGCATACTCGAGGACGAATGTTCGTTTCTCTGTAGCTGGTTATACGAAGGTGTGTACGAGCTGGAGCGCCAAAGCAGGTCCAGAGACTACTTCAGGTTACATCAGGATCAACAATGCTCCTGGTTCAACGGCAACAGGTACGCTGACTACACGACGTAATCGTACGTACTATATGCATCCACCAAGATGGTGGTGGCGTGAGCACGCCGCTTTGGATCTCGCCGGAGGAAACCCATTAGACCTTGAGGACGAGTGGCGAGCGTATGTTCGTGTTTACCAGGACTCTCAGGCTGTAGGGTGGGACGCACCCATGCTGAACATTGGAACATTGTGGCCTCATAGCTGGGTTCCGGAAGGAACAACTATGGGTTCGGAAGAGATCCAATGGGATGATTGTCTTGATCCTAGGTGGATGCACGTATCGATGACCATGATGCCCCAAGCAAGTTTTCTATGTAAGACCGACGAGTTACTTTTAGTTGACGTGCAATGTGCAGGGTTAGTTATCACAAATCGGTTTACGCTCTCTTTCTATAATAGCGGTGACGACGTCGCTAGAACTTATGTAAGAGACCAGGTTCACGGAATAGCGGACCCCACAATAAGGTTAGCAATCTACGACTCTGAACGTGGAACGCAGACGTGTGAAGTGCCGTTATTCTGGGGTGGTTATCACAAGGACACAGCACGAGCACGATTCGATACTCCGATTATAATCGATTTTTGGCAGCATGTCAGTTATGGCTGCGGGATAATCGTGAACAACGCTGGCGCTATCGGTAAAGCGTGGATTCCGGGACCTATCAATCAATCTTTGTGGGCAGCTCCCGCAGACTTGCGCATAAAGGGTGGTGGATGGTGGGCGGAACCCATCGTGCACGAGATAACTGACGCGTGGGTTGTTGAGTACGCAGCGAAACAGGAACCCAACGGCGCTCTGCTACTCGGAGATCGTGACGCTACTTGGGGACAAGTGAGTCAACGTTCCACGTTTAAGTACATCGAGAGATTCACGCGGGCAGACGCTACGAACCTTGGTGACTTCTGGGACGTCATCACTCAGACAGGTGACGGATGGGATATCTATTCCAATGCGGCGCGTTGTTCTGAAGTTGGTTGGGAGCGCTGGGACGCTTATCCCTATTTGAGGGATGTCTCTATCTTAGGTGATGCGCGTGTTGGGTACGCAGGTGGCCGCATTGGATTCTTCACACGAATTCACTGGGCCACAGCTGGAACTGGAATTGCGCATGGGTACTTGGGGACGCTGTATCACATCTCAACGGGGAATACCTTGTTGCAGATAGAGCGTGTCTTTGACAGCGCAGGAACGCAAGGTAGAACTTCCCTGGCTACTATTGCGTGCCCCTATACTGTAGGAGATACTGTTGAGCTTGAGTTTGAGGCTGTGGGTAGCACCCTGACTCTCATTGCTCGTTCAGGAGAAACAGTGCTCGCTACATGCACCACCGTGGACACAAATCATATCATGCCGGGTGCGTTTGGTATCTGTGGAGAGACCACAAGCAGCTCTCGGTACGTATACCTGGACAGCGTGCGAGCAGAAGTTCGCGGCACTAACAAAATTAGAATCACGGACTGAGAGGTAAACCATGGCTCCTCCTACCACTTTGAACTTCAGCGTTGTAGACACCTTTCCTCTTTATGAGCCGGATGGTGTCACCAAGCATACAGGTGTGACTGGTTTTACAATCACTATTTGGTTTAACGGAGTCGTTGCGTCTCCTCTGTTGGACCAAGCTGTCGTGGAAATCGGAACATCAGGTGAGTACAAGTTTTCATTTACCGCGTTAGACGCGGGCTACTGGACTTGGGAAATCACGAACACATACAACGACGACGTGTACGGTGGGTCTCAACTTGTAGCTGTGAGCAACGTCAAGTTTGAGATGACGGCATCGGACAACGGCGTGACTGCAACCTTTGGGGTCTGGATGACGAAAGACGGTGTACGCGTTACGGACCTCACGAGTATGACTCTGGCTGCGTACAGTACTGCGGGAGCACTGGTATACCCATTTGGTCCTGAAACTACGGATACTTCTCAAGGTGTTTTCAAGTTCACTTGCTCCGCGAGTCTCTTTTCGCCGGATGTCGAGTACTACTTGTCGATCCTAGCTGAGCGTACCACTCCTTTTGGTTCTTGGAGTAGCAACCTCGGGTTTACAAAGGTGTGATAGATGCCATTTGTAGTAGCACCACGAAACCTCAATATCGGAAGTTTCTCTGATGACGGTTTCCGTTCGCAAGAGTTCTGGAAGACAGGTCCTTTGGGGACTCCTCCGTCTCCGGAAGTCGGGGTTATGGCCGGGGGTTGTGGGATTGACCCGTGTGGGCAATGTGAGTGTGGAACACCCAAGAGCGATATTGAGCCTCGATTCTTGTTCTCTCGTCCGTTGGACGGACAGAGGAATGTGTCTCTCACTCAGGTGCTCAAGTTCATAACCTACTGCTACTCGAGTTGGATCAGTCAAGAAGTGTCGGTCGTGGAGATCAGCGTGGATGGCGGTCTCACTTTTGACATTGCGTACAATGGCTTTGTTGAAACCGAGGCTTTTTATCCTCCGTATGACGGGACTCTAAGCAAGGTTAGACGAACCCAAGGGCATGAACTTACGTTCTATATCCAGAGTACGGTTCCATGGCCCACGGCTCAGAAGGTGTACATACGCTACACGGGTCATGACGAGTTCGGACAACAGGCGACTAAAACGAATGCGCTGGTGTGGGGATGACATACGTCTGGGAATTTGAGACAGCAGGGCGTCTCCCTGAACCCGAGTACCGGAGGTGTCACCGAGGGAAGATGATACCGCTAGAAGAGGTGATGGCTGCGAGGTTTCTCAGAGTGCCTAATGCGGAACTCTTGAGAAACAGAACGCTGGACCATATAGCTAATACTGAGCTCCGAGAGGTGCAGACCCGGGAAGTTATCCTTCGTACTTTACGGAGTAATCTATCCGCGATCTTCGTCGATTTGGTTAACCAGCAAAAGACGCTAGAGGTCCTTATCTGTGAGAAGCGTAATAGCATACCCATAGATACTGAGTTACGGCAGTACGACCTACTGTACGAGAATGTTGCTGCCTCTTTTGTAAACTACCGGATAAACGAAGAGTACGTGAACATGCTCATCGCGTCTTTGAAGTCTACAAACGCTGTGTTGCGTGTGGCTGCTCGCTGTGCCATTGTAATCATGTCAGCCATTATTGAAATGCGCGGCTAACTGAGTCTCCAGAGGGTCTCGATGCCAAAGAAGAAGCAGAATCCGCTTGCGGCTACTACCGAAAATTATTCCACTAATAGGCCGCATACCGCTGTGTGGCTTGTTTACATCGACGGCATCGAGATACCTGTAAACTCTGTAAACGTCCAGTTTGGTGTTTGGCAGATTCCGACTGCTCAGATTACTGTTCCTCCTCACGTCATGCTTCAGCGTTTGGGGTTTGAGGACCGAATTCTCGTTGAGATATTTTATCTGGACGAGTTCTACCAGCCCAACAATCCACAGTTCAGGATGATGGGTGAATACGAGATCATAGAGTGGGGATACACGAACACAGGCATGGGACGAGCGGTGAACTTCAGCCTGCGTTCTACTCTACAGATTTTTGAGCAGCTGAAGTTCTACTATATGTCGTCGGTTGATGACATCGTTACCGCGAACAGCGCCGTTGTCGGAACCTCGAGCGAGACTGTAGTCACCCCGATGGTGTCATACCCCTTGTCGTTATTCCGTCATGGCTTGGTCCCCACAGCTGTTCCCGTAACTGGAAGCGAAAATATTGAAGATCCTCTTGAGGTCATTAAGAGCCCGTCAGAGTTCATTTGGAATATTTTCAAAGCTTTAAAGGGTGAGGTATCTGTAGGGGAATCTGAGCTGACCTCTGAGCCCCAAGGGACAGTCCCTAGGTCTGCTTGCGCCGTTCCTGGTCGTAATTTCTTTGGTCGCTGGTTGCGTAAGACGGACTTCGTGCGGCGTTGGACGGCTTTGTACGGGTTCGACGACGAGCTCCAGAAGGACCCGACCACTGGTGCGTTCCCGCTTCTCAATCAAGTGACGAGCGTCAACGTGATGAACGCCCTTGCTGACCAGATTGGTGTCAGTGTTGGTGATTCGGGGACGGCGTGGGAAATCTTGCAGAAGGTTATGGGCGTGATGCTCATGGAGATTGGGACTACTCCTGCTCCACCAATTGCGAGTGTTAACAAGGACACACGGCTATTCGAGGGTTCTTTCACTAAGCGTAACGTCAAGGCTAACAATTCTGAAGGTTCAATCCTCGCGCACTACGTAAAGCCTCAATGTATTTTTGCTGTTCCGCCTCGATGTAACATCATATTCCCGAGTATGATCGAGTCCTACAGCTTCAATGAAAACTTCATGGCTCAACCTACTCGGGTGTACCTGGGTGAGGATTTCCTCAATAAGATTCTCACGGCTAGTTCCGACGCACAGATAGGTGAGCTTACCAAGTCGATGACGACCACAGGATATCCGCACATCGTTAAGCTGTGGATGAAGTCTTTCCTATTGACGGATAAGCCCAACACTAAGAACTTTCTCATCTATCCTGAAGAGCTCCATAAGGGTCCAGTAACCCGTCATATAGGAGTTCCACCGTGGGCTGTGATGTTGGAGCAATATTATAAGGCTCTAGGGACTGGTGTAGCCGTCGATGGTAAGCCTGCTACGTCTACGGGAGCTGCGTATACACCCAGCTACACCCCAAAGGTTTACAAAGGAAAAGCAGGAACGCTTACTACTCTTATGCTTACTACGTATAAGGAATTAGCTCTAAAGTATTTGACACCTCTAGGATTCCCTGACGCTATTTACGTTATGTTGTCCACGTTAGCCGCTGAGTCTGGTGGTGACCCTACGGTAGCGTCTACTCACTCGAGTTCAAAAGGATTGGGTCAAACATTACAGAGCACTTTTGACAAGGGTATAGAGACGCTTAAGAAGAGGCGTCTACTGACTGATTCGTACATTGCTAGTTTAGGTGGAGTTAACATCTTCAACCCTGAATTGAACATCGCTGCGAGTTGTATGTATCTCGCTCAGTGTGCTTGGGCTGTAGGCGCTAAAAATAAAGATTTCATTCTTTCTGATATGTACGCAGACCCCGAGCATGACTTACCTGCTGTACCGAACAAGATGCATTTAGTCGCGTATGCCTACGGTGAGGGCTCAGGGTCGGCTAAGAAGCTAAAGAACCTAGTTGACACTAAGACGTACAAAGATGGTGTTATCAAGTCTCGGAATTTGCGAGTAGATGTTAACGACGTAAACTCGGCGGTAAAGAAATCCTTCCTAAAAGAAGACCAAAAAACACCAATGGAGTGGTGGCGTAAACGTTCCTCTAAGATATACAGCCGGTGGAAGAAGTTAGCCGAGGCTGATGGAGCAGTTACTCTTGCGAGTGCTGCGAGCACAAGTGGGTCACCGCAGGCTAAAGGTTATGCCGTTCCGTCTGCTGTTATCCAGACACCGGCTCAGGCAAAGGTAGCGGAAACTCCGTATGCCGTTAGCGACGAATATGCGGCGCAGCAACACGCGGAGAACGTAAAGAAGGTTGGAACAACGCCAGGTGCAAAAGCTGCTGACCCATCTACAGCGGAAAAAGAAGCTGACGCCGCAGCTCCCGTAGAGTCAGACAGCGATACCAACCAGATACTCGGAGGTTTGTTTGATTTGTACGCGAAGTACGAGTACTTCCGTTCCCGGTACGAACCTCGAGCAGCGTCACTTCGTTTAGCTTTTGACCCGTATATTGTACCTGGTTTCCCTGCTGTTGTTTTTGACTCTAGAGACAGTAAATTTGATATCTTTGGGTACGTACAATCGGTGTCGCATACGTGGAATGTTGAATCTCCTGAAATCTCGACAAGTGTGACGCTTGGGTATCTGAGGTCGTTCCCTGAGTTCCTGAATGTGTATAAAGAGCGGGATAGAGATTTGGACCTCGACCATTATATGCGTGATAGCGATGAGGGGTATCTCTCGGCTCCTAGAGACCCTGTCGCTGAAGTTGCGCGTATCATGCAGACAGTAGACGAGACTGACGAGTTTTACACCACGTTGCTGTACCCAACTGTGAACGACACTGGAAAGACTTCCATCTTTAACTGGGAAGAGATGCTAGATCTCTATCAGACAAATGGAGAACCTATCCCGAAGGCAGCACTCGAATCTTGGGTTTGGGAAGAGGGTATGTACACGGAGCCTAAGCCCAAATTCAGGCATTTGTTTAAGAACTATGACGACGCCATGCATTACGTGGCAAGACCTGCAGTGACTATCACAGAGTTCCGAGACCTAAAGAACAGCACTGATCTTAATAGCATCACGAAGTCGGATAGCAGCGCTGATAACACGGTTACAGCTTACAACAGCGAGGATAAGAATTCTAAGAAGGGTGCGGTGTACTACAAGCGCCTCTTTGAGCTTCGTCAAGGTCCGGGGAATATCATGGACCCTGCTACGATATCAAAAATTACAGGCGCGGACGTTACAGCTATCGATGATCCTCTTGGAAATATCATTTTGGCCGACTGGGAGCGCTTAGATACAGCGGTGAGAGATAACATGTTCCAAGTACCGCAGACGCGACGTAACTGGGATAAAGTGCTAAAAGCGTATCGAGAGTTCGTTCGCTCCAAGAGACTCTCGGAATAAGAGGATTACTCCATGGCAATGACTTCTCGACAGGTTACGGACTTAGAGCTTTGGAAAGAGTGGAAGCAAACTCGAAATCCACAGACTCTTGAGAAGCTCTTGAACCAGTTGCAACCTCTCATTCAGAACGAAGTCAATAAGTGGGGTCAAGCAGTTCCGCCAGTAGCGTTGAACTCCAAGGCGAGACTGTTGGCGGTGGAAGCCCTTGATAATTACAACCCCAACATGGGAGCCACGATTGGCACACACGTTACGAGTCGGCTGCGTAAGCTCTCTCGCAGTGTGTACCCACACATGAACGTAGCTCGAATCCCGGAGAACCAGCAGCTCTTCTATCACGCGTACAACGTAGGGAAGACGTCGCTATCTGACCAGCTTGGTAGAGACCCGACTACGGATGAGATGGCAGACCACTTAGGGTGGACACCTAAGAGGGTTGTCACATTCCAGCGAGCGTTTGACCGCCGTGAGCTCGTGGAGTCCGAGGGAGCCTCCTTCGATGCTGACGCTGACGACGGCATGGTGGATTTTTATCACTTCGGGCTATCACCCATGGATAAGCCTCTGTTCGAGGACATTATTGGCTACAAGGGTAAGTCTGCTATGTCCAACAGCCAGCTGATGAAGAAGTACAACATGACTCAGGGTCAGCTTAGCTACAAGAAGAGAAAGTTCATCGACGATCTCCAGAGAATACAACGTGGAGGTCACTGATGCCCATCTCTGGAAAACAGAAATCGCAGTTGTCTCAGCAGGCAGCAGAGAACACATCAGCTAGAAAGACAGCTTCTTCCCCTGCGGATTCTACGTACGAGACTGAAGAAGCCAAGGCGTCTGATTGGCTTTCTTTACTCGGTAATGTCAGCGGACACCACGACCGGGTTGTAGGTGTCCAGACGAACACGAGCACGTACGATGTCCCAGCGACAACTCTGAGTAAGCGGCTGTTGTCTGCCGAAGGGTTTCCACCTACGTCGAAGGTCTACTATACCTTTGCGTCCCCCAACTCATTTGTCCCGTGGTCCAAAGACACAGCACGCGAAGTGAAGCAGATTGTTCTTCATTCTTTCGGGTCTACCTGGCACGCGTTCAAGGCTTCTGGGAAGTGGAAGGGAGCTATGAACGTCCCAGGTGGCAGGGAGTACTTTGCGCAGCAGGTGTCTGAGAGTAGCATCGTGCAGGTGTGGCTTCCCAAGGGTACTGTCCCCGAGAACGGGATGTACAACTCTAGGCGGTTGTCTTCTAGCCTGCAGTATTTTTTGAATCCCCCGGATCGTAAAGAAGGTGTCCATTTCGTTATTAGCCGGAATGGAGATCTTTACATCCTAGGAGACACGAACAATATCTACGGGTCAGCTGGGAGTCTTAGCGAGACTTGTGTGTCGATAGCGCTTGAAGAAGCGTTGTACTTGGATGTTGATCTGTCATCTTTTGAGGTCGTTCCCGCGACATGGTTACCAGGAGGAGACCCCCTAGGGACTGAGGGTAACCTAAAGTACTGGGATTACTCACCTATGCAGTACGTAACGTTGGCTACCTTGGTGGCTAAACTGCGCATTGCATACCCCGATTTGAACAGCGAAACTCACTCTTCTTCTGCGCGGTCGGTGTCTGCGTCGTTCACTGGGATTACGATGCGTAGCCACATCCAAGGAACGTCTGCAGACCTAGTGGATGTCTCTCCGCATTTACAGGTTGAGGAAGAGTGGGCGTCCCTTTATAGCTTGATAGCTGGGCAACAGTCAGCGGTAGCGTTGTTTAATGTTTGGAAACCCAACGATGACTCGTACGCATCGTACATGTCTTGGGCTGAAGAAGCGGCGAACGCTATAGGTCCTGACGCCATGGGTTTGAACAAGCAGATGACCGGTAACCCAGCGGTTGCGGTTATCGCGGGAGCTTATCGTTCGAACCTAGAGGCGAAACAAGATTCTTCTGCGTACAGGTACCAGGCAGCTGTTCGTAGTGGGCAAGAAAGCTCGTTGCAAGCTGCTAGAGCGAGCGTAGGTAGAGTTTTGGAGCAAGCGGCTAACGCCAAGCCCGCTACGCCTAAAATTATCCCGTTGGACTCGGAAGGGACGGTGTGATCGATGGACATCCATTTTCAGCCTACGGCAGCAAATGAGACGTACGGAGGTAAGGCATTTACCTTTGGTTTTGTTTCGTCTCTAAAGGTCTGGGGGTTGCAAGCCCTTGTGAATAGATGGATCAAGACGTTCATGACCCCCGTAGGTAGCGATCCATTGCACCAGGATTCTGGGACTTCTTTTGCCTCGCTAATTGGCGTTAACGTAAACCAGGACAACCCGGATATCGAAGACGCTGTTGTCTTGGCTATAGACGACACGAACGACCAACTCGCGGACCAAGAGTCAGGCGGTGGGTATCCTGAAGATGAATCTTTGGGTTATGCCAGGCTGACGTCTATTTCGTATGATGCTTCGTCGTCTACCGTGAGTATCTGGGTTGAGATTTCGAATAAGCTGAATGAGTCTCTAACAGTAAAACTGGTTGAATTGGCAGACAGGTAACCAATGCGTATTAATATCTCAACCGAAGATGTCACTGCTGCTGAAAACTTTCTCACTGAATACCTGACAGAAGCTGTTCCGGAAGGTTCGTTTCAGCCAGGAAGCGCCCTTCGCGATTTAGCGGTTCAAGCCTTTGCGAACATCTTTGCTTTTTTACGTGGTGAAGTCGCGCACGTGTCGAAGATGCAATCGCTGAAGAAGGTGCAAGATGAAGCAGACGTCGATGGTGACCTGGATTCACCCGACGTGTCTCAGATGGTCGATGAGATTCTGTCGAATTGGTTCGTCTCTAGGAACTCAGGAACCCATGCCAAGATGACTGCGCAGATTCACTTTACGCAACGTGCGACAGTCACGCTGCGTAGTGACATCAAGTTCTGGCGTACACCATCTCTGGTATTCTACCTGGATATCGTTGATGGCTCTCTGGTCATACCGAGTGACAGCATGCGGCCCGTGTACGACACGAAGGGTCGTCTCATCGACTACGTGGCGGATATCCCGTTGAAAGCGGCTCGTACGGGCGACAGTTACAACCTGTCTGCTGGCAGATTCACTCGTGTGGAATCTCCTTCGGGAATCCCTTACTTGTCGTATGTGAATCACTCGGTCGGTAGTTCTGACGGAAGTGTAGTCGAGACTACTGCTGACCTGATTGAGAGAGCTCAGAACGTAGTGACCGTCAGGAATCTGATTAACAACCGGTCCATTGATACCGTTTTGCAGAATGAGTTTCCTGACATCTGGACAACCCTTACTGTTGGTATGGGTGAACCTGAGATGCTTCGGGATAAGAGGCTGGAAGTAGCGGAACATATTGAACTTCATGTGGGTGGTCATTACGACACGTATATCGAGATGCCCGAGGGCGTTAAAGAAGAGAACGCAACCATTGGCCGTCTTTTCCCGCGACCAGATGGTAAAGCGATGGTGTTCCGCGACCCGCAGCTTACGTACGACGGCACGAGCAAGAAGTTCACAGACCTCGGTGTTCAGCCTGGTCATGTGCTGTACATTCGCTCAGGGATCGTAGGGTCTCCGCGTGGCTATACCATCCATGGAGTATTCGACGACGAGCTCCATGTGTCTGAAGCAACGCCATTCACGCAGGCGTCAGATGAACTCACGACGAATGCGGTAGAGTATTCCATTGGGTGGCTGTCTCCCTACTTCGACAACGTCAACTTTGACAATCTACCAGCATATTCGTTTGTGCGTACGGCAGCAGTCAGTGCGAACCCTACCTTGTCATATGTCACAGCGGGAACCTCTCGACGACTACGAACGTCCGGTGGGATTTATTTATCGGGGAATCCTATTCTCGACATCTTGAGTGTCGAGTTAACAAACCCGGATAGCTCTGACCCGTTTAAAGACCCTACGAGCGGAACAATAAAGTTCCAAAACAGAACGAATCTTCCACCTATCCAGGGGTCCGTTGTTGGTACTTCTCAGTATCAGGTGACAGTTCTTAACCCAGAGAAGAGTCAGTCGGCTGAAGCGGTCATCGGCGTAAACGTTGGCTATTACGACCCAGACACCGGGTTAGTATCAGCAGCCTTCAACGAAAAGAATCTGCGTGTTCGTTACAAGACGCTCCCAGGCTTCATGAGTGTCCATAACTACACAAAGAATATCTCGGATCGAGTATTGGCTGCGAATCATCTAGTGCGAGCCCGACATAACATCTGGATATCCGCGATGATTCCTGTTCGGTACAAGCCAACTGTCGCGGCTTCGTCGTCTTTTGAAGAGATACAATCGAGCATCTCAGCGTTCATTAACGCGTTCGATGCTAACGATTACCTCGACATGTCTGACCTGATGACGGAGTTGCGTGTCAACTACAACCAGATTAGCACTGTGTTTCCTTTTGACATCACTTACGCTCTTAACCTGCCTGATGGACAGGTAGCAGAGTTTTCGACCACGGACATCGTATCCATCTTGGTGACTGACACGAACGGGGTTACTCTTACCAACGGAGACGAGATCGTCGTTCCCGCTGCTTTACAGAGTAAAGGAATCACGTCGATCTCCACGGGCAATGATTTGTTGGAGCTCTATAACTACAGTGGAATCTCTGATAGAACTGTGGTGTACCGGAGCCGCCCTGAACTGATCACTGTCTACCTGAGGAGTTAATCTGATGCCTCAACCGTTCGAAGTCGACGACTATAACTCCTCATTATTCGGTGGTTTGTCAGGTTTCTGGCAGAAATTTTTTCGAGACACTAAGGACCTGCACGCGTACTACAAAGCCTCGGAACAGTACCTCGGGCAAGTGTACCTTGACCTCTTAGGGAGCGTTCTCAGCACCGGGCTTGTTGATACGCCTGTGTTCAATAAAGAGTACTGGAAGCTCTTTCTCATCAAAGAGAATGAGCTCTCGTTCGTTGAGGGTCAGTACGAGATAGACGACAAGTACAAGTATGACATGCCAGGTTCTGAAGTATCGCTGGTACTCATGCAGAATTCTATCTTTGACCCCTCCGTTACGTTCGAGAATGACGTCGATTTCACTCTCAAAGATGACGACGGATTTGTTTACTTCAATCGGGATATCTTCAACGAGGTCGTTGACCCGAACCTAGGAATCAAGGTTCCCCTGTCGGGTGTAGCGTGGCGTTACACGAACATCCAAGTAGGCAATAGGCTTGTTGATTCTGGCTTCACCACAGGTAATTGGGAGCAGGACACAGCAGTACGAAAGGGTGATACACTCAATATATTGGCCTACCGTGGCCCCCTAGTTCAGGAAGGTAACACCGGACAGTTTGTTGTTACTGGTGACGTTGCCTTTGTAGGGGACGTGTCCACCACTATGTTTGACGATACGCACGTTGGGGACATCATCGAGGTGTACGCGTCTCCATCTAACCCAGCGTATGTTGGTTTTTATCTGGTCGACAGACAACACTTGTCTGTGAACACTACCGTCTACCTCCCTAATGCTATCGGCAACTTGCTGTTCAACCTTCCGACAGCGACGTCGGCTGCTGACCTTAGGTGGAGGCACTATAAAGCGATTTATTTTGACGCGGAAGAAGAGCAGTATGAGGTCGATTATTTCGACGGTGTGAATATCATCGGTAACTACAACACTCCATTTCCACTAGGTTACTCGGCTCCTTTAGTTTACGCTGTAATTCGTAGAGACTACGACTATGAAGGCTCGAACCTAATCCAAAATTACGATGGTTCGTCACCCTCATATGGAGCAACAAGTCTAGGTGTGAAGCATTTGATCCCTGGAACTGTTAGGGTGTATGCGACCAGAGTCGATGGTAGACCTGTTACTGAAGGTGTTGATTACACGGTGAACTACACCAAGGGAATCATACAGCCCTTGCCGTACGTGAATAACGTTAACCCCTTCTCTGAGTATGGATTTTTTAACGCAAGTACTGATGTACTCCAGGTGGCTAGGTACCCATGGGCTCCAACAGGTATCGAGCTAGACCCGATAGCGGATATAGGTTCAAAGATTCAAATTACAGAATCCGTTCTCTATCCACTCGGTGAGTACACCATTACAGCTATTGATGCCTCGGCCCCTACTTTTTACGGGTTAACCCTCGTGGACTCTGCGGGTGTTACACTTACGGGTGTGACGTCGGAGGCTGATATCCATTGGACATACATTCGACAGTTGAGTATTCCGTACTGGAGTCCGTCATCCCTGATACGTTTCTGTTCATATGAGTACATGACTGAGGTCTTTTTATCCGCAGGTGGTAGGACTGAGGAGCTAGCTTCCAACAACGTTCGAGAACTAAGCCTCTGGGTTCCGGAGGTGTTGGTTGATCGTTTTGATTTGTACAACAATTATGGGTACTTGCTGAACCGATTTGCAGCTTCGTCCGAAACGTACAAGAACTTTTTGCGCGGTGTGATGTACTTGTACACCTCTGGACCGAAGCTCTACATCGTGGAAGCGGCCTTGAACGTGGCTGCGGGCTACCCGGTCATCCGAAGCGACGGTGAAGTATTTACGGGGTATAGCAACGGGGTCAACGCGTCAGGCTCTGACGGTGTGCTTACGGCTGTGGGTACCTCGAAAATATTTACGTCGGCGTCTGCGTCGTTTTCCTCTGCTGATGTAGGTGGATGGATTGTTTTCTCCAACACAGGCAACGACGCAAATGACGGTAAGTATCAAATATCGAGCGTGACGGACGCGCATACGCTGGTGCTATCATCAGAGTTCCCAATGGTGTCGGAATCCTCGTTGGCTTGGATAGTCTCGTGGGACTACGCAAAAGTGGTGTCTACGGTGAACACCCTCGGAATCACACGGACCTATTCGTATCCATTTAATATCCCTGTTCGTGCGGACCTTGAGGACCCTTCAAACTATAACAAATTGTCGTTTGAAGCTTTCGAGATTCTTACGACAGCGTTTACCGTTACGGATTACGTGGAAGACCCTGAGTGGTGGAACAACAAGTACATCCCAAGTATTCTTTGGCCTAACGCTGGTCCAGACCGAAGATTCGCTACGACCAGGTTGTACGCAAGTATTCTAGATTCTGAAGACTTTTCGTGTATCGATGACCCAGGTTTGTTCTTGGACGCAGACGATACCGGGATGGTTCTCACACCCACAGATGGCTTAGGTTCGACCGAGGTTGATATTTTTAGGCACGGAGCTGCTTTCTGTTTGATGGACCAGTACTTGAAATTTCATATGTTCTTTATCTCTATTGATCCTAACGTTGAGATGACGCAGGAGTTCCAGGATGATTTGGCTAATATCATTCTGATTGTCAAACCTTCGTACACGTATCCGTACGTTGAGTCCGGAGATATCTTCATCGATTCCCAAGAGCTGTGGGATACTCTCCAGTTGGATTTCGGGTATGACTTCTCGGGGTTAGACGGGATTCAATTCCCAGACTGTGGTCTGTACTTGGATCAGCCTTATTGTCTCGATGATTTTTATAGGTATCAGGTCTACGACCGGACATCTCAGGTACTGGCATCACCTCCAGCTGCTCCTTTCGTTTTGGGAGTTGGCGTGGGTGAGAGAATTGTTCAGTGTACCATCCATGCAACCGTAGGGGGCATTGATGCTTTGGAAGGACGAGACTACACTATCGATCTCGACCCAGAGTCCCTCGACCATGGCCTCGTTACCCCGATTACTACGTGGGACGTCGCCGCAGACATCACGTTCACGGCTAGAACTGTCGTAATCCTTAATGAGGGCAGCGGACCCCAGCCGGATACGACTCTAGGGTTTACGCCGTTAATGTTGGACGGTCTGGAGCCTGGGTATGTTAGGGTAACGTTGCCAACGCCGTATACACGTACAGAATTCGTTGAGCGTGCTCTTGGCATTACCATTGACTCGAACTATCCTGCTGGAGTCTCGTATATTTACCCGTGAGGAAACAATGCACAAGATAAACGGTTACGGTCACGCCGACGTAGGTAAGCTTTACGGAGTATTGTCAGTGAGTGCGTATGACACTATTTCTGGAAAGCGAGTGTATCACTCCGTAAAGAAAAATCAGGTGACAAACCACGGCAGGATTGTCGTGCTCGATTTGCTCGCTCAGATAACACCAACGACACCAGTCACCGCTCAGATGTACCCAGAGTATAACCAAATTTGGTCCTTGAGCATTGGTGATGGCGTTGTCCCGGCTACTGCCACGGATTACGCGCTTCTTAACTCAGTATACACAAAAAAGTTAGACCGAGCTTCTGAGCGGGTGAAGGTGGAAGAGGCGTTTGAAGTGCGGATAATTGCGGAAGTACCCGCAGGTATCGCCGACAATATTGAGTTGGCGGAAGCAGGGCTATTTACCCGTGGTTCTCAAGATGAGATTGACGGTGTATACACCACTTGGGAATCAATCCCCTTTCGCAGAATGTATGCACGCCAAACGTACCCGGCTTTCGTCAAAGCGACGACTATGCGTGTGGTTTATGAGTGGACTCTAGGGATGACTGTTTCCGCCTGATAACAGTGAGGAAGATAACAAATGGCAACTCAAGATGTTGATTTCAAAGTTGGTGATGGTACCGGTACCAACGACTCAGGTAACCCAGGAACCATTTATCCCGACGCGGCAGCGGGAATTGCGGCTACAAAGGTATTTAGCCCGGGAGAGCGCGTCCGTGCTGTTGTGTTCAACAGGCCACTTGAGAACCTTCGCAAAAGAACAGAGACGCTGAAGGTCGAGACTGCGACGCAGAAGTATCTTCAAGATACCGACATGCGGTGGATCATCACTGGAGGAACAGCTGCTGGTCTCGTTTCAGGCCATGGCCAACCTTCTGTCACATGGGTGCCCGCTAATAACGAATTCACTATTTCTGCGGACATCGTTCTCCAGCCCATCGCGGGTCCCAAGACGGACAAGAAGGGCTCGATCACCTACGTAAAAGCGGCGAACTGGTCCATTACGTTGAGCACCGACCTGTACCGATTCCAAGAGGGACACAAGCTCTCTATTCGGTGGCAGGAAGCTGACCCCAGTACGTTGCCCTTGCGGGTCACGGCTGAGACGTTGTTTGAACCGTACCCAACGTTGGTCATCACGCTGTGTGACGACGGAACAACGACTATTGGGGACGTGACCACAGCGTTGAATACTCTGGCAGGAGCGGGTGGTTTCACCCATGTTACTTCTGGTTCAGGGTATGTGCTGCTCGGGGATATCTTGGTAGATGGTATCGCGAACCCCTTCTATGACTTTGCCGCGACTTACGACCGCGAGTTGCACCACATCCCCGCTTCGACCTTCGCGGCGTTTTTCGCCACTGAAAGTCTCTTGAGTGGTGACACGCTCTGCCTGGCGTATGAGTGGCTTGTGAACCCTGACGGCGTCACGTACAGCGGACGCAGGCAAGCCACGGAGTCCTCGGGTACTTCGACGGTCAGTTTGCCGGGTCAGTTGTTCTTGGCTGACGCGCACCCAGATCGTTTGCCTCTTTCTATTCCGATCTGTCGACGCTTAGGTGATGACTTGCTCTTCATTGACGGCACGCTCGTACGTGGAGATGAGTGGGGTACCGTTTACTTCGGGATGAATGGGTACACTACACAGACGTTCAACAGCGTCACAGCACCTTCGGGAGCAACTCTCATTGGTGTTTCTGCGAATACCCATGCAGGTGGTCATAAGTCTTACGACACTTTCGACATTGCTGCTGGTACGCTCCAAGCAACTCTCGTGTTGCTCCAAACGTTCATTAACGACAAAGCGTCGTTGGACGCATCGGAGCTAGTTGAGGGTGAGTGGGTATTTGGGGATACTATATACACGTATGATCCTACTTTTACGTTTTTAACGTATGGAGTCCAACTTGTTTGGCGTACTGGTCACATAAGCAATCTTCGACCAGCTGACGCTCAAGTTGGTTGGAACACGATTTCAAGATACGGGATCTTTTTTCAAAACGAAGTTTTTCACCTCACAATCCAGGGTGGGTATATTGAGTATTACGTTGACCATTTTGTGATCCATACGCCGGGTACTGGGACGGGCAATGTTTACGTTAACATTGACTCCGTTGGTTCTCCCACAGGACACGAGGCGAACGCTAACGTACGTGGGTCTCGCAGGATCTATAACGCTACGGCCAACACTCGGTACGATTTGTTCCCCACGAACTGGTTCGCTGACAGTTTGTCTGGGGACATTTATTCCGGGGATATGCGTATGATATGGGCTACTGTTTTTACGCTTAACACGACTACAGCGTATATTACGGCCACTAACATAGTGACTACTGTCTCTACGATGTCGTATACGCCTACTCACGAGGCCATAACTACCGGGGCCGCTATGGCGATTCACCCCGCTCCGACTCTCGTAGCAGTTACCACCAATATTCTGGGCGCACATAAGCACGCATACTTCAACAGGGTCCTCGAGGGTTTCGCTACGGTTCCTGCGCCTCTAGTCAGTTACGGAGGTGTGGAATACTCCTCAGGCCAGTACCCTGTTGATGCTATTGGTGTCATGGGTGGCCGGGCGATTGTAGCGGGTAAGATCGTCACGATTCCAGAGATCCGCACTATGACTAGTGTGGTTAACAACTACTTCCTACCGGGTACGGCTCTGCCTGCTGCTGCTGACGACATGAAGTGGTACGGGTTGTGGCTGCGAGTAGACGGCGTTTACCGCGTTGGTCCGTTGCCCCAGTACAATCTTGGTCTTGGTGTTCCGGGTCACACGCAATACATGTTGCCGAGTGCCAATGCGGAATCCACGTTTGACCAACATGATTACACGCTCATAAATCTTGTTTGGTCCTACCAAGGTAACCTTGCTGGTCAGATTCGATTTGCAGGTATCATGCACATGGGTGGTAATGTCTGGATGTACCACCAAGCACGTCTTGGAGACTATGGTTCGCCGGTCACGTGGTCTGATTACATTGACCATAAGTTCTTTACCCTTAATCACACAGGTACGAGTGGAACCGTAGATATGGAGAAGATCTACTTACCGCATACTCACTACAACGCTAAATACGGTCTAGACCTTGCGCTGCCAGGAGTTCCGGCTGCTATTACGACGATGGCGATCCTTGGAGTTGGTATGTATGCACACTTGGAGACAACGGGCCACTCAGCCGAAGTCTTCTTGCTGCATAACAACTACGGTGTCTTCGACGACGTCGGAGTGTATACGTCCACTTTGGTTGCTCCACCTAGAATAGTTGACGTGGTATCTCCTGTGATCCACGAGGACTATGACGTGGTGTTTGACCCGATAGACGGAAGTTCTCCTCCATCGGCTTACTACAGCAATTCTCTCTTTACGCGGTCTCTCATGACTCACGGGTCCACGCACGCCAGCGCAAACTACGATGACGTTGTTATGTACCCTGTAGCAGCAACAGATCTCACTGCTGCAGCGGTTGGCATCGTTCGCGTAGGTGTGAAATACCACGTGACCAACCCGGACACTTTCCGCGTTAACCTCAGAACCCTCGGCTTTATGTGGGACCGCTGTAACGTCAGCGGAATCACCCTCTAAACCAGCGCCGTAACCACCGTCCCAATCGTCACCGTCGTCGTCTGTAACCACAAAGAAAGCTGAGTAGCGAGGATCGTCTTAGCAGTAGCTGAGTCATCTTGAACTACAGTCATCGCAGACGCTAGCGTACTGGCCAGGGGTGCTGTGGATGCCGCAGCGCTTGCCGCTGGTCCAAACATGAGTGTTGGGGGGTTCATGTAGGCGAGAATAGCGGCTTGTATCCCTGCGCAAACTGACGCAGGGTCCGTCGCGTTGAACGCGGGAATTAGTCCTGTGGTCAGCTTCGCTACAGCTCCGGGGTCCAGGTTACTTAATAAGCTGAGTGGAGGCGCAGACACGTTACCAAAATAAGAGGAAAATGCCTTAGCAAACGCTGCCGCAGCTTCTTCGACCGTCGCAAAGTTCAGGGCGTCATTTGCGATTAGGTCTTTGATAAACTGCGTAGTGTTTGCTAAGGGCATGGGGTTCTCCTTCTTTACCGTGTAACGTCAGCCGCAGACGCCTGAGTTGTGCGAGCAGTTCTTGCACATCGTACAAGAGCCTGTCCTAACCATAAGGTGTCCGCACTTGGGGCAGGTGTCCTCTCCGAGATTCGATACTTCTGCGTCGTCTGCGTGTGGAACGTAGGAGACGCCGTTCTCCGTATCGGGGTGGGCCAGAACCATCGGGGATGTTCTCTTGTCGATGAACTCCTGTTTCATCCATCGGGCTATGTAGTCCATGATGGACTTGACCATTGGGATGTTTCGGTTGGACGTAATTCCAGCTGGTGGGAAGTTAGATCCTTCCATGTGCTTCAGGCAAACATCGAGGGGTATCCCGTACTGCAAGGACTTCGAGAACAACGTCGCGTACGTGTCGAGTAGACCTCCGACTGTGGACCCAAAGCCACCGGCACGGATGAATATCTCAGCGACTTCACTCGTCTCGGGGTCCAAGTCACAGTGCAGGTAGATCTTGTGTGCTCCTACCGTGAACGCGTGGCGTATTCCCACAACCGTAGTGGGGAGACTGCGTCGGCTAGGAACAATCGATTTTGTTTCTTCGATAGACTCTAGTACTTCACGGGCTCGCATGGGTTCGCTGAACTTGGAACCTTGCCGGTAGATGGCCACACCCTTGAGCCCGCGTTCCCACGCCATCACATAGGCCCGTTTGACTTCGTCTACCGTTGCTGTCTTTGGCATGTTGAAGGTCTTGGAGATGGCTCCAGACAAGAACGGTTGAACAGCTGCACACATGTTGATGTGTCCTTCCACGGACACCATGCGTGTTTTGGCCGAGAATGCGCAGTCGAATACGTTCAGGTGTTCCTCCTTGAAGTCGGGGCACCCTTCTACGTAGCCGTTGTCACTGATGTACTGCATGATTTTGGGAATGGACAGCGTGGAGTACCCCAAGGTCATGAGGGATTCGGGGACGGCATCCACTGTGATTTTCATTGTTCCGCCACCGACCATGTCCTTGTACGCGACAAGGCCCATGGCAGGCTCTACGCCCGTGGTGTCGCAGTCCATCATGAAGGCAATTGTTCCCGTGGGGGCCAGCACTGTGACCTGTGCGTTTCTGTAACCTGCGCCGTCTTCTTTCTTTTTCCCTAAGCCTACTGAGATAGCTTCTCCCCAGGCTTTGTACGCGACTAGTTGCAGGTGAGATTCGGGTATCTTTTTCGTGAATGCTCGATGCTTGTTGAGCACTTCTTCCATACTGGATTTGTTGGACTCGTAGGCGCTGAATGGGCCTTTTACAGCTGCGAGCTCCGCGCTTGTTACATACGCCTGCGCTGTCATGAGGCTAGTGATAGACGCAGCAATTTCACGACCTTTGTCGCTGTCGTAAGGAATGCCCCAACGCATGAGGAGTCCACCTAGGTTGGCGTACCCGAGTCCGAGAGGACGGTACTTGAGGCTATTAATCTCGATGTCTTTGGTGGGGTAGCTTGCAGATTCGACAATGATGTCCTGTGCGATGATGAGCATGCGTACAACATGCTTAAACAACTTTGTGTCGAATGTGTTATCGTCGCGCATAAACTTAACGAGGTTTATGCTGCTCAAATTACAAGCTGAGTTATTTACCCACATAAATTCACTGCATGGGTTCGATCCCTCGATTACAAAGTCACTCGAGCAAGTGTTCATGCCGTTGATGGTGTCGTGAAACTGTAAGGCAGGGTCACCACAACTATGAGCGCATGTGGCAATCAGTGTAAATAACTCACCAATATCCACAGTTTTAGCGGTGCTGCCATCCGAACGGTTGGTGAGATTCCACTTCTCCTCTTTACCGTAGTACATGTGTTGGCGAACACGCTCCATGAACTCGTTAGTCACCCGAATGCTGTTGTTGCCCGTCTGGTGCTTAGCCCAGGAGTAGGCACCCTCGAGGTCGTTGAACCGCGCAGACATTCCGTTCTTTATGAGTCGCTCAACTATGACCTCTTGCTCATTCTTGCACGTGATGAACTTTTCAATGTCTGGGTGGTCGGCGTTGAGGATACACATCCGAGCCGAGCGGCGTGTGCGGCCTCCAGACATAATGACGTTGGCAAAGGCATCGTAACCCTGCATGAACGACACGGGACCAGAGGCAGTACCACCACCACGGATGCGTTCGGTGGATGCGCGGAGATTGCTGAAATTTACGCCGGAACCAGCACCCTCTTTGAATATGAGACCCTCGGTCTTAGCCAAGTCGAGGATACTGTCCATGTTGTCTTCGACTTTGTTAATGAAACAAGCGCTGAGAAGAGGCTTCTCAACCCCTGGAACACCCGCGTTGAACCACACAGGGCTATTGAACGCGGCTATCTGATGCAGGAGGATGTGAGTTAGTTCAGCAGCATAGATCGCTGCGCTCTCACTATGATTCTCGAAGTACCCATGCTCTATGCCCTTGTTCGTTATGAAATTTTCAACACGGGTGATGGTGTCTCGAAGGCTGGTCTCTTTCTCTTTTGAGTCTCTGAACTCTCTGAAGTATTTGTTCGCTGTGATTTTTCGAGCTGTCTTGGACCATGACGATGGGAACTCAGCATCATTCAATTCGTAAATTGTGTTTCCAACTTCGTCTGTAATCTTTACCGGTGTCTTTTCCCATCTTACGGAGTCATACGGATTTGTTCCCTGCGTCGTGTACACACGATTAGCCAGAGTCAGCGTCATAAATTCTCCTTTTCAGACGTTTGGTTTTCGTTTGAAACGCAATACTGGTTTAGCTTTGGGTGACCTTATACCAGAGATTACCTCAAGTTGTTCTCGCGTGTCTATCTTATTAGTTGTTAACGAATACGCTAATTGTGCTAACCAAGCAGCGTCAGCGGCATCATCTTTTAACACGACGTTCCATTTGGTAAATGCCGCTGCAATCATATCTTCTTTATCTGCGGAGCCACTCCGGGTCGCGAACTTCTTAAGGGTTGTTGGTGGTACGACAGTAACTACGGCTCCAAGATTTTCCAAGGTTACCAAGATGACTCCACGTACTTGTCCCAAAGTATCTGCTTGATTCGTGGACTCTAGTGAGGGTCCTTCTATGCACGAGTAAATCCTTTGGATGTTCTGGTTCTTTACGAACGCTAGGAGCTCGTCTTGGATAAATTTCAGTCTGGCTCCTAGCCGAAGTTCTTTTGGTCGTATCGTTGTTGTGGCGAGCGTGAGTTCCGGGGTTATTACTGCTAACCCTGTGCTCGTAGCTGAAGGATCGACACCTACCCACAGCGTTGACGTTGTTTGGTTCATGGTCTACTATTTTAATGCTTTTGAAAGGGTAAGGACATGGCAAAAATCACGGCTACTTTTGATCAACGAACGACACGCGATGGTTACGCCATTGGGGTAACAATCTCTGCGTACCCCGATACCGATCCTTCTTCCTTCTTAAAATGCTTGGTTGTTAACATGGGAGATGCGGGTGGACTTGTTCGTGCTGCTACTCTTCTCGACATGTACAACTACTTGGACACAGGCTACTCGTTAGACCACCTGTCCTGTGTTGGTCTATTTGAAACCCTAGAAATCGGTGACATTTTTCATTTCACGTATGTTCCGGAAGTGTGGGCAACGGAAGAGGGGTCTGAAACTCTTGACCTGACTGTGACCGACGTTACGAACCGGGGCACAGGTTCAGTTAAGGTAGATACTTCTCTCTTGGTTCACGGGGAATTCGCGTGTGGTTTTAACGGGTCATTGGAGTTTAGCGTCACCAGAGGCGGCAGCGCTCATATAGCTTCTGGCTACAACAGCATAATTGCTGGACGGTATCCTTTGAGTGTTGCTTATCTCGAATCAAACCAGGTTCTGCAGAATTACCATCGGGTCGGCAGGTCTATCACGGTATTCCCTGAGGTGACTGACGCTGCTAACAAAGTGGTTTCCGTCAAAGCGGAACTCCAAAGCCTGGTTAACGACTCGAACACCGCTGGGACTGATTTCGTAATCGTGGAAGAAGAGGTTTTTGAATGACCGTATCCGTCACACTGGTCGAAACCAGAACGGTAGAGACAGGTCCACTTTACCGAGTAAAACACGATATCACAGCCTCTGTTCATATTTCCCCGTATGTCTTCGTGTTCACCACGGAAACTGAGGCGTTCTCTCGCGTAGCTACCGTTTACGACATCGAGAAAGTTACCCACACAACCCTAGCAGCAGCTCAGACTGCTGGTGCTGAGTTCTACCGGCTGGACGAGGTCACGAAGAATTGGGAGTCTCTTGACCTTGCCGCTGAGTTCGCTGCGTACAATAAACAGCGCTTGCAGTTTTTGGTTTCTGAATACGAAACGTACACGTCGAGCTTTGCTGGCACGACTACAACTACCCTCACGAGTGCCTAAATGACAGCAGCACTAACAAAAGTAGAGTACAACTACACAACGGTGGCCCTTGAAGAAGGGGACTTCCAGTACATCATCACGGCGTTGGTGTCTGAGCAGGGTGAGTTACCAACCACATCTTTGTTCGTGTACAAGATTACGGACGTGGTGGACACGACACAAGATGTGTTCGAGCGTGTGGCTACTCCATATGACTTGGAGAACATCTCAAACGGACGTGAAGTGGCTCTGACTGCCGGTAACTCTTACTACCTGACGAGTGTTCTCACACGTAAGTACGCTGACCTTAATATGGCGGTTCAAGCTAAAGACGCGGTTAAGTCTCGCGTCAACGACGGTGTTCGTGCTTGGTACGATTTTAAGGAAGTCTTCTCAGGCAATTTGGATGGTTGGCATCCTACCGAGGATGAAACCTACGAGCAGCAGCTACAGGATGCGTACTATGCGGCACGGGCTGAACGAGTCGCAGCGGATCTCGCTCTGGTGGAGGCTGAGAAAGACTTAGCGGACGCGAGAGACGCGGCTAACTACCAGACGACAATCACCGAGAAATACAAGGAACAGTACGCTCTAGCTGTTGACGTTAAGAGCTTCTGGACAAACTATTTCAATTCGATAAAGACGGTGTCTGGCGGTCAGGCTTTTGCAGGTCTGACAAAGACGTACCAGGTTCCTGTTGCGGAGATGCTGACGTACGTGGGTAACACTGAGCCGCGTTACCCTGCGCTGTCAGCAGCCTTTGCGGGGCAAGAAACAAACCTCGCGTCGTTTGCGAATACTGAGAGTAACGCAACCAACCTAACGTCAACGTTGGATACGTTGTACACCTCGTTGTTCACGTCGTATAACTCTGCGCTTCAGCTCACTACGGTCAAGAACCTCGCGGTGTCTTCTGCTGTGATAGCAAAAAAAGAGGCCGAAGCAGAGGTCGCTTCGGCCCAGGCTGCAGAAGACGCAGCGCTAGCTGCGGCTCTCGCCATCTGTCCGGACTTCGTTCCTACCACGTAGACCCCGGGATTCTTCCGTAGTGCTTGAATAGGCAGGGGAGGGACTTAACTTCTAGTTTCCACGGGGATACTCTTCTTCCGCTCGGTTGGTGGAACGCTATACTGAATTCGTCACCGTACCGTACATGTGTGTACATGTACTCGTAGTGAAAGTTTCCAAAACCGGTAGCTCGAGCAGGTGACTGGCGTGTGCTTACGCAGGATAAGAGGGTTGCAAACTTCACGGGGTCGTCTAAGGTACGAAGAAGATTTTCTACACCTGCCTCATAACAGGTAATAGACTCAGCTTGTTTGAACCTTTCCCATTCCTCGTCGGTACTACCACTCACCATTATGTAGTTGTCAGATACACGGTGAACACAGAAACCCAGACCCCTGTTAAGGTCCGCAAGACCTATCGTAGCCTCACTTGTCCTTCCAGTTCTTGGATTCTGTGCTCGCGTACGCCCACTAGCTTCTAAGATCTCAGCGATGGTCCTTTTCGATAGTTTGATAACGGCTGCGTTTGTAATCTCAGAGGCTATCTGCTCTACACTAGGGCGTGGATTGCAGCAGAAACGTCTCTTGTGTTTGAAGTGATTGAAGCACTCGTCTCGCACCGAGCACTGTGAGCAGTACACTCTTCCATTTTCGAGAGTTTTCTGTCTCTCTTTTAGAGACTCACAGCGTCGGTCATACAGTTCCTGATACTGACTGAAATCCAGATCAGTTAGCTTGATATCTTTTACCCCCACGATCTTGCGAGAATCGTTGTCGTGTAGCATGACGGGTGACACATACAAATAACCCTGGATGGTGTGCTTTCTAGACGGGAGAAACGGTCCAACGCTCCACTTAGATTTGAACTCTAAGGGGTCTTCTGTAGGGCATAACGTGCGTTTGATACTGCAGCAACCCTCAAAGCTCGTGGCGCTCTCTAAGCACGCCTTACACCCGTATACGTGTTTTTCTGGAGCGTGGCATCTCGCCACTTGAGACATGGTATCCACGTTGAATGCAGGCTCGTCGACGGAGGGCTTAATGACCAAGAAGTCCAGAGGGTACTCACCTGGTTGTTGTACCCACGAGGATACAAACTTAGCTGCGTGTCTTCCGAAGTACAACATTGTCCGGTTGGCGCTGTCGTCCAGGGACGCTACGTAGAATGGGGGAGGGAATATCTTGTGGAGTTCTGGGTCGTCGGCGAGCTCCATCGCATCTTTTGCGGTGTAGTCATTTACCTCAGGGACGTTCGGTGAGTACGTGCCGAACACAAGACCCCAAGAATCTTTCACGCACCAGCCGTCGTCGCGTGAGTACTTGGGGTAATCGTCTCCTGCGTCGAATCCCTCCTTTGTCCTGAACCTGTACTCGCACATAATGGCCGTGAAGATCTTTGTGTCAGTTAATTTCTTCATTGACTATTTCTGTCCATTCTGGATTGTGCATCTTTATAGCGCTCTCGAGCACCTCTTGGAGCTTCAATCCATGACTTGGGTGAATGTGCTTTACGTAGTTAATTTTCCCTTGGAGCCATGACTTGAATTGCGCAGCGTTCTCGTAACCTGCACGTTGGCCCTGTGAGTCAAAGCCATGCATCGAGCAGTTGAATACGATGGCCCTTAGTCGCAGGTAGTCACGTCTGTCGATGTTGGGCTTCTGGTTGAACACCAGGCCCAGTAGCTTCCGTTGTTTTCGACCTGTTTTGACCTTCGTCTTCTTGGCGTTTACGGTGTAACCTGCCCTCCAGATTATCTTCTTGACCTGGCCGATTACGTCTCTGCGAACGCTGTGATGCATCTTTTTTCCGCAGGTGATTGCGATGTCGTCGGCATACCTCGAGTATCTCCAACCCCAGGTAGTATCGAGCTTATGCATCACGTTTAGGTAGCGTAGGTGATCCATAATGGGCTTGTCTAGGCGTTGAGCAGCTACTAGGTTACAGATGGCTCCAGAGGTCGGACTCCCCTGGGGTACCCCTGTAACTTTTGCGTCTGGTTTCTTTGGGTGCGGTAACCCTGGAACAGTCATGATTACAGCCATCAAATCTGAGACGTAACTTCCGTACCCTACAGAGACTAGATAGTCTTCGATCCACCATTTACGTGTGGTATGGAAGAAGTCTTTGAGGTCGAGCTTTATATACGTTCCGTTGCGGGGACACGCATGTGACGTAGCGGTTGTTCCTTCAGGGGCACTGTCACATATTTCGCATGGATGAACGTGTAGCGATACGGCTGCTTTTGTCCCAAATCCTGATCTATATCCTGTGACGTGGTCTCCTAGTCTGTTGTGTAGCGGAGTTAGTATTTTTTTGTACATCCGAGCTTGTAGTCTTTTCAGGTACGGACGCGGCGCTCGTATGGTTCGTTCACCCCCGGTCTTCTTGGGTATGCTGAACGTTGTGTACATACCGTTTCGGTTGATAACCGCGTTCCATAGAAGGTGTGCGGTCGTGCGTAGACAGTTTGCTAGGGTGTAGTCGTCGATGATAAGCGCGAGGTCTTCGTCTGCCTCCAAGAGAGGATTCACATCATACTTCAATAACTCCGTCCGTAGGAACATCGTCATCTTGGATCGTTTTCCTTTCTAGTGGTGCAAATATTGTGTTTGTCTTATGACAAACCCTGGTTCCAAAATTGCAAATTCCCGCTTGGAACCCGTCAAGATACCGCGCACAGAACATGCAAGGATTTGGAATGACCCGCTCGTTGATTACAAGCAAAGGTGCGTCTTTGAAGATTACGGAACCGACAGTAACTTTTGATCGTACGTACCCGATGGCACGTCCATCTGGCAGTTCCGCATGCTTCTGTCTAGTTGAGAACTTCAGGTTAAACGTGTACGTGGGGACTACGAGCATGTAGTTCTCGATCTTAGACCTCCCAACATGCCATGGGACACTTGCTTGTTGTTGTCCTCGTTCGATTTTTGTAGACACTTTTCGTGTCAGTTTCGTATGGCCCAACGACGTGACCATCTCTATGTCTAGCATGTCATTCAGGTATCCGAGGATTTCTGGGGTAATTGTATGCAACATGTACACGTTGAACATTCTGTTCACGAAGCCAATGTCATCGTTGTGAAACAGGTAGAACCTGTCGTATTGGAAAAAACTCGTTCGAGCCTTCTCGAAGTGACGAGCCTTTCGTGTGTCAGTACTGGGCATCTTACCGGTGCTGTGTCGTACCTTTACCGAGTAAAATGGGTATGTCGTCATGCTTACTCCGAGAGGACAACGACACGTTGTCCCATGGCTGGGTGTACCTCGGCTCTACTGCCGCCACAGATGACCCAGATTACTGGGCAGTCTGGTTGGTACACGGGGATTGGTCCTCCGGACTCCTCGTCTACAGGGGCGCAACCGTCTGTCAGGAACACGACCAAGTCTGGTTTCTTGAATCGGTGTTCCTCCCAGTTACCCGCGCAGTTGTCTATCCGGGGGATTGTGTCTCTATCGACGCCACTAACACACTGGAACGGCGGGTTAAAGTCTGTTCCTCCGCGTCCGTGCCTGTCGTATGACGCCTTACCTGCTTTCATCTCGGTTCGTAGCTCATCGGCCTCCAGCTCGCTCAGGTAGTGTTCGTACTGGATATACGCGTCGAACATGACGACGTGCATGTTTATCCCATGGGTGCACTGTAGAACTCCGTTGAGCTCAGTCACGAACTTTATAAAGTCTGAGTCACTGATAGAGCCTGAGGTGTCGATGAGAATAGACACGTTGATTGCAGTGTCACACTGAAGACCCGGATACGGAATGATACCCATACCCATTACAGGCAGAAGGCTGTAATTAGGAATAACAGCACTCTCGTACATCTTGGCTATGATGCTAGACCGCATCATGTTTCTGAGAATTTGGTCCCACGGAACTTCTGGTTCTTTCAAAAGTGCTTCTACTTCACTTCTGATTTCTACCGGGATAGTTCCCCTGCGTCGGATAGTTTGCTCGTATGCGTGCCTGACCATCTCTTTAGTTTCTTTGGTCAGCTCGCTTATGAGTCTTTCCATCTCAGCATCAGTGCGGGTCAGACTCGTTTCGCTCGGGTCGAATGTGTGTCGAGGGAACTCGGGGTGTAAATCGCCAAGACCATCTCCTTGACTACTTCCGTTAGTTTCCTCTTCCTCTCCTGGATCACCCGCGCCCCCACCTCCGCCATTTTCATTTTCGGAATCATCCTCGGTATCGTCAGAGTCTTCGCTCGTGCTACTGTCACCTTCGTCTGACTCGCTGTCGTCTTGGTCTTCATTCTTTTCATCACCAGGGGAATTGCTGTTCTCTTCGTCGCTGTCCTCTTTGTGGTTGTTTTGGTCACTTGGTTGACTTCCACCGTCACCTAGCGACATAACGAACATAGGAACCTTTTTGGCTTTTTGAATAAGCAAGTCTAGGTACTCTTCGAACATGAGCTTATGCGGCAATTCGAACATTGCTGGATTCAGGAAGGGACACTTATCCCCAAATTCATCCAGTTCTTTTCTGAGGAAATTGCTATTAACTGCAAAATCCATAGCGCAGTTGCTGAGCTTGTGGTTTAATTTCAGGTCAGAACCCGAAGGCAAATTGTTGTACATCCAGAGAGCCCGAGGAATGTGTTGGAGCACAATGTGACACGCCTCATGCATGACCACGAACAGCTGTTCTTTGACGTTAAGTTTTTCGAACCACTCGAGGTCATACTCGAAAGAGTACCTACCTGTGGACAGGTTTACCGAGACGCAAGCGGTTCCTTTGCCGGGAGTACTGATACGTCGGCATCCATTAAGGATGCGTCCGTAGAAGTTGTTCCCACCCCGAGGGGAACAGAGCCACTGCAGCGCGTTTGTGAGAGCATTGTCCTTCGATTCGCCCATAGAGTTACTCCTTTGGGTTGTTTGGCGTACAATTAGTAGTGTCGCTAGAACTAGTTCGACTATTTACAGGCAGGAAATGGAATGATCATCGACCAAACCACTGATGCCGGTTTCGCAATGCTGCGAGTCCTTTCCGAGAAGTTCCCAGCCATCAAAGAGATGGCGAAGACTGCTGAGCTCGACTCGGAGGAGTTCTCGAACCTGCCGATGTCAGCTTTTGCATGGCCAGAGCGCCGGATGTTCCCCCTACATAATCGGGAGCATGCTGTTCTTTCTCTTGCTTACAGCAAGACTGCCTCTGTCCTTCCGTTGGACGTGAGGTTAAATTTGGATCGCGCTGCCGAGGTCTACGGGGTAGACACCGCATCGTTCAACTCCGAGAGCTTGTTGGAAAAAGAAGCAGGTGAGGAGTACTGGCTGTTGGATAGCCAACGCCGTTTTCGCGTTGCTTCCGCTGGTGACGTCAAACTTGCCGAGCAGATTGTGGGACAACGGTACGCGGAGTTTTCTCCGACCGAACGCTCTGAAATCATGCTCAACCTGGTTAAGGTAGCTGAGCGTTACGAAGTTCCGTTGGCTCCTTCTACCAAGAAGTTCGCAGGCATTACGCTCACAAGCACCAAGCTTCTTTGTGACTGGCTCGGCGCTCGCAAGGAAGCAGCCCTGAAGGTGAATTCGCCTGTCGCGGCTTCGTACGAGAAGTTGGCACAAGCTTTTACCAACACTCCTGACTATATTGCGGACAAAGGTTACCAGGTAAAGTTGGCCGCAGCGCTCCATGATCTGGACAAGCAGGCAGGCATTGTGAATCTGTACGGTAAGAAGATTCTTGATCCTATCCAGACTGTTTGGAACACGGATAAGCTGGCGGCACAGAGCATCAACATCGCTGGAAAGATGTTTGACAAGAACGTGTTGTCGTCTCTGCCTGTCACTTTTTGGTCTGACGCGATTGGCCCTGACTTCGCGTCTGAGATAGCCCCCGGTGGCCAAGTTGACCCTACTGCTCTTGAGCAGATTATTGAGACTCTGCCGAATGACCTCAAGTCTTCCCTCGCTACGAATCTTGTGGCATACTCGCATTGATGAAAAACAAGGCACTAGAACCTGAAGCAAAAGCTACGCTTAAAGCCGCGTCTTCTAGCTCGGCTATTGCTCTCTTACTGTCGCTGCGTTCTTTGTACGGGGACGAAGTCCTCAAGTGGGAACCTGAAGCTCTATGGTTAACCCTAGAGCGAGACAGCTACCCTTTGAGTGAAGTGGACCGCGACAAGATCCAGGCGGCTATTGCGCTCACGGAACACCCGTCTTTCTACTGGGACAACATCTCATTCCAGCACACGGTGCAGGCGTTGAACGGTCAACCTTTCAGCGTTGGTACGCTGCAGGAGAATCACTCCGCGCATATGGCTTGGGCTATTTGCGAAGCCGCTGTCATTCGCCAGTTTGACCCTGACAAAGATACCATCCCAGATTTTGATGGTGACGTGCAGCTTTACGTGGCTGTTTGTCTCCGTCGCGAAGGCTTTGTGCTTCCGCCAAGTGAACTTCTGTTTGCGGAAGACTGTTTGGAGAAACAACTCACTTCGGAAGAATACGTCACTGGACTAAAAAAAGAGGTAAAGCAAGCTTGGAGTCATACTCCCAAGAACAGACTAGCGCACACCGAGTTCGCAGAGAATGCGGTCGGTGTGCAACTAGCCCGTCTTGCTGCTTGTTACCTCTACGTTGCAGAACACAAGAGCCATCTCCATGCGGAGTTAGCTCGTCTAGGTCTTAAGCCCTGAGTTTTGAGTCAATGGATGCGTGTGCTGTTTCGAGACGTTGGTTCAACGTCACGAACTCTTGGTGATTTCGTAACTCCTTCATGAGCTGCGTTAGGTATACCCCTGCTTTGTTTTGCTGTGCGATTATTGGTATTTGTTGCATGGCTGAGATACTGGCGTCATTGGGGACGACCATAAGATACCGGATGAGATTCTTGGCTACGCGACTCACTTCTTTTGGTTCACTAATGAAGATGTACTCCAAGACGTCGCCTGTGAGGCTGACGAGTTTCTCCAGGGCACCATTCTCGACAAGTTTCTCTAGTTTACTTTGGACACTGGGGAAGTGCAGGATGACGTCCTCTGCACTCAGGGTTGCTGATCTGTCGTGGAAAAACCCGACAAGCTGCTGGGCCATGGTCATGCCGATGGATGACCCGAACCGAACCCGCGCCACGTCACTATCCAGTGGAATTTGACTGTAGTCCATGACGTAGGCGTCGAGGCTCACCGTCTGCCACGACGCAGGGCACGCGTACTGCTTGTTCTGCTCTCGCGCCTTGGAATCTTCGACTAGGCTTGGAGACCCCTTCAGGAACTCCAGGACTGCGGGGTGGCAGGGTTTCGATGACGAGCCAATCGCACGACATGCTGTGTCGGTGAAGTGGAACCTCGAAGTAGAGGCGTGGGCCAGGAAATCTTTGGCGTTGGATACCACGTACAGAAACTTCAAACGTCGGCGCAGAGCCGCGTTCGACTCGATATTCTGTACGACGTAATTCGCTGTGTTGGGATTCATTGCTGCGACGATTGTCACTTTGTCCCCGAGCTCGTAGTCGTACAGGCTCCGATCTTCGATCAAAGAGAAGAACATGCTGATGGCATGTTGCATCCCCTGGTTGATTTCGTCGAAGAAGATCAAAGCCGACTCGTCTGTATCGGGGAATTGGGGCGGGAGCAGGATGCTGAAGAACCTGTCGTTGTCTCCTTGGAGTTTCGGAACACCGCCACCCAGGATAGAGAAATGGGCTGTACGTACGTCCGCTACTCTTGACAGGTTCATGTCTTGGGCTATTTGACGAATAATGTGGGTTTTGCCGATGCCAGACTGTCCAACGAGGTTGAACACTCCACGAAACTGACTGTTTGCAATAGAGAGTTTGATCTGGTCAATCGCTTCTTGGGGGCTCACACGCGGGATATCATACTGGTCTGCGTAATGGATAACTTCTTTCTTGTTTGACATTTCCGTACTCATTTCCTATGTTTAGCAGTATGTCTGCTAAAGTAGAGGCAACCTTAAGTGAAGTTGCCGAATCATGGATTAAGCTCAACGGAAAGAAGTTCGATCTTTCCAATTGGCCTATGCATAGGGCCTTCTACGATTGCCGGTCACGGCGAACCCTTTTCAAAACAGGACGACAGGTTGCTAAGTCCACTACCTTAGCCAATTTCGCTATCGTTGAGTGTAGTGTTATACCACATTTCTCCGTGATGTTTGTGAGCCCCACGAAGGAGCAGACGGTCCGTTTCTCCAATTCACGTGTGTCGAAAACGATGAGGTACTCACCTCACATCAGTCGGACGTTCCTCCATACTGGTTTAGCTGATCGTGTGTTCCACAAACAGTACAAAAACGGATCGGAGATGTTGTTCACCTACGCTCTGGACGACGCCGACCGTCTTCGTGGCCCTTCTACCGACCGAAATATGTACGACGAAGTCCAGGATATCTTGTACGACCCTGTCATCATCGTCGGAAACGAATGCTTGTCGCACTCGAAGTATGCCTTTGAGACCTACGCGGGTACCCCCAAGACCATGGAGAACACCATCCAGTTCTTGTGGGATAACAGCAGCCAGACGGAGTGGGTGATCAAGTGCGACAGCTGTTACACGCACCAGTACATCGACTCTACACGGTCCCTAGGTAAGGAAGGGATCATTTGCCTGAAGTGTGGTTCGTATCTGAACCCCTTCAAGGGTCAATGGATCGACCTGAATTCGTTTAAGAACTCCGACATTGACCCTGCATTCCGTGTCAAGGGGTTCCATATCAGTCAGCTCATCATGCCTGAGTACAATCCTCACGCAATGGCTATGGCTTGCCCAGAACTTGTTCCTTATGCGCAAAATGCGTGGAACAGAATCCTAGTAAAGAACGACGAGCTGAATGAATCGAAGTTTAACAATGAAGTCTTAGGTGTCTCGGACGACATTGGCTCTCGTATGATTTCAAAAGAAGAGATCGAATGCTTGTGCGTGGGGAAGGCGCTCCAACAATACCCTGATACCAAACAACACTCCGAAATCTCAACCATCGTTGCTGGCGTGGACTGGACTGGTGGCGGTACGACTGGCGTGTCACGAACCGCTCTTTGGATCTGGGGATACAGACCCAAGGACAAAAAGTTGGTTTGTCTCTTCTACAAAGTCTATCCTGGAATTAACCCCGTAAATAATATCGAAGAGATTGCCAACGTGTGCATGTCGCATAAGGTGGGGTTGGTCGTAGGTGACGCGGGTGAAGGACATGCGCCGAATGACTTACTCCGTAAACGCCTTGGGGTTCATAAGGTAACGCAAGCTCAGTACACGAGCCAGACGAAGGCGGTTGTTTGGAACCAGCTCGACAGGTACACCGTGGACAAAACCACGATTGTGGACAACTTCTTTCTCCTTTTGAAACGAAAAGAAGTGGAGCTAGGGCCGTTGCCGCAGATGAAGACAGCCATCGAGGATATGATGAACGAGTACGAAGACATTACAGCCGCTGGGCGTAAGGTCTGGACTCATGCGATGTCCCTCTCGGATGACTGTCTTCATGCTGCGGTGTTTGGGTGGTTGGCTTTTAAAGTAGTTGTGAATGACCTGCAGTTCTACTACACAAATGACGATGAGAAGAAAACTGCCTAACTGGCAACTAGCTCTTCGAGGTCTGCGCGTATTTCCTGCTCGATGAACTCGTAACGGTCGGCGGGGTTCTCAGGGATGATGTGGTCGATGTTCTCCATCTTCTTGATGTAGTTGTCGACGCTCGTGAGCTCCCCGTACGACGGGCCAGCTTCTACATCCCAAGAGAACGGTACTGGTAGCCAGGGGTACCTGTTGTTGACTCTACGCATCCCATACTCCTTGATGAACTCAGGGAGCTGATGGACGTATTTATTGGGGCACTCGAACCCAACAGAGTCATGCACGGTTAGGAGAAGCTCCCCTTGCATGTCAACGCGTAAGGGTTCTTCCATGTCGCACAGGACCTCGAGGACGATTTCAGAGCTCGTGCTCTGGATCTTGAAGTTGACACTTTGACGTTCAGCTTTTGACCTCAAGCTCCACGGGAGCTTGGTCAGAGACCCGAATCGTCGGCGTCTTCCGAAGAATGTCTCCACAAAACCCAGGTGTTTGATCTGGTCTTTTGTGAGCTGAATGTACTCGGGGATTGTTGGGAACATCTTGAACAGCGTGTCCACGATGACCGATGCTTGTTCCTCTGGGATGCCAACAATCGAAGAGACCTTATTTGGGGTAGCTCCGTAGAGTATCCCGAACACGACTCGCTTGATGATACCGCGCAAGCGGTCCAACTGTTTACTGTATGCTGCCTCCGTTTCTTTTAGGATATCTCTGTTACAGAAGTCCTCGTAAGACCATGCATGGGCTATGTCGATACCTACAGTCTCCGCTACCTCTTTCCACCGAGAACGATCAACACCGCTTAACACGTTGGTGGGATTGTAAACCATGGACGCGAAGAAGCTGTGGGGGTCCATGCCGTCATTGAGAGCCTTAATGAGATTCTTGTCTTTGCTGTACGCCGAATAGATTCTGACTTCTGCTGCTTTAGCGTCGGCGTTACCGAAGGCAAACCCAGGTCTCGACGGAATGAAGATTCGTTTGATGTTGTGACCCCCAAGTTTCTTGGGGATGTTCTGCATGTTTTCGTGCGAACTTGACAAACGCCCGCTAGACGTGCCGTGCTGGTGATACGTAGTATGCATCCGGTCATCTTCACGTGTGAGAACCATGATGTTCTCGATGAACGTGTTGCGTGCCTTCTGCATCGCCCGAAACTCCAAGAGGTCTCGGGAGAACGGGCAGTCGTACTTTGTGACGAGCAGTCGCAAGAACTGCGCGTTCGTCGAAATCATCCCTGAGTCTGTTCGGGGAGGTTCGACTTTCCCAAGGTAGCAGACGTGCTCTTTGGTCTCGGGGTGTACGAACCCTACGTTGTAGAGGATGGAACGAATCTGCCCAGAGCTCGCAGGATTGAGTTTTTCATTGTACCCAACCGGGAGCATGTGGTTGAGCTTGATGATGGCTTCTCTGGAAGACTGCTCCATTTTGATAGCGAGTTCTTCTGCGTATTTCCGATCTATGGGGACACCCCGATCTTCCATACGCGCAAGAACTCCTAAGGTTGGCATAGTCCTCGACGCCATAATCCGGTTAAGCGGCTCTTTAACGGGGCATAGGATTTCTCCTACTTGTCGGAACGAAGCTCGTTCGAACTTCTGATATTTCTGCCTTTCCTCGTGGAACTTCTGTGTCTCAATGCCCATATTCCTACGTTGCGCTATGGCAATTTGGAATGTGGCGTCAGCATCGATAGCACCGTAGATACTTAACTCGTCCAGAGGAACATCGGCATACCCGTCGTCCTTGAGAAGAGACTCTTCAGCTTTGCTGAGTTTCTTCCCGAGTGCTTTCAACTCCTTCTTCTTTTCTAGAACCGCCGTGTTGGCGTGAGTTTTGACTCCCGACTCGTAGTTTGCGTAACTTGGTATGTACTGCTTTACGAGTTCCTTCAATCCATAGAACCCCTTCTTATCTTCCGCGAGAAGGTGTTCGCCCACCATGGTGTCCCAAGCAATCCGGTTAATCTTGAACTTTTTACGACGTAACACTTTGATGTCGTACTTGATGTTGTGTCCCGCTTTTGGCTTGTTGCATGTGAGCAAGCGCATCAAGTCAGGTCTGACATCTTCCAAAGTCCACTTCGACTCTTTGTGCTCCACCGGAATCGAAGCAGCTCTTCCCGTGTCCCACGCCACAGTGAGCGTGAGCAACTTCAGCTTTTCCCTGTGGGGCATGAGCGTATTAGTCTCAGTGTCGATTGCGATCAGGTGGGTGTCAGGGGTTGAACCCTCTGGGGCATACGCGATGATACGGTCGACCAGCTTCGTTACTTCTTCCAGCGTCTTTGGGAATACGTAGTTCTTAGCGATGAGAGCAACGTTGGCCTTAGTCTTTAACGTCTTCTTCACGTTAGAGATAAGGACGCTACCCATGAACGATTGGATATGGCGGTTGACCAGCTCTATGTAGCCAGACTTAACCACCATTTGAGCGAGAGAAATCGAGGCGAATATGTAAGCATGACGACCACCAATCGTTGTCTCTAGAAGCTGGCCTACAACGTCAGAGTGTTTCTTGATATTGAACCCGAGAGCTTTCAGCACGAGGGGACCAAACGCGAAAACCATAATGGGCTTCTCAGGGTCACTGTTGCTGACCAACTTGTTCTTCAAGATTTCGCTGCAGCACCGAATAGTTTTGATCGAGGGTTTTGGAACAACACAATGAACCGCGTACGTGAAATACGCTTCTACGTTTTGGTAGCTAGGGTTGTTGTTCCGGAAGGTCTCTACCATAGCTCGAGCGTCTCGCTCTAAGCCAGACTTCCAGGGTTCGTGCGAATGCACGTTCGTGGAAGGACCTAGCTCAGGCGAGTCGCTGACGAAGAAGCAGTCAGTTACCTTTGGACCTCTGTCCGGAAGGAAGTGTTGTGACCCATAATGGTCACACGCTAGGCACTTTGGACCATCCCAACCCCGAGTACAAAGCTGACAATCGAGAGTGATCTCTTTAGAAGTTAGTTTCTCCTGGTCCGTAGCTGATCGTTTCGATGACTTCTTCCTCGTCTTTTTTGGACTCGGGTCCGGGGGTGGATTCGGAGGTGGGTCCTGTGTCTGTTGGTCTGTCATCGCCAACCGCCATTTCTTTTTGATTGGTTAGTGCTTGAGGAGTAACAATTCCTTTTCCATTGTTTTCGTTACTTTTTGCTCTACTGAGCCACATGCCAGCCTCGAAGACGACAACGTCATGCGTCGTGATTCCATTACCTAAGTACTGTCTGCTGGTCTCAAGTATTTGGGATTCGATTACGCGTTGATCTGACAGGGTGTTGTTACCGCGTGTCAGTGTTTGACGCAGGGTGCTAGCTGTTAACTTTTCTTGGTACGGGAGCAACCGTTTGATAACTTGGTCAAGTAGCACAAGCAGAAGTTGTCGCTCTTCGTCTAAGAAAATACCCACAGAGGATTCGTTGATATAATGCCTCTGTCCTGGATTGACCATAAGCTGTGCAATCGACCTGAAAAGTAGCGGCATATCTTTGTCCCCGGATGGAACACGTATGACTGGGTTGTGCATCATAGCCGTTAAGGTAGAGTTAGACTCTGAGTACTTGGTAGCACGGTCGATAGCCTCGGTATTAGACGTCACGAAATCAGTTAAGAACTCTTTCCAATTGAGGCCGATTACGTCTAGGACCGCTAACATACCAAACAGGCCCGAGGCGTATCTATACTCTATCTTGGTTCCTACGAATGTGTGGAACGTGGGGTATAACCGCTCGATCTTGGCGTAGCTCTCCATTAAGGCTGGAACGTGACGGTACATCCCAACAGCAAGTCTCTTCGCGATATCTGGAGCAAAATCTTCACCATATTTGGCATGGATAATGTTCTTCACATTATCGCGGCCCTCGACTCTTTTGGTCTCAATCATGATCATACGATTCATGTCTTGAGCCTTGTGCACCCCACTAATTCCGCTGTAAATCACCGGACAAAATATCTTACGTATACTCACGTCTGAAGTGCCGTTATTCGAAGAACGGATACGCGCACCCTCACCAGACACGCAACTCCGGAACAACTCATTGATCATACCAACAGCTTCAGACCTACGAGTACCTTCATCAGACTCAGCCTCGTCTAGGCACAGAGCCTTTCGTGAGTTGTCGATATGAGCACTGATACCTGCTTCGGAGAATCCGTCGAATCCCACTGAGCAAAGAAGGAGCCTCATGGATTTAGCGCCACCTATATTGCTTAACGTAGATAAGAAAGAAGATTTCCCAGAACTTGTCTCACCTGTGACTGACGCCATGATTTGTCGAGGGAAGCAGTTGTTGACAGCTAGCACCATGAGCATAGCTCCCAACATTTTCGGAACGACGTCGTGATTCTTAAAGAAGAAACCGTCTGTGAAAACTGCTACGAGGTCGTTATACAGCCTTAATAGGTCTACGTCGTTACCCTTCTCCAGCGTGTCAACGTCCAAGCCACCAGGGTACCATGGCTCCTCGATTGTTCTGTGCGTGTACCCCGTATCGAATATGATGTTTTCATCTCGTGGACCATCTAGCAGGTTCCAGTGTGCCCCGCTATGATCCCTAGATACGATCTTATGAATACTTCCACCGTCAACAACGTACTCCCCTTTCACATTCCCGTATGAGTCTCTTATACAGTGATACCCCTGCCGTAATAAGTCATGGTCTTTGAGATCAGGAACACCTACTGCAGCACGCATAACGGCCTCGTTAGCATAGAATCTCAGCGTCTTATCTATGGACTCCATACACCCATCACCTTCTTTGGTGCTTGGGTTTGGTACGAAGGAAGGCCAACCAACGTGGTCGTCAATGAACCTAGCGATACCACCCGAGATAGTAGCGAGTTCTTTTACTGCAGAAGTGGGGCTGTCCAACTTGAACGAGTAGACTGTATTTTTCTGTCGACCGACACACAGTAACCTCCGATCAGCGTTAGCACTGTCAGTACCTACTACGAACATGAGGGCTTCAATTGCCTCTTTGAAGCGCATGATGAACGCTTCTTCAGACACGAGGCTGCTAGTGAGAGCTCGCTTTAACGGGTCAGGCTTTAGTGTGGGGAATGCCTCACAGATACTTTGAACATACGCTTCTCTGTCTAGTAGGTTCAGCAGTACCCTACCGACCTCAACTGCTATTTCAGTTAGTCCTCGGTAGTCTGTGGGGTCTAATTTCTCGAGCTTGTCGTACGCCTTTTCGAAGAGCCAATGCCCTGAGGGTTGGTAATTCTCCGTTCGGTTTGTATACAGCTCGAGAAACGTCTTGTCCGGTCCTACGCAATCAAGGTGCATTGCGTTATCCGGGTCATCAGCTGGTGCTAACTTTTCCCAAGCCTCGTGGCTAAAAACGTAGGAACGAATCTTTGAGTAAACAGATAGCCACTTAGTAACTGCTACGTCTCCGCTGGAGCTGGTCTTCTCGTCCCCGCCTTTGTTTGGAGCGTCTCCGATAAAATAGACGTCCGTGACCTGACTACGTATTAGAGATTCTTCTGAGCCCTCGATTGTTCCTGTGCCACCTAAGCTGACAACGGGACCCCAGATGTTACCAGTCTCAGCCATATGCGCCATGAGAGATAAACAGTCCATCTCTCCTTCGACAGCATACGCCGCTTGGGTTTTTGCCTTTGGGTCCCAACAAGCTTTGTATTGGTCCCACCCTAACCCATAAACCCCAGGGATCTCCTCAAAGGGGTCATCGGGCATCACATGCGTGTGACCCTTCTCAGGTAAACGCATCTTGAATCGCCCGATGTTATGTGGCGAATTGTACAGCGTAAATACCGGAGCACCGATGAACTTGTCGTTAACTCCTGCGCGAGAGAAGTCAGAGAAATACGTGACTGCAGTTCCTGCGTGGTCTTCTAGTTTCTCGGTAGTTATTACTGTAGACGGGTTAGTCTCGTTCTCGAGAGCAGCTCTCTGTATGAACCTGGCTGTTAACTTCTTACTAAGCTGAGCGATAGTTGGAAAGATTCCAATCGGGAGAGACGGGATGACATCTTTATTTATCTGGCGCTCCGTGATGAGCCAGTCCACAGCCTTCCGAGCGTACTCGTATTCTCCCGTGCAATCGCATGCAATCGCTTGGCAAAGCTCATCATGGAAGATAGCTTCAGCGGCTCTCTTCATTGCTGAGTTGAGCCGCTGTGCTTCTAACTGTTCACCGTAATCTTTTGGTAAGAAAGTGAGCCGATACTTCGCGTGCAGGTCCGAGAAACTCTCAGGAATAGTCTTCTGTGTGATTACGGAGTAAAGGACTATGGGATTTGTCGTTGACCACTTACATCCAAAGCAACCACAGATTCCGTCAGTACCGTTGATAGTAAATGACGGATTAGTCTCAGCATGTGCCGGTGTAGGGCACAAACCGAGAACGGATGTTGGGGACGTCGCGGTAAATCTGAGATCAGGTCTACCGGCCTCTTTTGCGAACTTTACCCAGTCTTCTGCTTTGATTAGAGGCCATATCTTAGCACATTGTTCACGTGTTAAGACCTTCGAGTCCTTCGATTGTTTGTCCCTCTTTTTTGATTTCGCCATGAGCACCACCTAGTGAGTCAGTAACGTGAGCGGGGCACAACGAGTAGTAGTCACACCAGTTGCAGAGGATTCCAGTCTTAGTAGTTTCAAGGTTAGAGCCATCAACCTCAATGGTGGCGTCCAACATGAACTGTACGACCTTATCAACGAGGGCGTCAAGATTGGTTAAGTCGATGTTGTCACACGTCTCGACTAGCTGATCTTGAACCCAATGGATCGCTGGAATCATCTTTGTAACGTGCGGATAGTTCGCCTTGATAAGCAAGGCATAACAATCCATCTGGTGCGCGTGATTCGCTATGCCTTTGTTCTTACCAGTTTTGTGGTCGATAACCATCGCAGTGGGTTTATCTTTGAAGATGCACCCTACGTCGATCATTCCACGCAACAACAGTGTGTTAGGAGCTCCTCGTTTTTCGAAGTATGGTTTCTTTTCTCCGTTGAAGCCCGCAGCTACTTGGGCCTCGACAATGAGGTCATGGTCTCCATGTGAGTTCCTGAACGCGTTAAACGTTCTTATGAATTTTGTAGCAGCAGGACGCGACGCTTCTACTGCTTCGATCTCTTTTGTGAGCAACTGTTTTTCGCGTATCACTGTAGATATTGCGAAGTCTAAAGGGTGTCCCTTCAGCATGAGTTCGAGTACGCGATGAATAGCCTTACCTGTTCGAGCTTCAGAACTATCTACAATACCTAAAGCAGCTTTGTTCGGCTTGTTGATGTACGTATACCAAAACTTCCGGGGGCATTGTTTGACTGTTTCTACTTTGCTCAAAGACCATGCAGCGTGTTCCAACAGAAACGGGCTCAATTTGCAGGTCATAAGGGTACCTCTTTCACATGAAAAAAGGAGACCTCCTCTCTGATACGCAATTACGCCGTATCAGAGAGGGGTCCCACAGAACTTAGAACACTAGACGTTTACCCCGCCGAAACTGCCCAGGTCGGCTTCACTCATCTCGGTAGACACTGGTCCAGTTGTTGCCGAGGGGAGTGCTGGTTCTGGTTCCTGTGCGTAGTTCCGCGCCAGCTTGGGATACAGGTAATCGCGCTCTGCGACGGTGCACATCAGATCACAGAACTTCTGGAGGTTTGGCTCCACCTTCTCATCGACTGGGATTGCCGTGATTGTGTACCAACGCTTATCAACCTTCTCTTGTTTCTCCGTGGCGAACTTGTACCACCGAGCCCACGGAACGCTACCGCGACGGGCGAGCTTCACGAGCTGCGTCCCACCGGGGGTAGACGTACGCTGGAAGCGCATCATGACGATGTTCATGGGGTCCTTCGTGAGAAGGATTGCGCTTACGGTATTGGAACACTCATTCGGTTTGTTGTCCCGCCAGGGCAGGTATAAGCACTTTTCGCAGTGTCCGTACTTGTCTCCGACGATACGGTCATGCGATGTGCACTCGGGAATGGCAGGCTTCGGGTCGTTTGCATCCCGCTTCTCCCACTTCTGGCATCCTTCCCACAGAAGGATGGGCGTAGCGAGGAACTCTTTCCCCATCTTTTCAGAGCTGGAGAGGTAGAAGTGTCCTGCGATAGAATCCTCAGGACGGTTAGGGTCGTTACCGGTTCCCTGGTTAACGCGGGCTTCCAGGAACTCGGTCACCGCACCAGCGGCGACGACGCCCTTCTTTTGCGGGTTCATTTTGGCCACGAGGGCGAACAGCTTATCTTGGATATCTTCGGGAAGCTTCCAGAGCGTTTCGTCGATAAGCTCGGCAGTGACGTTTTCCTTTTCGATCCTTACGAGTTGTTTACCATAACGCTCGACGAACTCCGGAATATGGGTATAACTTTGTAGCAAGGACATAGCTGAAGGAGCGGGATGACTTTTCTCAATTGCAGCATTCTCGGTCGGAGCATCGCTCATTGGTTTCACCTCTGTCTGTTCGGGGTTGGGGGAGACGGTCTTTTGTTTTGCCATTGTTGTTCTCCTTGCAGAAGGCATAAAGCCTACCTTGCACACGTTGCGTTGTCCACCGCTTTCGACCACTAAACACTAAGGAGAAAATCATGGACAGTTTCTTTGAGAGTCGAACATTCAGAACCTACTACGAAGACGTGGGTAAACATAAAGTTCTTACGCCTAAGCGTGAACGTGAACTTCTAGTTTTGTATAAGAGTTGTCCCAAATGCCATAAACGACTCCCGCACTTAGTTAAGCGAAATAACTGCACGAAATGCGGAACACCGACGCCGAAACGTGTGACAGGTAAAGCCATTACTTGTACCGAATGTAACACACGTTTTGACTGTTTTATCCCTCCTGTCTACTGTCCACTATGCGGTTCAACTCGGGATATGGCCTCCAGAGAAGAACTCATCGTCACTAATCTACGCTTTGTAGTGACAACCGCTAAGAAGCTATCCAAGTCACCAGAAGTAATCCAAAAGCTAATATCAGCAGGAAACGTCGGTCTCTTGCTGGCTCTAGACAAATTTGACATGACCCGGTCGACTAGGTTCTTAACCTACGCATCGTGGTGGATACGTAAAGAGATGCTCGATGAATTGCACGCGAGCGGTATTGTCCATGTACCTTCGCACAAACAAAAAGCCGTAAAGAAGAATCAAAAGCTCGGGTCGTACGAATGTATTTTCTGCGGTCTTCGAACGGATAACCCATTACGAACCAAGTGTCCCTCTGCGCGAAAAAGACTACACGACTTCATCGCGGTTAACGCTGAAGAGATCACTACGATGTCGTGTGTAGTCCCTATAGAAGAAGCGATGAACCGTCCTGAGTCGGACGACACAATTGAAGATTTGACTATTAACAACGACAGCGCCGAGTTACTTCGTCAAGTCCTAAACCTTATGCCTATCCGACCCAGAGACAGGTTCATCCTTTTGCAGTACTACAACATAGCCACTGACGACCGGAAAACAGATCCCAAAACTCTTCCGCAGCTTGCAGCTACTACGGGAGTTACTGTCGAGCGCGTTCGACAGATAAAGGTATCTGTTCTTAAGAATTTACGGCGTCAATTATTTGATATGAGCGAACAGGTGGGATTCGTCAGAAGATGATTACTTTGTCTCGCGGATTCCGCCAACCGTCTCTGCGCCGTGAAGGAAACCCTCGTAGTACGCAGTCCGGGTCTTAGAACCAGAACCCTTGTACCTGTCAGCATACTCCTTGAGCAGCTCGAGGATTTCTTTCTTCGGGATCGGTTTGATGGAGGTAGCGACGGTATCGTAGTCCATAGGGTCTTTGCCCTTCTTCGCAGGACGACCAGTCTTCTTGGACTTCTTACCCGCTGCCTCTTCCTTGGCACGCTTGCGCTCTTTGTACCGGGACACAGCCTCATCGGCCTTATCCGGAGGAAGGTTATTCGTGATAACCCTGTCGGTCAGCTTGTTGAAGAAAGACATGTCTTCGTCGTTGAAGACACTCTTGAACACGCGGAGGTGTGCGAAGTTCAACTTCTCGGTACGTGCCAGCTTCAGGATTTCCGGGGGGAGATCCAAGATTCCGAGGTGCTGCGACACGTAGGCATCGCTCAAGCCGCAAGACGCTGCGATGTCTTTTTGCTTCTTCCCGCTCTGGGTAAGGTACGTGAATGACTCTGCGATCTCGACGCAGTTGTGTCCGGTGCGAGCCAGGTTGGTGGCCATGGAAGTCATGTACGCGTCTACGTCGTTGTCGTCGAGGACGAGAGAGACATTGACCTCTTTGATCCCGAGATCGAGCATCGACATGTACCGGCGACGACCGTCAACGAGGATGTACCTCTTGGGGTTTTCAGGGTTCGGGCGAACGGCCAGTGGAACAAGCTGTCCCTTTATCTTGATGGACTGGGTGAGATTCTTGAGGTCTCCAGCTTTGTCACGATTCCAGCGCTCTGGGAGATCAATCAAATTGATATCGAGCTTTGTGTTCTGTAGCCCGCTGCTAGCCATCTCTACCTTAGCTCCCTTTTTCTTCTTCTTGTCGTCGGGCTGTTCGGCTTGTACCTCGGCCTCGACAGGAATGACAGAGCTCAAGATATCGTCTTGCTCGGATTCCGTGGGGATTGTCGATTCAGTTTTAGCCACGTCTTTGCTCCTACTTTGTTGGGGTACATTATTCAGATGCGGCAGCTAACTCTGCTAGCACTTCTGACTTGTCTATATGAATCATGCTGAGTCTTTCGGGCGGGACGCCTTCTAGGATATCGCCCAAAAGATGAAATAGCTCGGTCGAGCACAAGAGTAGACTCTTCTCAGAGTTGTACGCAGTCATATACAGAGCACGTATAGCCTGGATGGTCTTCTCAGGGTCAACGCGTTTTCTCCGGATAGGTGTTCGTGTCATTCGAAGGGCTCCGTCCCATGCATAGGGCACTTCAGGATTCCACCGATCTTCTTAGGATTAACAAGAACACGCTGGCACCAAGGACAACGTTCTTTTTCGACGCTCTCCTCTGTACCTAGTTTTGTACGGTCAATCTTTTCGTCTACTCCGTACTTCTCCATGTTACTCTGCTTTTTCTGCCGCCACTTTAGCAGCTTCCATCTCAGACTTGGTTCGCCGTTTCTTCTTCGGAGTCTCGTTTTCCACCGTCTCTTCGACCTTCTCATGTTTGATCCTGAACATGATGTCCTCGATTAGGTACTTGACACGAGACTTACAGCCCTTGTTGCGCTTGCCGTCGAGAGAGCACAGGTTGTCGTGAGACTCAATAACCAACGAGCCGTCAGCGTCCTTGTGGATGATGATGACGTCAGGGAGATTCGGTACGTCCGTGGTGTCCAACACGGCTCTCGTGAACTCCTCGATAGCGTTCTTACGCGCCGCTTCGTTCTCGACGATGTGGCTAACCTCCTCAAGCGGGAGTTCGGTCTCACTGACCCGACCACAACGCGAACACTTCGTAGGAACCTTGATATTCATGCTACCTCCAGTTGATGTTGTCGATGCCATACTGCTTCGACGCAGCCAGCAAGGCTGTGGTTGTTTTCGGACCAAGAATCCCGTCGACAACTAAGACTTCCTCGGGATATAGGTCCATCTTCCTATGATTCCAGGCCGCTTGGAACATCTCGACGGACTGCCTAAACGGAGCATCGTAGATCTTAGACTTGCTCGTAAAGCCAAGTTCATCGAGCTTGGGTCTTGCTTCTACCACAGACAGAACGTGTTTATGGTAGTCAGGTTCGTCGTCATCGCTTGTTGGAGAATTTACGCCGTATTCGGGACTGCCGTTGTTCTCTTCAACGACGGCGTAGTGCTGCTGGATGACCTCTGGCTTCGAGAGGGGTGAGTTCTCAAAGTCTTGGATAAACGAAAGTTGGTCAACGGGGTATGACCCAGCAGTGAACACCCCACCATTACAGTCGGCAAAGGGCCACATTGGACCCATATCCGACTTTCCCTCTCGCCAATCTGAGTGCTGGGACATCCGGATAGCCGACAGTCTCTCCCCGAGAGCCATCTTTACGAGGCGCTTGATTTTGATGTTGTTGACCACTTGGTCGAGAGTGAACGGCTGGAGGTACGACGCACCTTTATACTGGGGCGTAATAGCTACCGGAGGGAGCTCGTCAATGAGATTCTGTGGAACCACGTTTGCCCAGTAACGCCACTCACCCTGCTCGTTACGGAACATCTTGCCTGCGTTAACCATCTCGATGGCGATAGAGTCCTTGTTCTTCCGGGGTTCATGCCACGCGCCGTTATGCAGAGAAATCAGGTACATGGGGTCACCATGATAGTCCTGAACGAAGTGCGTGGACGCCCCGTTGAATTTACCATCTGCCTTTTTACGCGAGCTGAACCAATTCAGTGTGGACCACATATTGATGCCAGCCGTATAGTGGTCCACCCACCACATGTCATCGACTGAGACCAGAGCGTTAGTGTACAGCTGTTGCGTGGGGAAAATCTTATCGAGTCCCTTCTCAAGGATTCGTTGGTGCGAGTAGATGAACAGGTTGTTGAGGGCCTTTTGGGCTTCTTTCTCTGAGAGAACTTTACCTGCTCCCACGTCAGCCCAGGCTAACTGGAACGAGAGCTTAGCGGCTGCGTTCGTAGTCTTCACGAGATGCCAGAACTCTTTGTGGGGCATTTGGTTGAAGTTCAACAGATATGCATAGCTCATCTTGGTCCTCGACATGTTTTGGAATACCCGCAGAACTTTTCAGTGCATGCCCACGACGTGGGGTCACACCTAGGGAAGTTTCCTTTTTTGATCTGTTCCGCCACTTGGGCCACGTCTTCCGCCAGCAATTGTTTATCGAGTAATGTTCGCTCAGATCGCTCTTGTTCGTACTTAGGACCTGCTTTAAGGTCAACTAAGAAATCGATTCTAACCTTATTCGTGTCCTCTGCAAGAGCATAAAAGGTTAACTGATGCGTGTAACGGACTTTTTGTTCCGGCCATTTCTTCGTAGTGGTCTTTAAGTCCGAAACTACCTCGACCATACGGGGGTTCTCTGGGTCATTTTCCAGAGACATTTCGGTATCTTTAACGCTATCGATGAGGTCGATTACCCCTCGGACAGGAACACCCCCGACCTTTATGGCGAATGTCTTCTCAGCGTGAACGGGCTTTATGAGGGGGACTGCTTGGCGGTGGTACGCCGCGTAACCGTAGATCGCTTTGTCTTTGACAATGCCGGGGTCAAACCCTTCCCAGTTTTCAATGAACACCGACTCAACCGCGAAGCAGTCGGCCACTGCCTGCATAGACTCCTTGACATCCGGTGGAGATCCAGTCTCGATCATCCTTCTGTGTGTGACCTCTGCTCCCTTGTGGATAGCGGTCCCCTTTACCATGGAAATCCCAGGAGCCTCTACGGTACCGAGGATGTACCTGTACTCGTACTGACGAGGGCATCGCTGGTACATACCGACCTGCGAGGGAGACATCACGCCTTTGGGGAGTAGGGGGTCTAGGAAACCTTCGGGATATTCGAACTTACGATCAGACGCACGTGTTTCTTTCACATCGTCTTCTTCAGACATGCTTTCCTCCTGAGTTTACGGCGTATAGCCTATTTTCCGAGAACTTGATTCGCGAAGTCAAGCGGGAACGTATCGCTGGCTCCAGGGTACATAAGAAGTTCGTTCTGGTTGTTATCAGGACTTTTGTCTGACCGTGGTTGTCCTTGAAGCGCTAGTTCATGGCTCAACCTGATAACGTCGTCGAGATTGATGTCGTCAGCAGACTCTCGTGGTTCATCTTCCTTGACACTACTCGGAAAGACACTGGACGACTTTCGATTCTCTACCCGTTGCGGAGTTGGTGCTGCCGATTGTGTTACAGCGCCAACACGCGCCAAGGACGCGGAGGTCATTCCCTTCACAGTGAACGTCTTTACGTCACCAGTCATTTCGTCAAAGTCGAGTACAAGGTCATCGACCCCTAGTGGTATCCCCCATAACCCGGACAACATGTCCACGAATTCTTCCCGGCTAAATGTTATCTGCATCGTCTTGCTCCTCATGTTTACCATAGCCTGCATCACGTTTGTCCTCAAGATATTCAGCTAATGGAGTTTCATTTACCCCAGGTTGAATAACCTTTGGACAAGTCATGTACTTTTCCATCTTATCCGCCATGACACACCCCTCACACCAAGGCGATATCCCTTTAGCCGAACAGTCTTCGTACTGTTCACAGAGCATGCACTCTACGTTCTTTGTCAAAATCTCAGCGATATCATGGCGATTATCCAACGCGATGAGCTGTTGCTTTTCAACTGACTGGACTCCCACCAGCCTGTACACGATGGTCTTTTGCGTTTGGCCTATTCGGAAGTTCCGTCCCCTCGACTGGTCCCAAGCATCCATAGACCATGCACGGCTGTAGTAAACAGAGTACTTAGCTGCCGTAAGCGTGACTGCAATTCCCGTATGTATCTGCCCGAGGTACACACGGCATTTTGGGTCTGTTTGGAATCGTTCTTCGTGTTTCTTTATGTGCTGCGTATTCGTGCCGTCTACTCGGATATACGTGTGCCCCATTTTGATAAGAAGCTCCTCGATGTCATCGAGCTCCGTGGTGTAGTTACCCCAGATGATTACCTTGTGCTCTGCATCCTCTAGGATGTCTTCCAAAAGGTCTTCGAGCGCTTCCAGCTTCGGATTCTCTTTGTACTTGAACACATCAACAATCTTGGCCTCTGCGTTCAGACATCTATTGGTACCGGGTTCGATGTTTCTAGACACGCAGTCAAACAGGTGGTCACACTCGTCGCAATAGTTTCCGGTTGCTGCTCTTGGCAAATAGTAAAACCCGCTACACATCTGCATTATTTTGGTTAAGCGGATAGCTCCATGCTTGAATTTCAAATCTTTCCCTAAGCCAACCTGTATGCAGCACTCGTGGATTGCGATGTTATAATCCATCAGCTGCTTCCCCGTTAAAGAATAGTGAACATTTATATCGGTTCTAGGAGGCAGTGACACGCACTCGGTAAGTCTTCGTTCGCTAGAAACAGAATTAACTCTCCCGTTAATGACATGCATATTTTTGTAACCACGAACTATGTGCTTATTGGTCTTCGAGACATCACAAAACTTAGGAACAAAGTTATGCCACTCTTCGGGCATGAGAGCAGGTAAGAGGACTCGGAGTTGTGTGTAGAAGTCTCGCGGGTCTCCAACGGTGGGCGTACCAGACAAGAGGTATCTACGCGAAGCCCGAGCGGACAGAGCACTGATAGCTTTGGTCCGTTGGCTTCGTATGTTCTTTACTCGATGGGCCTCGTCGAGGATTATCGTCTCGAAAGTTAGACCAGACAAAAAAGGAATGACTCCTCCGTTAAGACGGTCCACTGCTTTCTCAACGTCATCGGCAGTAGCCTTCCCAGCATAGAACGCCCCTAAGAGTTCCTCTTGGTCCTTTTTTGAATGAAGAAGAGCGATGGCGTCGAGTACCCGCACGTGACTTCGGGTCGTGCCCATCTGAGATTTCTTACGTAAGCTCTGAGCCTCGGAACAGATGCTAGGGACGCTGTACATCCGGGCCGTGTCGTAGGACATAATTACGACGTCAAATTCTTTTGCTTCGGTCAGCCTTTTCAGTTTTTGCTTTGGTGTGCCTATTATAGCCGTTGACGTCAGCTCACCATTCGAGTGAAGGGCTATTTCTCGGTGCCATGTGTTAATTGCGATAACAGGGCAGATAACAATTGTTTTGGTTTTGAGATAGGTGAGGGCGTCAACAGCAACTTTCGTCTTACCTGTCCCCATTTCCCAGCGGAGATACCACCTGTAGTTAGCTAGAAGTTCAGCTGTTCCTTCTATTTGGTGCGCGTAACTCTTGATCTTCCCGGGGGGTGGCGTGTCCGATAGACGGATGAGCCAGTCCTCTTTGGTCGGAGCTTGCTCATACGCGTTGCTAATTGTTTTCTCATCTAGGACATTTTCATTGAGTGTCCTGATATCTCGTATTACATTGTCTAGAAATGGGCGGTAAGCAGGACAGACCCAACCGCGAAGTTGCTCGACAAACTGACACCCGAACACATGAACCCAGGAGTCATTTTTGCTTCCAGGAATTAAGAAGACAGGCGTCGTACCAATTCTAACGAGTCTGACTTTGTTACACATTTCCTATCCTTTCAGAGACTGGAGGACTTATGACGACTGACACAATGCGTTTGTTCGACCCCTATCACGGGGGCATGGATGGTACTCATTCAAATCCGTACTACCAGTATTCGCAGCTCTACACGCCCAAGAGGCTAAAAGAGCTCTTTATCTGGTGTGAGTATCTCTTCTACCAAAGTCCTCACATTTTTGCTGCTCTGCGTAAGTTTGGCGAATACCCGATCACGAAGATCACTTACGAGACGGTTAACGAGCATCTCAAGACCAAGCACAAAGACCTTCTTGAGAAGACGTTGCGTGTCCGTGAATTCCTTATCAAGTGTTCTCTTGATAAGTACGTTTATGGTAACGCTTTCATATCTATGTATCAACCATTCGTGCGTTACCTTAAGTGCCCGTCGTGTTCGTCTCTGTCGAATATCAAGAACACAACGTACACATTTGACGTTTCGCACCTCAAGTTCACGTACACATGCAACTCGTGCAAAAAAAGAGCCGTAGTCGGCGAAGAGAATATCGAGGACCGGAAGCTCCTGCTGAGTAAGGGAATCAATTTCATTCGATGGGACGCCAAGGACCTCGACATCGACCATAACCCACTCACCGGAGAGTCAACTTACTACTACAAGATTCCGTCTGCCATTGTCTCGCGTGTGAACTCAGGCCACAAGATGCTCATCGACACCATGCCGATTGGCTTCTTGAAGGCAATCAAAGAGCACAAGCCTTTCAAGTTCGCACGTGACGCAATCTTCCATATGAAGGTGGGTGCTCCTGCGGGCATCAATCCGCAGTGGGGACTTCCTCCGATCCTAGCGGCGCTCGAGCGGTTCCATTTCACACAGATTCTGCGTAAGGCTAACGAAGCCATCGCGTTGGACTACCTAGTTCCTTTCAGGATTCTCCACGCCTCTCAGGCTTCTGGGGTTGCTGACCCTGTGCAGCAGATTAGCTTGTCGAAGTGGCGCGACGAACTCGACATCAACATTCGGTTACACCGTAAAGATCCCCTCCATATCATGTACTCGCCTATCCCGGTGGGTATGGTTCAGCTCGGTGGGCAAGGACGAGCTCTACTGACTCTGGGTGAAATCCAAGAGGCTGAGAAGAGCATCGTCGCAACTCTCGGTATCCCTATGGAGTTCTTGTACGGCGGTCTTACTGGTCGAGGTATGGAAGCCACGTTGCGCATGATCGAGAACCAGCTCGCAACACACATCGCTGACATCGTCGACCTTATGCAGTGGATGGACGACAAGTGCGCCGAGTTCCTGGGTTGGGAAAAAGTGAAGTTGGGTCTCACTCCGTTCCGAATGGTTGATGATTTTGAGAGACAGCAACTCATGTACAACGTGTGGCAATCTGGAAAGCAGACAGGGTCTCAAGTGCTGTCTGATACGACGATGTGTGAGATTTTTGAAATCGATCCAAAACGCGAAGAGGAGCGTATCAAGAATGAAACTCTTCGTGGCTCACGTATCAGTAATGAGATTCAGATGGAGATGCAGAAGCAGCAAAATGCTGCAGCAGCTCAATCTCAGCAAGAGGCCAACACAACTCCGGGTTCGTATAACCAGCAGCAGGTCATAGCCAACGCCGATCAGGTTGTGGCTGAGCTCTCAGGCATGGAGTACGGGGCCAAGAAGAGTCGATTGCACCAGTTGCAAATGGAAGATTTCATATTGTACTCTGTCGTGGTGCAGCGCTTGAAGCTGCAGAATACCCAGATGCTACAACAGGACCCAGCACAAGGAACTATGAATGGATGACTTTAGGTCTCAGGTAGAGTCAGCGCAGAAGTTTGAGTTCACGAATGTCTTTGGTGGAAACAAAGGGGGAAACCTCGTTCAACCAAAGACAGAAGCGAACCAAATAGCCGATCAAATCCGTGTGCAGTACGCTTCCCGAGTTTTCGTTATCTGGAAGCCCTACGACATGTGTCCCAGGTGTAGTAACGATATTAACTCAGGTGAGGTTCTGATTCCTTCAGAAGGTGACTACACGTGTCCCCACAACGAGAACGCGGAGTACGAGAAAGTAGTCAACCTCTGCTTGAGCGGAAAAGCCCTCCTACAGAAGCAAGAGTTCTTTAATCGTCGAGAGAGTGACGCTCGGTGTGTGCATATCATGTGGATGGTTGCTGACCCAGCACACATCGCTGAACTCGAGCGGAAGCAAAAAGAAAAAGAAAAGGATACCGTGTATCCTCCGAACCCAAAGAAGGTCTTTTCGGAAGAATACGATAATAAGAGTGCGGAGCCCACGGGCGGCTCCGCTGGAACTGCTAGTCCATAATTATTAGGAATAGCAGCCCCAAAAACTCAGTAATTGTCATCTTATCTCCTGTGATAAGCGTTACCTTGTTGCGTATTCTTATACCGGTAGCACTAACGATTTTTTGAGAAGGGAAGACCTATGACTTCTGATATCCAGCCATTCCTTGTCGGAGCTGACGTTAAGCGTGGACACATCCGAAACAAAGTCGTGGAGGGTATTCAGGAATCATTTCCCATTAAATCGAGAAGCAAGACCATCAACGTTAGCGACGTCACTGTACACGGTAAAGATTACTCATCGACAGAACAGAAGGCGGCGATTCTCGAGGGGAATTCGCTGTTCGAACACATCAAGGGGACTATCACGGTACGGGACAACGCTACAGGGGAAGTGACTGATAAGATAAAAAACTTTACCTTAGCGAAAATCCCATGGTTCACCCCTCGGCACACCCTGATTGTCGGTGGCAACGAGTACTCAGTCTCCAGCATGGTGCGTCCTAAGCCGGGAGTCTACGCTCGGAAAAGAGCTAACGGAATTCTTGAAGCTAACTTCAACATGCAGGGAGGGGCGAACTTCAACGTCACCATGGACCCTGAACAAGGTGAGATGCAGTTGGAGTACGGCGCTTCCAAGATTCCACTCTACCCCATTTTGACAAGAGCGGGCTTAACGCACGAGGACATATCTTCTGCTTGGGGAAAAGACCTGGCTGAGAAAAACAGGCAAATGGCCCCCAAGAACGTAAGCGGCGTCGTGGACCGTTTGTACAACAAGGTGGTCCCGGTTTACGGACGGGAGTCTTTGAAGCTCACGACGCCTGAAGAAAAAGTAAAAGAAATCTTCAACAGGTACACCAAGGCTACAATGAGCCCTGAGGTGAACGCCGTTACGTTAGGCAAGCCTTACGAAAACGTAACGCCTCATGTCATCTTGGATGCATCCAAGAAGGTGTTGAAGATTTTTAAGAACAACGACGAAGTTGATGACCGAGACAACTTGGACTTCAAGTCTCTGTACGGTATCGACGACTTCTTCAAAGAGAGAATCAAACTAGATGCGCGAGATATTGCACGTAAAGCCTCGATAAAGATTGAGGCGAAAAAGGATCTACGTAACGCCATACCGTCAGCTCCGTTCACTCCTGGTTTGTTGAAATTCATCAACACGTCCCAGCTAGTCTCGGTGCCAACGCAGACAAATCCCATGGAGCTAATCGATTCCTCCATGCGTATTACGTCTCTTGGTGAAGGCGGTATCAGTTCAGAGCGAGCTATTCCTATGGAAGCGCGTATGGTTCACCCCACACAAATCGGGGCTATTGACCCTATGCGGACTCCTGAGTCTTTCCGTGCGGGCGTCGATGTCAGAGCAGCGATGATGCTACACAAGGACAGCAAGGGGAATATCTACGTCCCCATGTACGACGTAAAGAACGGAAAAAAACTCACGTTCATCCGTGCAGGACAAATCCAGAACAACATAGTTGCGTTCCCTCAACAGAAGCTTGAGGGGCAAGTAGACGCGTTGGTGAACGGAGTTGTTCGAAAAGTACCGGCGTCTTCTGTTCAGTACCAAGTACCACACTCCACGGTGCTGTATAGCCCTGCCACCAATCTGATTCCATTCCTCGAGTCCAACCAGGGCAATCGTGTGATTATGGGGTCTAAGTACCAGACACAAGCGTTGTCTTTGGTGGATCGGGAAGTTCCATACGTACAGTCCATCTCGCAAACAGGTAGGCCGATGGTCACAGTCATGGCTGAGACCATAAACCCAAGAGCGCCTGTTTCCGGGATAATCAGTCGTGTGGACAAGGACTACTTGTACATAAAGCCGGATAACGGAAAAGGAGAGGTTACGGTTCACTACGAGACTAACTTCCCGTTAGCGGCGAAGTCTTTCTTGCACCACGACCTCAAAGTTCGTGTGGGTGACCATGTGTCCGCAGGACAAATGTTGGCTGAGTCCAACTACACGAAAGACGGGCAGCTTGCGTTGGGTAAGAACCTCTCGGTGGCTTACATGCCCTACAAGGGTGCCAACTCTAACGACGCAATCGTTATCAGTGAGGGTGCCTCGAAGAAGCTGACGTCCGAGAAGATGTACAAGATTATCGTCTCGAGAGACGTAGACATGACGTTTGATAAAGACAAACACCAGGTCTACTACGGGCACGAGTACAAGCGAGACCAATACGGACTAGTGGATGCAGAGGGCATCGTGAAGAAGGGCACTAAGCTGAACGCAGGGGACCCCGTGGTTTTTGGTCTTAGGAAGTCCACAATGACTCCTGATGACATTATGCTTGGCCGACTCCACAAAGCGTTGGTGAAGCCATTCCGGAACGCTTCTGAAATTTGGGACCACCACCACACCGGGGAAGTGATTGACGTCGTAAAGACCCCAAAGAGAATTGCAATCACAGTCAAGGTTAAGGAACCAATGGTGATTGGCGACAAGATGATGGGCAATTTCGGAAACAAAGGTGTTGTTTCCCAAATAATCCCAGACGACCACATGGTCAAAGATGAATCGGGAAAACCCATCGACGTGTTGGTGACGTCTGCAGGTGTTGTCTCTCGTATCAATCCTGCGCAGATATTAGAAGCAGCAGTAGGGAAGGTAGCCGAGAAGCTAGGGAAGCCAATTCAACTTGAGAACTTCACTGGAAGGAACAACGTTCAGTACGTGAAGGACCTCCTCAAGAAGCATGACGTCAAGGATAAAGAGACCGTTTTTGACCCGACCACCGGCAAAACTATTCCTGGGGTTTTCGTCGGGCGCAGCTACTTGTTCAAGGCGTTTAAGAGCACCGACGTTAACTACAGTGCTAGAAACATCGGGAGTTACGACGCCAACCTTCAGCCTACCAAGGGTGGTGATGCGAGCTCCAAAGCGTTGGGCATGATGGAGTTCGGGGCTCTTGTGGGGCACAACGCCCGCAATGTTCTGCTCGAAGCGTCTACTCTCAAGAGTCAGAAGAACGATGAGTTCTGGCGAGCTCTGCAGATGGGGTATCCTACACCCCCACCCAAGACGTCGTTCGCGTCAGACAAGTTCTTGAACATGCTTGTTGGAGCAGGAGTTAAGGTAACGCGTTCCGGTTCAAATATCGCTCTCGGCCCGTTGACGGACCGCGACACGCTGAAGATGTCCTCTGGTGAGATTCTTGAACCAAAGCTCGTCCGTGCGAAAGACCTCAAGCCCGAGAAGGGGGGTCTTTTTGACCCAGGCATTACCGGGGGCCTCAAGGGAGACCGGTGGGCACACATCGAGCTCGCGGAGCCCATCGTCAATCCGATCTTCGCAGAGCCGGTCCGACGTTTCTTGGGGATGACTGGAACGAAATTGACGGAGACAATCAACGACAAGGGCGCAGGGTTCTTACGTTCTGAGTTGAACAAGATCGACTTGGACAAGAAGCAGAAAGAGCTGGAAGAGAAGAGTAAGAAGGCCAAGGGTGCTGACCTCGATGGGGTTGTCAAACAGCTCAAGTACGTCAGGGCGTTGAAGTCACAGAATCTATCCCCAGGAGATGCGTACATTATCTCAAAGATTCCTGTTGTCCCTCCATCTGTACGTCCTGTCATTCCAGGTAAGGGCGGTCAAGAACTCATTTATGGAGACATTAACCCGCTTTACCGGGATCTCCTTTTTGTGAACAACCAGTTCAAGGAAGTTAAGAGCGCAGGAACCATGCCTTTTGAAGAGGCAAAGCTACGGCCCATGCTTCATCAAGCTGTTGGTGCGGTGTACGGAGTGAACGACCCAGTCACCACCAAGTCCCAAGCTCGAGGGCACAAAGGGTTCTTGACGTACATCGCAGGAGCTGGGAGTCCCAAGTTCGGATATTTCCAATCGAAGCTCATGAAGAAGACCCAGGATGTCGCGGGACGCGGAACCATTGTGCCCGATAGCAACTTGGGGTTGGACGAAGTGGGTCTTCCGGAAGATATGATCTGGACGATGTATGAGAAATTCTTGATCCGGCGTCTCGTGTTACAGGGGTATTCCCCGTTAACAGCACAAGAGATGATTAAGGCTCGACACCCGGTAGCAAAAGAAGCGTTCCAGCGCGAGATAAAGGAACGTCCCGTCATGCTCAACCGGGCACCTACGCTGCATCGTTTCAATATCACGGGGGCATTCCCTGTTCCGGTAGCCGGTCAGACTATCCGGGTGAACCCGTTCATTGAAGTCGCCCACGGGGCCGACTACGACGGTGACACGATGATGGTTCATACTCCGGTGTCGAATGCTGCGATTGAAGACGTCAAAAAGATGACGCTGTCGAACACGCTGTACGGGGATAAGTCGAGGTCAGACCTTTTTGTTTTCCCGAGACAGGAAGCGACAATGGGACTGACACACGCGAGCAAACAGGACGAGCATAATGCTCCTGTTCACTTCGCTACACAGGCCGATGCGATGAAGGCGTATCATGACAGTAAAATTACCCTAGGTACTCGCGTAACGATTGGTGAGAAGAAGTGAACAAACAAGACGTCGTAGACTACTACACCACGCAGCATATCCAGGACTCTTTACTCCGTAATTTTTATGGAGACGGAGCCCTAACGCTCGTGCAGCACGAAGAGGGGAAACCTTTTTACCGTAGGAATCTCGACGGCAACCCTATCAAGCTCAACAACCAAGCGCAGCTCAAGAGGCTGGTGGACCAGCGGGCTGTTGAGTTCCATCCGACGATAGGGAAAGAAACAAACGTTGTGTGGGTGGATGTCGATCCAGGCAAAGAAGTAACCACACACGAACTCAAGCCAATCGTAAAACAAATCGATACGCTGTTGAAAGGGATTCCCGAAGTAGCCCGAACGTCGCTAGCGTTCTCAGGGGGTCGGGGGTTCTATATCCGGGGGCACCTCAACGACAGCATGCCTACGGATGTAGCTCGAAAGCTTCTTGAAGAAAAGTTGAAGCCGCTCACAGTGACTAACCCTAAGTTGGTCATGGCTCCTCCTAAGTCTTCGCAAGTCAGACTCGATACATCTACGTTGCATGACAAAGGCTCCATTCGGGGGTTGTATTCACTGAATACAGAAACTGGATTAGCATCAGTACCTCTCAAACGACACGAGCTCAATGATTTCATCCCAGCGATGGACGCTAACCCTAAGCGTCTGATGTCGTCTGAGTTCGCCCCTGGGATTCCACGGGACAAGAAGACACACGACCTACCTACTTTAGGGGATGCTGACTGGACGATGTCAGTACAACAGCATGACGCTGTTAAGGCGGGTCCTCATTGGGATTTACGTTTGATCGATCCTGACACGGACCATGCCCACTCTTGGGCAATACCTAAAGCTAAGTTCCCTGAAGTAGGAGGGAAGCCTCTACTCGCTATCCAGACGCCTACGCACACGTCAAATTATGCTCTTACCTTTGGCGAAAGCGGGCCTGCCCAAATACACACGGGGTACGGACGTGGCTCGGTAGAGATCAAACACAAAGAACCAATCTCTATTTTGTCCTCGAAACCGGATAGTCTAAAATTCGAACGAACAGTAGGCGACGCTAAAAAAGAGCGGTATGCTCTGGTTCGAACCAACAAGGACAAGTGGTTAATGAAAAACATCTCTGAAAAAGTAGCGTCGTCATTTTATTGGAGAGGTTACTTCGACATGTTGCGGAAACTAGGTGCCGAGAGTGCAGCCGAATCCGCAGGACAAGGTCAATCAGGTGACGCATCCACTTCTGAATCCGGAAGACCGATGCCTGCTTCAGACGAGAACACTGGTGCCGGGCAGTTGGCAAAAGCGCTCAACGCAATGGATTCGGATTACACCAACGTGAACCCTGTAACCTCTGTCGCAGGTAATCCCGTAGACAAGCATCTTGAGAGACCTACCGATTGGGGTAACCCGTTCTCGGTTGGTGCCGTGAGCGGTACAACTCCGATCATTCCTGGCGGTAACGGCTAATGACTACCGTTGGACAACCCTTTGGGCAGCACCTCATCAATAACCTCATGCCTGAGGGTTACAAGTTTGACGGAGCTGTGTCTGGAAAAGATCTTAAGAGTACGTTAACACGGCTCTCTAGGACCGATCCACAGACATACGCGAAGATCGTTGGTAACGTTAAGCGCTTGGGAGACCATCTTGCAACTACAGAAGGTCTCTCTGTCGGTCTTGATGACCTTGAACCTGATTACAAAGCTCGAGACCTGATACTGAATCCTGTCGCGGCAAAGATGAACAAAGCCAAGACAGACGACGAGCGTCGTAAACTCCTCGAGGGAGTTCACCCTGAGATGACAGACTTGGCCATGCGTCATCCTGGGTCTATGACTGCCCAGGTGTCCTCGGGTGCTCGTGGAAACAAGCTTCAGTACGCAAAGATCGTTACGTCCCCAGTTTACGGACGTGATGGTCGTGGTCGCGTAGAGCCTTGGCTCATTCGTCGGTCCTACTCTGAGGGGATGACCCCTGCGGATAACTGGGTAGTGAGTAGCGAAGCCATTCTTGATACTATCAAGTCCAGTACTTCGGTCTCGGAGCCGGGTGAGTTGTCCAAGATTCTTGTCAGTAATATGAACAACATTCTCATTACTGAACAAGACTGTGGGACGCACAACGGAATCCTCATGGACCCCAAGGACTCTGATGTGATTGACCGTTACCTCGCTAGGGACACCGGTCCTTTCCGCCGTAATACGCTGATTACGCCAGCCATCCAACCCTCATTAGCTCGAACTGTCGTAGGGAAGATTCTTGTCCGTTCTCCTATGACTTGTGAAGCGGGCGACGGTGTGTGCCAGCATTGTCAGGGTTTGAACGAGAAGGGTCGGATGCATGACATTGGAACGAACATTGGCGTTCGTTCAGCTCAGGCGATGGCAGAACCTTTGACGCAGCTCGCTCTGTCCGCAAAGCACGGCGGTACTACTGCGGCGTCTGGGCGTCTGCAGCTACAAGGGTTAGAGGGCTTCAGACAAGCGGTTGAGTCGCCCAATCTGTTTTTGAACAAAGCCACACTAGCTTCAATTAACGGAACTGTATCCAAGGTGTCCAAAGCACCTCAAGGAGGACACTTTGTGCACGTAGAAGATACGTCGCACTATGTGTCTCCGAACATGGGGATAAAAGTTCGCGTAGGCGACACTGTGGAAAAAGGTGACATGTTAGGCGACGGTATCCCGAAGCCCGACGAGGTTGTGAAGTACAAGGGTCTCGGAGCGGGACGGGTTTACATGGTAAATACCCTCCGAGACATCTACAAAAACCAAGGGATAAACCTGGACCAACGTCACTTTGAGCTTCTTGCTCTAGGTGAGTTGAATCATGTCCGTATCCTGAACGACGAAGGAAATAACTTTTTCAAGGGTGACGTTGTAAACTACAACAACCTGAAATCTGTTTTGGCTAGCGGGATAAAACAAATCAAGCTGAGTGAAGCTCTAGGAGAAACTCTCGGTAAAGAGTATTTTCATTTCTCCGTTGGTATGCGCGTTACTCCCTCCATAGTTGATTTTTTAAAATCCCATGGGGTCAAAGACGTGTTCATCGCCCCACGAGCACCTGAAGTTGAGTTTGTTATGAAGCCCGCTACACGAGCACCGCTGTACAACCCGGACTGGATGGCGCGGCTAGCCCATCGAAACTTGAAGACTACGTTGCAACACGCGGCTCACTTCGGAGAAATTTCGAATGTTCACGGCACTAGCCCTGTTCCAGCGTATGTTTTAGGTACTGAGTTCGGCAAAGGCGAAAAGGGTAAGTACTAGCATGACGCCGTTCGAAGAAGGCTGGAACGAAGTCTATCAATCTCTAGGGCTATCCAAGATGGCTTTGGCTATTCCTCCAGGTGCTGTGGCGAGAGCAGGACAGGCAGGTAAGAGTCTTGTTGAGGCCGGTGCCAAGCAGCCATGGCACACAACTCTTAGGAAGTTTATGATAGGGGAGCCTATAAACTTTGGAAAAGAGATTATGTCTGGTAACGCGTTCAAGAGCAACAGTATGATGCATCAAGGAATGAAAGCTCCTAAGATGTTGGATAAAGCGTTGCTCTACGGTCTGCCAGCCTATATGGGTTACCAGACTATGAAGAGTGATGCTCCAGACAAAGCGCAGAGCATTGGTGGCTTAGCATTAGGTACGCTAGGGACTAACGCTCTATACCGGCCATTAGGTATGGTTGGAAGTATGGTAGCGTATCCCGTGTTGGATCGTATAGGGCGTGGAGCTGTAAACGTGGCTCAGAAAGCTACGGGAACTTTTGGTCAATCGGACCCGCAGAATCCGTATCAACGGTTCCAACAACGTAACCCACAGGGACAACCGCAACCTCAATATCAGGGACGACAATTTTAGAATTTAGTCGTACACTTGTGAAAGGTACGCCAGGAGGAAATGTTTCTATGTTGACTGTCTCCCAACTAAAACAGGCATATGCCTACGGGGCAACGACAGCTCTAAAGACTGCCGGTTATGACGAACCAACAGCTGAAGCCATGGGTAATGACTTGGCAGACGAAGCCGAAGGTAACCCCACCGGAGTTCAACTGATGGGTCCTACCCCTGGTGCACCCGCTCAGCCAGACGTGAATAGTTTGGTTGAGGGCGACTACGAAAACATGCCCCAAGACCCTAACGCCAACAACCAAGAAGTATCGCCCGAGGCGTACGCAGGTGACCCGAACGAGGACATCTACGGCGCGCTTAGCGAGTAACGGACTAAAAGGAGTCAAAATCATGGGACTTTTCAAAAGATCACACGTTCGCGGTCTGAATTTTGGCCTGATGCGCAATGGCCTGGTGCACTATTCGTCGGTTAAGGTGGCCAATGAGGTCGCTGACGCTGTGGCTGACGAGGTTCCGGAAGAGGAAGCTCCAGAAGTCACCGACGAAACCGGAATGAGTGCCAACGAAGTCGCTCCGATCCTTCAGAAGCTCGTCGAAGTCGCTCAGGCGATTGCTGCCAAGACCGGCAGTGCGATGGACGAGAACCTGAACAAGGTCGCCGCCGATCAGAACCTGGACATCGTGAAGCTGGCTTATGCCACCGCTGAGCGACTGATCTACAAGGCTGCTCTCGAGGCTGGCACCACGAATCCGGGTTCGGGTCCCGCGACGCATGAGCAGGTCTTCATCGAGGGCGAGACTGACGCCGAGAAGAATCCATCTTCGGCTGTCACGGGTCCGAAGGGTTCGTCTTCCATGGACACCAGCGGCGGCGAAGTCGGGTCTCAGACTGTCCGTCCGGACCAGCCGGGTACGCAAGACTCCCCAGCTCCCACGACCCTTGCTGACGTGAAGATCTCCTCGTTCCTGCAGAAGCTGTCGAAAGACGGCGTTCTCCCGCAGGGCGGTGGCCGTATGGACCTGACCACCAACGCGAACCTCGGCGGAACGGTTGTCTCCCAGGGCAGCACGACCCAGACCACGACCCAGCCGGTCCCGCTGAAGAAGCACCCAGCCGCTCCTCAACCTGCGGTTCATAACGAGCTCCAGGCTGATGTGAAGAAGACTGCCGAGCAACTCCTCTCAACCGAGGAAGGCCGACAGATTCTGATCAACCTGCATGCCCAACAGCAGAAGCAGGCGAGCCAGGCCGAGGTCGTTGATGTGGCCACAAGCATCCTCATGAATGCTCTCAAGTCCGTTCACTGACATTCTGTTCTTCCCTCAACGCATTCTTGCCATATAATTCAAGACGAAACCAGAGAGCACGTGTTTTCGTGTTCGGAGAACTTGGTCGTCGTTAACAGGACAGGTTCAAACAATGCCAACACCTATGTCCCCGGATGTTCAAGCGTATGGTCAGCTTCCTTCCGCTGAACAAGCGGAAGAGATCTTTAAGCAAAAGTTTGCGAGCATGGCTTACAACGTGATGTTCGCCAAATTCCCGGATATGGCGCAACAGGTTGTAACTTTCAAACTTCTGGAGACTAACGCCACAAAGGGACGCGGAGTTGGTGCCTTTATCTTCCTGCAAGATAATAAGCCAATCTACATTCCAGTCGTTATGAGCGATAGCCAGCTGAAGCCGCTGGATGTGTTCTACTTCAAAGACCTGAATATCTTCCTTCCCATGAATAAAGAGTGGTTGGAGGAAGTATCGAAGATGTCTCTCGAAGAGATGGGCCAGCCTTCTGATATCCCACAGGGCGTTCCTCGGGACGTGGATATCCGAAACGTGGTTATGCCCCCGTTCACTTCTTCGGGTCGTGTGGGTCTAGCTTCGGATATGAGCTTTGACTTCCACGCAAAGGCCATGTTCAAGGAAGCGGAGTCCAATAACTACGAAGTCCATCCTCGGTTTTTGGAGTTCATCGGAGACGCTGCGCCGAAGTCCGTTATTGACGGCGTAAAGCTAGCGTTTGAGAAACACCCTGTTCTCCTCGCTAAGCTGGCACACTTCCACGGGTCTACGTCCATTATAAACGCGTTCAAGCGCGGTAATGCCCGTGTCGCTGCGCAAGATGTGGCTCGAACGAAGACGGCTGCGCTCAATGCTCCTGGCGTTGTGAGGGTGTTCACTAAGACCGCAACGGCTGCAGAACTCAAAGAAGCTTTTGGCGTTAAGTCGGCACAGGCGTACCAAGGGATTCTGCGAAACGGCATTGCAGTCCAAGACACACGTAGAGGCATTGATAAGGTAGCTCTCAAGATTGAGCATGACCTAAAGCTCACTGAGCCTGGTCACACCGCAGGGTTCTATCGCCTCTACTTTATGGATGCTCCCCCGGACATCTACTACATCATTCCTAAGCCCAAGGGTTCGAGCGGCGGTTTAGTTTATAGTAGTGACTACTACAGCGAATACGGTTCAAGTCCTCGCCGTAACGCCACTGAGTATCTTATCGTCAACAAAGACGGTAAGAAGGTGTGGTGCAATACACACGTTATGGGCGAGCTCATCCAAGATGATGACCCTGAGCTGAACAACTACAAGTGGATCAAGACGATTATCCACGGGAATGCGCGTGGGTCATCCCCATCTGTCCATGACTACGGTTTCTTCCTCTGTGCGGGTCCGGGTAAACAGCCGCAGGCCACGAAGCCTTTTTGGATTCATTCCATCGTGGATACCAAAGGCGTAAGGAAGATCATTTCAGATTACTCGGATGGCACTAAGTACATCATCGACGACAACACCAAACGTGAGTCCATCACGAACGCGGCCAACGACACGTACCTCATTCCCAAAGATGCCAAGTGGGTTGCCATTCAGACGAATGTCCATGAGAAGGACAAGTACGACCTGCGCAACCATAGCCTGAGCAACATCACCGACGATCCCAAGATGGTCACGCATTGGCTCGACGCGAAGTTGCAAGACGCGAAGGCTGACCCCATCGAAGTCAAAAAGGCTGGTGTTGATGAGTACTGGGTCGGGAATCACCCATGCGCTCTCCACTACCCCAAGGCGGTCGAGAAGATCGCGACGGACTACAACATCTCGGTTTCGGACGCTGCTGGGATTCTTGTGGAAGTAGAACGTACGCGGTTCCCGTTTATGTACGTCCTTCCCACTTCTAAGCTGGCGTCCATCAACGAGATTTTGATGAAGGTCGCTCAGCCTGGGATGGAAGGCCCGATGCAAGGTCAGGGACCGGCGCAGGGTCCTGCTCCCCAGATGTCTCCCGAGGGTGGCGGCGGTTCTCCGATGGGAGACCCGATGCAGCAGGGAATGGACCCCTCGATGATGGGCGGTATGATGCCGCAGCAGCCCGCGCCATCTCCGATGTCTCCTACGGACCTCGCGATTGCCGAGGCTGTGGACAAGCTGACTCAGGAGAACCAGGTCCGTATGCAGCAGCTGCAAGATCAGATGCAGCAGCAACAGCAAGCCCTGCAGCAGGAGTCCGACCAGAACAACCGTCTGGTTCAGCTCCTTCAGCAGATACAGAACCGGGCGAACCAAATCACGCAAGTGACTGGCGGCGTCATCCCGGCTGGAGCTGAAGCTTCCCCGGCTACTGCTGCTCGGATGCTTGCGCCAGAGCCCGAGCCAGAGCCCGAGCCCCCGCCGCAGCCTGTCATGCCCGAGGGAAACATGAACCCACAGGCTGTTGCGGACCAAATCAATCCCAACATGCTTGAGTCCGCTGGCGACCTCGGCAACGCAGGTGTCTTTGACCTCGCTACGATGTCGATGATGGCGGCGTCTCCAGTTCTCCACGACATCATCTCGACGTACGTACCCAACCTCGAAAAGGCTGTGGACAACCTCGGGCGTATCTTGCTGACCCTTTGGATGCAAGAGGCCGAGGTCAAGCAGATGATTGGTGACCTGGAGTACACGACACTTGAAGAGCGTCTTCGCACGGTGTTTAAGGGTCTCGGTGACCTCGTCATCAAGATCAACCGTAACGCTGTGAGTCCGAACCAGATGTCGCAACAAGGAATGATGAACCAGCAGTGAGACAGTGTGTCCCAGACCGGCGATGGAAACGCCTAAAGCATGTCTTGAATGGACAAGACCCGTCTTGTCTTCTTAACGACGTTTGGCTTTACGGCGTATACGAAGTCGCTATGGGGCAAAAGAACGACGACATCGTCGGTGCTGCTTTAGACCTTGGTGACAGTGACTATCATCGTGACTGCATCATGGCGTTCATTCTTAGTAGGGCTACTTTAGAAGAGATCTCTAAGAGTCTCGAGATTCCGTATGAGATCTTGGAAGTGTTTGAGAAGTTATTCTTTGAACGAAGCGAAGTAAAGAATAAGCTCGATCACATTATGTACGCTCGAGAGTACCAAAGGAACGTTGCTCAAGAAGAAGGCAAATGGCTGATAGACACCGGCCTATCCGGTGGCCCGGTTATTCTACAAGATCGATTTCTTCTTGGGCATGAAGAGCTCAGCATTGACGTTCGGGGTGTTTCTAGAAAGATGATAAACACCGCGTACACTATCGGTATGGTCGCTCGTGGTAACTCTTTAACTTCAGATGCGTCTCGTCAGGCTCTTCGCTGGTTTGATAGCGTAACGAAGCTGCTTGCTGCTCATGAGAAGCTGCGTATGGAAGAGATCGATGAGAACATCGACGACGCAGTAATCGCGATTAAGCAACAGCAGTTGACGCGCACACCTGAAGAGTTGAAGATACTCCCTGAAAACATCATGCATTGAGAGGCACGCATGTGGACAAGAGCTGAATTCGATAATGCAGCGACTCAAATTGGCAAAGACTTCGCCGCTAGCGAAGGTCAGATGCGAATCAATGACCTCGCTACGAAAGTGGCGACCGAGAACAACCTGAACCCTGAAGGGATTCAAACGCTTGTTCGGCTTGCTAACGTGGTTGCTTTCCAAGAGTTGTTCACAAAGCGTGCAGGGTCGGAAGACCGTATGATCGAATTCGAGGTCGGTGACCCTGATTTGGTCATCAGCAATATTTACGCGGAAACCAAGCAAGCAGCCGTAGCTCAACAGAAGTTCGCGTCTGTATCTTCGTATGACAGGGCAATGGACTACTACGGTCCGATGTCCGTTAAGACAGCCGAAGACGAGTCGGAAGAAGACGACGAAGAAGATGATGACGACGAGGAAGACGACGACGAGAAGAAGAAAGACGACAAGGAAGACGATAAAGAAGACACCGAGGACAAGCCTCCGTTCGTGTTCGGAAAGAAAGTAGACGAGCCGGGAGAAGAGTCTGAAAAGGCGCTCTTGGACAAGAAGGCGATGGCGCGGTTCAACGTCAAGCGAGCACAAGAAGCCATTGACGAGGAGTCACGCCGCCTCATGCACGAATGGGGTATCGCTCTTGAGAAAGCAGCCCAGTCTGTTCGGGTTGTCTTTGGGCGTCCGAACTTCGATAAGCATGCATTCTACACCGAGGTCGTTGCAGACCTTGGTGTGTCGGCCATCCCGGAAGTTAAGGCTATCGATGTCTTGATCGGAGGAGCTCTTGGAGATGTCGTATCCGAGAAGCTGGCGACCGCGTCCGAGCATAGCGTCAGTTCGCTTGGGAGTAAGGTGGAAACACGCGAGATTCTTGTCTTTGTTAAGCAAGCTTCGGCAGCGAGAATCAAACGAGAGGGATATACCGCGTCTCTCAACTGGCTGAACGAGAAAATCGCAGGACTGCGGTAACCATGGGCTTACTGAAAAAAGTAGTCAACATGCCGTTTAAGCACCCCATAGCCTCTATGGGGATCGCAGGAACCGGTGCGTCTCTTGCTGCAGGACTTAAACCCGGCGATGAGCTAGAGGGAGAAATCATGAAAAACTACACAGGTACCCCTGGTGGTAAGTACGTGTACGCGGAGCTTGATGCTGTTGCAGAGCGCAAAGCCTTCCTTGAGAAGAAGGTTGCTTTTGAGAAGAGCGCACTCTACGAGGTTCCGACTTTCGCAGGTAGTTTGACCAAGGGCGTTGGCGAAGGTCTGGGTAAGGCTGTGGGTCAAGCTGGGATCGATATCATCCGAGCTCTCGTTACCGGCGTTGGTAACACGGTGCGCTTGGGTCCGACTACGCTGAATCAACAGCAGAAGATGCTGGTTCAACGTATCGTGCAGAGCGACCCCATGCTCCACACGTTCGACATGGAGAATCCCGGTATCCTCGAGAAGGCGTACACCACGATGGTCCATACGGCTCCGCATGTTTCGGAAGACCCGAATGTAGTTCTTTCATTCCTGCGTGAGGCTTCTCAAACCGGAGGTACGATTAACTACATGACCATGAAGCACCTCGCTGAAGCTGAGAAGGCTTTCATGGAAGCACGTAACGCCACGCGCCCGTGGTTTTAAGAGGTGATATCATGACGTATGAAGAACTCGATGCTGTTGTCCCCGAGAACGTGAAGCTGGCGTACCTAAACCACCAAGTGCACAAGCTCGCGGAAGAGCGCACTGGTCTGACGGATTTCAGCTTCGCTTCCGTCTCTCGCTACATGGGCGAGAAGATTGCAGCCAGGCGTATGCGTCACTCTGTGATCATGGACGGCTTAACGGCCCTCAAGATGCTGCGAGGTTAATATGAACCTTGAAATCTTTACGCACGAGATCTCGAACGCGGCTAAGAGCCATGGCCTCTATGAAGAGGTTGCGGTCAAGACAGCCTCGGAAGAGCAGTGCATCGCGGTAGAATACGAGAACCCCAAAATCGCTCACGTTGTTACGGATGCTATCCGTACGGAAGCTCGCATTCATGGGCATACGGGGGCTGTTGGGGTTGCTTCGTTCGTTACGAAGATGGCTGCGTTCAAACGCCAAGAGCCTCTGAGTAACGTCGAGCAGCTCAAAATCGCTACAGCTTTGACTGTGGATGACGCGCTCACTCAAGCGCTGCACAACGACACCGTGTCGGATACTGCCCGTCTCAAGCTGGCGTCGATGCGTACCTACGGGCGTGAAGTTTTTATGGAGATCCTTCGCGGGGTTCTCTGAGGACTTAATGGAAAAAATAATCCATCTCGACGAGTACTTTCCTACTGGAGAAGCTACGGTTCAGCCGGTGATGCTGTGGGCCAATAACAGGGCTTGCTACGAAAACATCACGAAGCACGCCAGTGTAGGGAGCGAGTACTTCAAGACGATCCAGCCTATTCCAGGTCACAGCTTTGTTTATGTTTTGGCTGTGAGCGACTGGGAGCATTACGCTGAGAACCGTAACGGAGATGGATTCCCCAATGCCCCATATAAGCCAATGGCGAGTCCTCCGTGGATCAGCCAAGCCGAAACGTTATCGAATTGGCATCATACGTTTGAGCTGTACGGAAACAACTACAGACATCACGTCAACAAAGACCCAGAGAAGCGAGTCGGAAAAGTCGTCAAGTCATTCTGGAACGACACGATGCACCGAGTCGAGCTCCTGATTGATCTCGACAACGCGAAGGCCCCTGACCTCGCTGAGAGAATCAAGAACGGTGAGTTCCCCCCGGTCAGTATGGGGACCAAGGTAGCTTGGGACGTTTGCACGATTTGTGGAAACAGAGCGCCTACTAGAGCTCAGTACTGTGACCACCTCCGCTTCCAAATGCGGGACGTAATCAATGGTGTTAAGGTAGCAGCACTCAACCCTAGCCCCAAGTTCTTTGACATCTCTTGGGTTATCCGACCTGCGGACCCAACGGCATACATGATGAAAAAAGTCGCTAACGCTACGCCGTATGAAATCCTTTCCGGCGTAAAGGCGGGTGAATATCTTGAAGCTATGGACGAGCGTAAGCTTGCCGCTCACAAGATCGCAGTCATCGACAAGGTCGTTCAAGGGATTCCGTTAGACGCTAAGACTGAGAACGTAGACCCCACAGAACTTTGTAACATTCAGCGAATGCGTAACCAAGTTCTAGACATGGGCGGAAACGTTCCAGTAATCCCCGACGAGACCCTGCATGACCTTTCGCACTACCCACTGCAGAAGACTTTGTCATCTGCTTTCTCTGGCGGAATGATGCTGAAGACCCCAGAGCTCATGAAGCTCATCTTCTTCAAGTCATATCCAAAGCATCATCCAGAGAAGAGTTGGGTCGATAGGTCCGTGGGATTGCAGGGTCCGATTATGGACCTTATCGCAGAGCACCCGCAAATCCTGGATTCGTTTGAGGGGTCAGACGCACTCAACTTTCATAGAGATGCTGTAGACCCTCGGATACTAGAGGCACTCTCTCCTTACCTTGAGAAGACTTCGGGTATGGGCGACTACCTCAAACGAAACATAATCCCGGAGAAGTTCAGAGACGAAGGTGAGTTTTCAACACCACTGACTGTTACTGACCCCGCGACAGGTACTCGGTACCAAACCACGCGGGGTGCTGCAGTTAGGTCACACGACGAAGTGGCAAAGCGCAACGTGTACAAGACAGTCGGCGGCGCTGCGTTGTTGGGTGGCACGTACAAGGTTTTGGGTTCTGGTTTGAGTCGCCGTGGTCTAGGTGCGTTAAAGCCTTTGGTCGGAGGAACACTCGCTACTGCTGGTGCGACGCATCTCCCGGATATGGGTACTCACTACATGACTGACCAAGGAGTTCCAATCTCCACGGTAACTGAGATGTCAAAGATGTCTTCTTTGGCTCTTCCTCTGTTTGGAACTTTGGGGCTGATGACTCTTCTCAGCAGTGACTACAAGTCACGGTTAGCCCGAGGAGAACCTGTAGGGCATCCTGGTCTTCCATTAGGTAGGCGTCTTCTTGACCAAGCCGGTGCTTTCACTCAAGAGCATCCATTGGCGAGTACTGCCATTGGGGTTACGGGGCTTAATGCTTTGGGTGGCAGCTTGGCAGGTAGAGCAGCAAACAAACAAATCTTTGAACCAGGTGCCAAGTACATAGCTCAAGGAACTGACGCTGCGACCAAATGGTTGAATCGGATGGCTTCTGGCACTCCAAAATTGTCTTCTATTTTGGCTGATCTCTTACCCCAACCAACAGACACGGTGTTGTTACCAAAGCTGGACATCGAGAAAATTGCTGAACGTATCGGTGAACTAATCGTCGAGGGTTAATCCCTTGATAGGAACCAGTCGCCGCCCTAGTATTCGGGTTGGCACCTAACCAATGTGAGGAAATCATGAACTACGAGACACTGATGAGTCAGATTAGCGGGACATCCACCGAGAAGACCGCCAGCGATACTACCTCGCAAGCGTCCACGAAAACCGCTACCGCAGCAGCGCAAGAGGCCCTAATCACTTCGCTAAAGCAGGTTGTCGCGCAAGAGAAGACCGCGTCAGCCAACACGTCTGACCCAGTCGAAGCCCTCATCAAAGAGGCGCAAAGACTCGCTGAAGACGAGAAGACCGCCGAGGTCATTCACATGCGCCAGATGGGAGCTGCTTTCGCCGACGCGGCTGCTGAGACTTGGGCTCGCCAGACGTCCAAGATCGCATCGGTGCAGCCGGAAGTCCCCTCGCAGGAGAAGCTCGCGGCAGAAGAGCAATCCATGCTTCAGCAAGCAGCCGAGAAAGGCTACAACGACACTATGACAAAAGTCGCGATGGAAGCCGGTTACGCCCAGGCTATGGAGAAGGTCGCTGCCGAGCAATACAACGCCGGGCAGAATGCTGCGCTGGAAGACGTGCGTGAGAAAGCTGCCCAAGAGTTCTACAAGGGTGCGCAGGAAGTCGATGTCATTCTGTCCCAGATGAGCCGTTAACGTTGAAGGAGGTGTGACAATGTTCTTCAACTCTAACGTCAGGACTGAATACGCAATGCTGTTCAAGCAAGCGGCTGATTCCTTGAGTAGCGCTTACGGCGTAAAGAAGGAAGAAGGCCCTTGTTGCAGCGAAGAATCGATGAAGAAGGACAAAAAAGATGCGACAGAGTCTTCCAAACGTTGACGTTCTTGTCGAGAACATCCAGAGACAGGTTGTCGCTGATCTAGCACAATCGGTCACTGAGAAAGTTGCGGCGGAAGAACGCACGATGACCGAGGTCGGAAAGCTCCTTCGCAAACTTGCTGCGGATATTCGCAATGAGGATTCATCCCGGGTAACTCTCAACGACGTGCTTGATTTCACAAGCCGGTTTGGGAGGTGAGTCGTGCAAGATCCAACAAAGTTTGCTGATGAGCTCCGAAAAGTTGCAGCGAGTATCCGCAACCAGGACGAAGCCACCCAAAAAGCGAAGACAGAAAAAATCGCAAAAATTTTAGTGGCAGCACGCGGACTAGCTGAACTGAAGCGTATACTTTCCAGTGAGACGACTGGAAGGTAAAGGAAAGCACATGGATAAGAACCTCATCGCAGATGTTCTCGAGAAAGCCGCGTCGTACTTCGACGAGGTCAGCCGCGAGCGAGAGAACACCGTCAAGGAGGCTCGTGAGAAAGAGGCTTCTCGTCTCAACGAGAAATTGTCGTCTTTCTTAGGTGAGAACATTGACGCTTCTGTTCTTCAAAAGCTTGCTTCGGCTGGTCCTGAAGTCGCCAGCTTGCTCGAGAAAATTGCGGGCTCTGCTTTGTCCGACAGCCTCGGCGGTCCGGACAACACAGCTCGTGTTAAGACCGCAAGCAACAGCAGTGGAAGCCCCGCTGCCGAGAGCTTTACCAACTGGCTAATGTCCTGACCCATAGCGGCAGGTAGCTTGAAAGGAAAAACAAGATGACTCTTCTCTCCTCGAAGTTTGACATCGTTACGTGCGACCCGCACCCGGCTGCGCTGGCTTCGCTGGGCTTGACCCTCGAGGTCTATGGTGCCCTGGGTCCCGATTCCGAAGGTACGCCGCGTGCTGGTTCCATTTACGCAGGCATGGTCTGCATTATGGACGCCGCTCACAGCGGAAAGGCCATCGTCGCGGATAACGATGACTCCCTTACGAACGCTCCTTGCCTGATGTTCATCGCTGTGGACGGCAATGCTGACTACGACGGTAGCTTCACTGGCCGGTGCACGTTCATTCAGGGTGGCGTTCGCGTCAAAGCTCCGTACTACGTCTCTACGTCGTACACCATCGGTGACATCCTGACGTGTGACAACACCACGGGTGGCTCCTTCCGCGCTGCGACTACCGGTGAGTCCTGCTACGGAGTCGTCGGCCCCAACGGGCTCGATAGCACCAACGCTGTGCTGGATGTCATCATCCCGCAGGGCATTTCGATGGGCCACCCGTAATAGCGGGTAACTAAAACTTTTCAAAAGGAAAAAGGAAATACAATGAGCACCAGTTACCCGGTTGAGAACCCGCACATCACGGCGCAGTTCCTCAACAGCAATTTCATCCGCAAAATCGAAAGCGGCCAGGTCAAGGAAGCTCAGGCCGAGGGCGGTGCTTTCATTCGTGAGAAGCTCCGTCAAGAAGCAGCCGTCCGTGAGATCATTGTTCCCCAGGGCATCACTGAGGACCAAATCGACCGCACGCTCGACAGCGACCAGCCGATCAAGATCATCGACAAGGAGCCCGATTCGGTTGCTACCTTCGTCAACTTCCAGGGCACCGGACAGCGCACCTGGTTCCGTGGCAAGCGCTACGCCGTGAAGTTCGGCAAGATCGAGAGCCAGCGGTTCACAAAGTCGAAGTTCGAGCTCATGACCTACACGAGCGACATCCGGCAGATCCTGTCGGACAACTCCGTGAAGGACATGGCTGACGAAGAGGACCGCAAGTTCTACGAGACCATCCTCGCCATCACCACGGCGAACCCCTCGGTCCAGCAGACGAACGGCGCGTTCCAGAGCGGCACCTTCAAGCTGGCCATGCGTGCCATGCTCGAGCGTCGTCGCCCTGTCGGCAAGATGCTCATGGCGAAGGCCCGGTACCTCGACGCGTTGGATCTCCCGGCGACCTCCGTAGGTCACGACATCGCGAAGCGGCACTTCGACGAGGGCATCGAGTCCTCCCAGAAGCTGTGGGGCATCCCCACGGTGACCACGGTCAAGCCCCAGGTCTACTCGATCAATCACGCGTTCATCTTCGCACCGCAGGCTCCGAACAACTTCCTCGGAAACTTCTACCTCCTGCAAGATGCGACTCTGTACATCGAGCAGAAGGCAGACACGATCATGTTCTGGACGTACGAGGCGCTCGGAATCGGCGTGGGTAACTCTCTATCCATGCAACAGATCATCTTCCCGTGATGACAGCGTTCCTGTGACCCCAGCTAGGTAGTTTGCGTCTTTGCTCCCCCTAGCTGGCTGGGGTCACACCCTATCTAAGGAGGCTGCTATGTCGAAACTCGTCAAGGTCAAAAACATCACAAAAGGAAAACTTGTGTTCCTCGCTGTGCGTGGACCTGGTGACCTTCCGTTGACTCTTGAAGCCGGTGAAGAGAAAGACATCTTCCCGTCTATGGCATCCCAGCCTTCTTTGCAGGCGGTTAAGGGAACAAAAGTGCTGTTTATCAGCGACGAAGTCCCCGAAGCCGTGAAACCAAAAGAGGTTGTGGCACCTGCTCCCGTAGTCGTAGTCGAACCCATCGCTCCCCCGGTTGATGACGTGACCTTAACCGATGAGCCTGACATGCCTACCACGGTCGCAGACGCCTCTTCTTCTCCAGAAGTAGTGGAGCCCACGCCCACCACAGACTCACACAAAAAGTTTTCACGGAACCGCCGCTAGACCCCAGCACCCCCGCAACCAAAACTATCAAGTAGCGCAGGACTACCCTATCATTTTGGTGGTACATTTATACCACGGATGACTGGAAGGACTGCATAATGGGCGTAATGGTAAATCACAATTACCCGGACGATGACGACCTCCGGGTTCTTGCTGCCAATGGCGATCCCATTGAAGGCGTAGTGGTCACTATTTTTGAGTTGGTGCCCTACAACGCGGGCATCGTGGACACTTGGGTCGGTGTGACCTCGACGGATACTGAAGGAAGGTGGACCACACCTATTCTCGTGGACGAGGATCAGACATATATTGTTCACTTTGAAAAACCAACAATGTACGGTCCTACCGTTTTAGAAATTACCACGTAAAGATCGAGGTAAAATGGCTGACGGTTCTCCCAAGCAGTTACCTTCGTTTGACCCTGTACCACCGTATGGGGTTTCTACAAAAGGGAAACGACGCGTTCCGTTTCTAGAATCGGATGCTATTCCTGTGCATAAAGACGCAAAAGACTCATGGCTTAAAGAAGACCTCAAACGCTTAGACGATAAAAAAGTCGGCGTTGATCTGTTTGAGCAAAAAGAAGAGTCAAACACACAACGCTTCGAAATCATCGAAAAGAAGGTTGAGAGCCTTAAAGGCTGCAGCCGTCGCGAGGAGTTCGAAGACATGAAACAAGCTATCGCCGAATGGCGCAACTTCTTTCGGAACACCATTGCCGTTGGGGCTATTGGGGGTCTGGGGTTAGTCGCGGGTTGGCTCTGGCAATACTATGCGCTGACCTCTTCCGTCCATGATGCCTCTGAGTCCATTGTGGCTCTGAAGACTGAAGTCAGGGATATCTCGAAAGAGATACAGACTAACAAAGAGACCTCAATCGAGACGCAGGTAACCCAAAAGGCCAATCTCGAAGTACGCTTTAACGAGATGGAGTATCGATTGATGCTTGCGATGTCTCGGATGTCCCAAGGTCAAAAGTTAAGACAGCCATCGCCCGATGCATACCTACAGTCACGTAAGGACCAGCTCAAAAATGACATGAGCGTTAGTCCGGACGTAAACCAAGACAATATTCTAAGACAAGAAGTGAAAGATATTGCTGCGTCGGTTCCTATTGGGACTGAGCCAAGTAATGCAACTAGGAGGAACTGATGAGCGTTTTGTTCACGACCGGTCCTATCCCGATTACCGTCCGTCAACTTTCGGTGGGAGCCATGACTGGTGTTGCTCCGACCAAGACGGTGACCGCTGTCCCGACTCTCTGTTACCCAACAGTCCCAGTATACCCCGGGGGTCTCTGGGGATACGCGTTAGCTGCTACCCCCACAACCGAAGAGACGCTCACGGATGGCGGACTTTTCAAACTGTCGGACACAGACCCTGTTCTTGTTCTTGAGGCCCATGCTCAGTTAGGTGGAGCTCAAACGTACACAATAGTTCTGCATAACGACAGTGACAGCTCCGGGACGTACGACGTAAATCTGTTGACCACTGAGGGTGGTAACAAAACACGAAAGTGTTTCAGTACTCCCTTCATCGTGATGCCTTATCAGAGTTTGAAGGTCACCACCACGGCGGCAGGTGCAATCACGCTAATGGTTGTCCGAGCCCAGGCCACACACATTCTCTGAGGTACCATGACCGTAACGCTACAGCAGAATCAGTTGCCGTTAACGACCGAAGATATACGGTGGTTCCTGCGTGACACACCAGAGCACAACATCATTCTGCCAAGCGGTATCGAGTTCACAGACGCGGACATTAACAGAGCTATCCGTTTTGCTACATCAAAGTACAACGCGATGACTCCCGTTACCTGGGAACCTGCAACAGCTTTGAATGAGTACATGCTGCTCTGCGGTGTGTGCGCCATTCTGTTACGGTCAGAAGGTATTCGGCAGAACCGGAACGAGTTACGCTCTCAAGACGGAAATATTGCGCCTGTTAACCTCGATGAGAAACAAGCGCAATACTCTGCGTGGGCTGACAGACTCCAACAAGAGTTTGAAATTCATGCGCGGAATATCAAGACTCAGGTCAACATGGAATCCGTTTACGGGCGTATATCCTCGGGCTACCGCTATATTGGCAGGTACACGATATGACGGACAACACCGTCCCTCTGTCAATGAGACAGGGGGTTCAAAAACCCCCTATCAAGACGTCGAGTGTCCTCGAGATCGAGGTCACACGCGTATACCCGATATGGCCGAGGCGGGTGTTCGTTCAGTGGGTACTTCGTAACGTTCCTCAGGGGGAACCCGATTACTGGTTCAACATTTACAAGTCTTCAGGTCCTTCTGGTCCTTGGACACTGTTGGCTTCTGACTTGGACAACGTCTACCACTACGTAGATGAGAGTTTTGGTGCATCAGTCGACAACACGCAGCAGAGTCTCTACTCGCTCAAGGTATCTCTCAACTACAAGATAGAAGTGTTGCTCCCGCCAGACCCTCCTGATCCACCAGAAGACCCTCCAGGTAATCCAACGCTTATAACGAGCGTAATAAAGAACCTTGAGCCCTGGATGGATCAACGACGTGCAGGCATCGCTAGAAAGCTTGTGCGGGATGCTCTGATAGCGCTCAAGGCTGTGGGTTTAGAGTGTGCCATCTTGAAGAAGAAGAGCTGGGGAGCTCGATGTCCTTTGTGCGTGTCTATCGCCAACAAGAGTACACGTACGTCGTGTCCGTCATGTTACGGAACTACCATCGTAGGCGGTTACGAGACTCCCCACTACGGATACGCGATTCTAACTTCGAACGCAGTGAACACCGCGACGAAGATACAAGGTCTAGTAGAGACCAAAGAACGCCAGGTCATCATGGCGAATATACCACTCATGGATGCAGACGATGTCGTAGTGTTTCTCAGGAGTGGTAAACGGTTCATCGTCACGAGAGTTCTTCCGACTACCATTCAAGATACAGACGTACACCAAGAGTTGTCCGTCAGTGAACTGAGTCCGAGTGCTGTTGAGTACGAGATAAACGTCGATCCGTGGCATGAGCCATGTTGGTGGGTTACTCCGTAATGTCACTCATAGTAACAAACAAGAACTATGCAGACGGTGCGCTTCCACGAGCAGAAGAAGAGTCGCGTCGTGTAGCCCCAGGTACGCCTCTGGCTATCGTGGGCTTGTTCATGCTCGCGATACGCCAACGCTTTGGTGCTAGCGCGTTGGCCCAAAGTGTTCTAGGAGGCGGAAGCATAGACGTCCCTGAAGATGGGACTTACGAGGAGAACCCCGAGGTCGATACGGAACAGGTACCTTGGGTTTGGGACAACAGTGTGCGTCCTGAGGCAGAATGCCCCCACCCAGAGAATCCAGACCTCGTCAGAACAAAGATTTTGATCGATTCAGCATACAATATCCACAGGGGCACGCACAACTATAAGCCTGCCATCTACGTGGACCACGGGAATACCATCGCTCAAAAAGTTGCGTTGGACAACCGCGTGGGCAACAACCTCCCCAGTGGGATCGTTGGGTACTACTGCTTTGCCAACACAGAGATGATGATCGAGTGCGATGCCGAGACACCGGGAGAATCGTCCCTGATTGGTGAGACTGTTTGGTTTTTCTTGTTGGCTACACGTGACATCTTTCGAAAAGACTTTGGGCTGCATGACATCTCAGAGCCTGTTTTAGGGAAGACGTACAACGACCTGGAAGACAAAACCGTTTGGAAGACACCTATTTCTTTTGGTGTCACCTCCGAACTTCGTTGGGCTGTTCGACCGATAGGCCCTCTGATAAACGACATCGCTTTGACGATACGGAAGCAGGGTATTACTCCGGATATCCTGTATCAACAGGTAGCTTTGCAAACTTCAATCAGAGAGTAAAAACCCTATACTTCCTCTGAATCGTTGTGCACTCTGTAAAGGAGCTAAAAGATGGCCCTCACAAGACCAAATGCGATTGTCTTCCAAGAGTACGCGGAATTTTCGGTTACTCCGACCATCCCTGACCTGAATGTTCTCGTCGTTGGTCCGTGTTACCAAATCCTTGATTACCTTGATGACAAGACGGACTGTTACGCCGATACCTACGGGAGTGACGCTGATTCTAACAACCCAATCGTTACCACCACTGCCGTCGACATTCTGACACCCCCAGAGCTCGCAGCGGGTGCCATTTTGAAAGACGACAGCGTCAAAATCTTCTTCGACAACTACCGCGTTGCGATGAAGGAAATCACCGACGAGGTCGCTCAAGCAGATGGCTTGGCTACGTTCTGGGCCAATGACAACTTGTTCCGTGGTACCGACGTGACTTCCATTACCTACAACATGAATAGGTTGGGAGTCCAAGCGGGGGACAAGGTCATCGCGAACCAAGGAAACCCCACGTCTACTTCGGACATCGTCGGTACCGTGAAAGAACTCGTGTACGTTCTTCGGTCAACTGATTCTGCTCCCAACCATGATTCGGTTGGAACGGACACCGGGGACACCATTACGATCACGAGTGACGCTGCGTCAGTTCCTCGTAACGGCACCTACATCGTGAAGAAGAAGTACGTGGAGAACGGTTCTTCCGTTGCTCTTGCCATCGAGCTCGAGCCTACGGGAGCTTCGAACCTCGTCGGTACTTCGGCAAACGCTCACATGGTTATCACTGCTCCTGACGGGACAGTGCGCTACGATTCAACCACGGGCAGCGCCATCGGTCTTCGTGACGAGTGTCACTTGCGAACCACTGTGGATTTCGCGGTTGCGAACAGCGCGACAGCCGCTTATCGCCTCTGGCGCATAGAGCGTCAGTTGGACGACCTGGAGCTAGACGCGGGTGATTACTCAGTCGACTCCGAGACCAAAATTGTCACGGTAGACGGTAACCTCTCTGACAGCGTTATGGTCCAAGGTGTTGCCACGACAGTAAGAATTACTGCCGCCAACATCTACATGGAGTACATGGCTCTGCGCCAAGACCTCCAGAACATCACGGATATCGAGAACACTGTCGACCTCACCACGTATCTCGGAAAGTACGACGCACGTAACCCGTTGCACGTCGGAGCGTCTGTTGCGAAACAGAACACAACGACCAAGGTTCGAGTTTACGGCGTAGCGTCGGATGACATCGCGGGCTACGGTGACTTCTTGGATCGCATTAGCGCCGAGAGAGACGTGTACGCTATCGTCCCTCTGACGTACGACACCTCGATCATCGGTGCTATCAAGCTGATGGCTGAGAACTACGCAGACCCCACGTACTGCTTGGACAACGGCGTCAAGCAGAAGTTCAGGGCTGTCATTGGTGCCCTCGAGCTCGCGACCCAAAAAGAGGTCGTGGCTGCTATCGGTGGCGGAACCGTTTCGCAACAGGTAGGCAGTGCTCCCTCGGGAACGAAAACGTTCACGGTCACTGCTGATGCTGGTCAGCATTACGACCTCTCGGCTGACGGTGTGCTGCCTGGCGACAACATTGTAGTCATCCATGCCGGTGGAACCGCTACGTATGTGGTCGCGCACGTCAACAGCGCGACTGCCTGTGAGATCGAGACGAGCGTCACGAGTACTTTGACCCTCAACGCTTCCAGTAAGCTCAACATCTACGTTGGGGCTACTGCTGTGAAGAGGATGACGGTGGAGTTGTCCAACGTCGGAACAGGTACCACGTTCTCGATTGCGAACGCGGCCCTCGACGCTCTGTACAATGTCATCACTGTTCCGACAGCCAGCTTCGCGAACGTTGTTCCGGGTGACATCATCCAGATCCCAACTGACCCTGAGGTGAATACGTGGACCACGTATGACTCTTGGGTTGTCTCCCTGGTTGAGAGCACCACGCGTCTGCGTGTGGTCAACGAGGGCAGCAACACTTCCACGGTGTCGAACGAGCTTCCGCATCTCGTCAAGCGGACAGCCGCTACGGATCGAGTTGTCACCGCAGGTCAGGTGTTCATCCGGGTTCTCCGGAACATGGTCAAGTCCGAGCAAGTCACCAACATGCTGTCGATTGCTCAGGGGTTCGCGTCGAAGCGAACGCTCTTGTGCTACCCACACTCCTGCGACGTCACGGGTCTGGTTGACGGCAGTCTGACGCGGACGTCTCCCACAGTCAAAGCGACGGCAGGACACCAGCCGGGTTACTACCTGTCATGCATCGTCGGTGGCCAGACGGCAGGTCAGCCCTCACAGCAAGGCTTCACGAACCTCTCGGGTATCGGTATCTCGCGTGTCTACTACGCGAGTGACTACTTCACCGAGGAGCAGCTCACTGACCTGTCCAACGGTGGTGTTTACGTGTTCGTGCAAGACACCACTTCCTCGCAGCCGTACACTATCCATGAGGTCACTACTGATGTGACTTCTTTGGAGACGGGTGAGTACATGGCTGTCAAGAATCTCGACTTCATCTCGCTGACGTTCCTCGGAACGATTCGAGACTTCTTGGGCAAGTGGAACATCAATACGGACACCATCCAGTACATTCATCAGGCGTGTACTGCTACGATCACAAACCTGAAGTCTCGATACGTCGCTAAGATCGGTGCTCCTCTCATCAGCGCAACGATTGACTCTGTTGCGGAGAGCGACATCAGCGAAGACCGTGTCGAAGCTTACATCAGCGTGAGACAGCCTATGACACTCAATGTCATCGGGCTTCACTTGGTGGCATAATGCACTCGGCATTATCTAAGCAAGCCTTTGACCAGGGTTACGAGGATACCCTCGTAGCCCTCGGTCTCATTACCTCGAAACAAGCATCTCTTCAGAAGGAAGCCCTTCCGTTCATTGGCGCAATAGCCAAAGGCGGGATGGGTCTCCTCCAAAAAGGAGTAGGCGCTGTCCGGGGTATGTTCGGTAATAAGGGCGTTCAACAAGCTGGTCAGCAGGCTGCAGAGCAGGTTACCAAAAAACCAGGCATGTTGGGGAAAGCGTACAAAGCTTTCACCTCTCCCTGGACGCAAACTGCTATGATCGGCGCTAGTGCCATTCCGACGAATTAGAGGAGTCACACGTCATGACACTCGGAGTAACTAAGGGAATTTCAAGCTGGAAGACGCAGAAGAATAACGTCGAGCGTCTCATGGACAACTCGGCGTATACGGCTGCTCACCCAGACGACACTCTGGTACTGGCTGGTCCACCGCGTTTCTCGAGTGTAGCTATCCAGTCTACCTCGGGATGGAACAGCGTGCTGGCCATCGGTATGCTCCAGACGTTCCAAATTTCCAGTCAGAAACCGACACAGCCCATGCAGGCTATCGGTTCTGGCCGCTCGTTCTTCGTCTCTGGAAAGAGCATGACGACGTGGCGGATTGGCCGACTCTTGGCCAACGGAAGGAACCTTCTGCGCATCCTCTACCACAACGCCGTCTCTGGCGGCGTCCCCGTGGAGCAGTTCGACGATCCGACTGTTCCCGAGGGTGGTAGCTCCAACACCCTGTTCTTCTGCAACTTGGATTCGGAGCTCTTCTACGTTCCGTTTGGTCTGGGTGTCATCTTCAAAGACAAGACCCACGCCACTATCGGTTCGTTCTACGTTGAGCTCTCGATGATCAGCACCTACACCCTCGGGTTCACCTCGGGACAGAATATGGTCCTTGAGGATGTCGGTGGTATGTGTGACCGGCTCATGCCGTTCTACACCACTGCTCTGACCTCGGGAACTGTCCCACGCGCCACGCTCGACGAAGTCATCGGCTTCACTGGCGCTGCTGGAAATCAGTCTCCAGAGGACGGAAGCTGGCAGACTGGTTACGGTGACGATTTCTAGTCTGATATGCTATGCTTAAGGCATGGCATACACCTCTAATACTCCGCAGCAAGAAGCTCTTCGTCGTGGCAACGCGTTCACGACAAATCCTTTTCCTGTAGGTCAAACGTTAGGGATCATTCTCAAGTATGATCCCAACACGAATACGTGTGACGTAAAAACTGAAGGACAAAAGACAGCAGGAAGAAAGAACGGAAGTTTCTACAAGAACGTCCCGTTCCAATCTGCAGCTACTGGTTTGTGCCAGGCCCCGGATACCTCGATCCCCGTGATCGTTGATTTCTCTTTGGGGTTTCCTCGTATCGTAGGGTCACAACCTAAAGGAGCCTCTCCAAGTAACGTCCCGACGACAGCACCCACGTTCTCGACAATATCATCAGGGAATGTCGCGGAAGGTTCTGGTTCTAACAGCACAACGTCGTATTACCCAAAAGGAATGGTTCCGGGTGACACAGCTCTCGTAAGTCCTGACGGAAACTACGTTGCGGCCTTACGCGGTAAAATATCAAAGCTGTACGGGTCTGAGAGAGCCCAAATCATGACGCTCGGATACCACGACCTAGTCAGGGTAGTATCCGAAAACTATGAGAATTTCAGCTCATTTGGTGAATTCCGCGTTACGAACAACAACGGTAGGAGCAACTGCTCGTTCCGTGGTGGACCTGACCAGGTGTCGCAAACCGGAGGAGCTCAAAAGAACTGGACCTTCCATGTAGACATCGGCGACGTCGGTAAGATGTTCGATATGCGTGTGACTACTAACGACAACAAGCTCATGTCGCAGGCTAAGTTCACGAGCGATGGGAGTGTGGAGTTTTATGGAGCTAGGAGTTTCAGCGCATTTACCGCTGGAAGCGCCGCACACTTCGTTGGTGGAGACCAGACATATCGTTATGAGGGTGGGGTATCTACGTTTATTGCGGGGTCTCATTATCTCGAATGTGAAGGAAGCACAGACCAAACGTACTCAGGGTCTCACGCTACCACTGTGGGTGTTGATTGTGTCGAAGTTGTTAACCGAGACAAAGTCTTGAACATCGGTGGAATGTTCAAACAAGTGCTAACGGGTGGGTCTCCAAAAGACGCATTGCCCACCAACCTCGCGTATGAGGCGCACATCGTAAACGGAAATGCGACGTTCATAGTTGGAGACCCTCGTGATGGTGCTGTGCCCTCGGCGCTGCCGGGGTTCAATGTGTTTGCTTACAACGGCACCATTGTGCTGGGAGAGAACTGTCGGGATCTAGCGTCTCCTCCAGCTATACAATGCGCCGTCGCTTTGAACACAACGCTTCCAAACTCGATTGGTTTGGGGTGTGTGCCTGCAGGCCCTTGGATTAGTGCTGATGCCTCAGGGAAGAATCCGTCAACCGACTTCGCTATGCTGTTTTTGAAGTGGCAAATCCTCATGACTCAGCTGATAACCCTGCTCGATTCGCACACGCACTCGACTGCTTGGGGTCCATCAGGTCCTGCTATGGCTCCTTCACCCGGCGGATTCAATTCCACCATCACTTCTTTGATCACACCGGTCAAAAGTGTACGTGTTGCTATTGGCGCATAACGCATGCATCATTCATAAGTAGTCTCGATATTTTGGTATAAGCACTTAATCAGGAGGTGATGAAAAAATGCCACTCGAGAGACATGGTGTATTGGCGGGGCGTCTCACAAAATTAGTAACGTCTAGGAAACTGGACGCAGAAGACAGCGAAGCTGCTATTCATGCGGCTAATGTCTTCAGACATGCAGAAGAGTACATGGAGGGTACTCGAAGCGTATCACTACCTCTCAACGTCTTGGTCCAGGCTGAGAAGGTCTACACGCGTCTCATAGGAGACAACGTGTAGATTTCCTGGCCCAACGAGTAGGAGCTGCCTAAGGAGCAGCTTCTATTTTGCCTTGACACAACCTATAATTCAAACAACGTGTTAGCACATCTCGGGACGTGGAGTTCCGATAACCAAGACGAGGTAGAAAAATGCTAAAGCTTTCCGTTACTACGCCCGTTGGCGGCGGTCCTGTTGTCATTCAAGACCAATTCCCGACCGAGGGTCCCCTCGTCTTGGAAGTGGCTACCAACGCTACCGCGACAATCAACCTGTCCTTCACTCAGTTGGGCCGGATCGCCTCTCAGATTCAGAGCCTCTTTGAGGCTGGCGCGATCACCTTCACCCTGACGGCTATCAGCGGAAACCAGACCTGGATTCAGGAGTCGGACCTCGCAGGTCTCCCTGACATCTACTCTGCGAGTGAGTCCATCACCATTGGTGGTGAGACTGGCTGTGTTCTCTACGGCTACAACCTCGTCGCTGGCCAGGTATGCGCGCATGCGGACCTATTCGTTACTGGCGCTGCTGCGAACACAGGCGTTGTGGTTCGGTCAATTCTCCCTGGCCAAGATGGCAATGACTACACCGTTTCGGCAGTCGACACTGGTGGTGGTGGTCTCGCGGCAGTTCTCACCGGCAGCGACCTCGTCGTGGACTTCGGTGGAGCCGCGCACACCGCAACTCTCGTTACCGCAGCTATCAACAACAGCGTTACGGCTGGCCCAGTGTTCATTGCTGCGGCTGGCGGTAACGGCGCTGGTAACGTCGCTCTCCAGGCTGAGACCGCTCTCGCGGGTGGAACTGGCTCTGGTCTAACCGTGTCTTGTTGCGGTCTGGCTTGCACGGTTACCGCGCTCGACATCTCCGCGAGCCCCACGGACAAGCTGACCATCACCACTCCGAACCTCGGTACCCTCGCAGCCGATAACGGCTACGCGAAGATCAAACTGCGCTCGGGTGAGAAGACGTCCAACATCACTGTCGTGACAACCAACGCGTAATTCTTCCGATCCTCTTCCATTCTTACGCCGTAAACCCTACACTTTAGCGTATCGATCAAGATCCTATAAGGAGGATACCGCATGTCTACGATGTACACCTTGGCAGTGACAGTCGCCAGCAACAAGGGCACTGTCATTTTGCAGGACAATTTTCCGACTGAAGGTCCATTTATCCTGACGGTTCTTCCAGGTACGACTGGAACCGTGGTTATCTCGGACAATCAGTTTGGCCGCATTCAAGCTGACC